GTCGATTGTAATCCAACCGACCTCTCCACCTCGATATACCTTCTTCCCACGTTTGATGTGGTCAAGAAGTTCGATGGTTGTCTTAAAGTGATACTCGGAAAAGTGCTTGAGTCTTTTTTCAGACTCGGATTGTGTCGGTTTCTTTTCTTTTTTGTGTTTTCTAATAGGTTTGCTGTTGTCCAGCTCACCAGACATCAGCTTTTCAAAATTTTTTTGGGACTTACCGTCCATCATTTCGAGAATATCCATAGTGTTAATTTCTTTTTTTCAAAGATACTATTTTTCTCCAAAAAAATCAAAATTTTACATAGATTGTGTAAATTTTATTTTGTCTGTTGTGGTATATGTCGGTACAAACTTTTGTTCCAACTTACCAAACAAACATTCAGAACAATTCCTCTCTGAACACGGAGCGTCTATCGCCATACAATAAAATAGTGATGAAGATTTTTTAAAACTTTCATCATCTTTCTCTTTTAAATCTCTCATGGCGAGAATTTCAGCGAGACTTTTTTTGTCAAAGAACATATACTCTTCGACTTTTTTTTCAAATTCTTTAAAATTCATATCTTATTAATTTTTAATTTAATATTTCTTTTAGGTCTTTGAAGTTATACACACCAATGGTTGTGGAATGTGTTCCATTTTGAAAAACATCGAAAAAAAACATGTCGTCAAGACAATCACTATCTTCTACATTGCCACCAGTGCCGATATAATGTAAAGTTAGAAGTTGTTTTTTCTCTTGTTTCTGGATATTCCCGTTGATGTTTATTGTATTGTAATTAACAACTTCATAATCATAACAATTATCGTCGTCTTTTCTTTTTTTGAAACCATTTTCCAAAAGGCCTTTTTTTATTTCTTCAAGTTCGTTCATATCTAAAATATAACAAAAAAAAATGGTTCATTTGTAATATCATAAAATAAAGTTCTTACAATTTATTATTTTTTTTTATGTTCATAAATAATAGTAAAAGAAATAATATAATTTTTATGGCTATCAAGAGAAATGATACTTATGAATATAGAAAGGTTGTAAAAAGACCGGACTTGAGAGTCAGTTTACTGGAGATAGGATTCTGTACGGAAAATGTTCTTTTCAATGAGTTGAAAAAAAAATTTAACGGGAGAATGTATCTCACAACAGATACTAATAAATTCTACTTTGACTATAACGGTAAACGTCATGAGATGAACATATCCGGTTCTGGTGAAAGTACACCGGATATGAGTGGGTATGCAAAAAAAAGTGATATTCCTACTAAGATAAGTCAACTTACGAATGATTCTGATTTTTTGACTATTGAATCTGTCGGTGATTTTTTGAGAAATAACGGGTACATAACCGAAGAAATGCTTGCCGATGAGATTGCTAATCTTGTTACTGATGATGAGTTAGAGGAACTTTCCAATAGATTGTCAAATCTTGCAAGTACCGTTTCAGATGTACAAGACAACATATTTGAACTTCAAGATAAGATTGAAGATTTGGAACAACTTAATAAGATTTCCACCGTTGTTTCCTCGGATGCAAACAACACCCCGAAGGGAACATCTTGGGGAGAGCCGGAGGTTGTCGGAACGCTTGAACCTTCAGATTTTACAACTGGAAGAATATATCTTGTTCCAAATCCGGTCGAAGGAGATGATGTGTTTGATGAATATTTGACGGTCAAGACTAATGAAGACGAATATATTTGGGAACGTATAGGTTCTACAAGTACAAACGTTAACGGATACGTAAAGACTTTAGTCCTTAATGGAAGAGAGTATTCAGTGGGTGACAACACCAATAAACTTATAATCGGAACGGACATTATAACAAGAATAGATGGTGAGACGAATTCTGACCTTAATGAGACCGGAATGGTTAATGTTAGGGCGACAACGACCAAGGATGTAGTTCTTGGAACAAATATCACCACACTTGTCTCATCTTTGAAAACGGTTGATTTGGATTCTGCCACAAGTAACAACAATGGTCTTGTAACCGCTTTGGATGTTAAGAATAAACTAAACTCACTCGGTTCAGACTTCACCGGAAGCAAATCTGTCAAAGACACAAAGGGGAATGTGACAATTTCTCTTAAAGAAGAAAGTGGAGTCGTGACACAACTTGGAGTCAATGTCTCCTATGCAGAAATAACAAAGACAGATGGCGACGGACTTACCAACGACACAACGATTGAGGTTAAAAGTGGTGATGGAAACAAACTTGTAATCGGCTCCGATATTTCGAAAATTGTTGAATTTATCAATACGAGAATAGGTGAGGAACTTGGAAAACTTGACAACATAGTTTCATCAAACGACTTTGGTTCCGACTCAGACGAAGAACCGGTCGAAGTGACCGTATATCAGAAAAACGGAGTTGTTGATGGGGTCGATGTAAATGTACTCGGTGCAGATGTATCTGTCAACAACGGAGAAATTTCAGTTTTGAATGAAAATGGAATTGTATTAGGAAAGGATATTGTTGAATTTAAGAAACTTATAGATATAAAAGATATTGATGTCACAAATTCAAATGGAGATTCCGATGCAATTAAATTGACAAAAACTATCAATAATGGAAAAACCGTATTTGACATAAATATGGTATGGAGTGAAAACGAGTAAAAAAAAACAAAAAAAAAATATATAAAATAAAACAAAATAAATTATGGCTACTAGTACAGCAATTAAATTTTACAGTAAGGCATATACTACCACCACAGGTGAGGGTAGTGCATTGAAAGTTTCACAAGACAATGCTGGTGCAATTGTATTCGACAAGACTACTCATTCGATTTATGTCGGAGGTCATCAATATGGTGGTTCTAATTTAGTAGACGCTACTTTTAGTAGTAATGTTCTAACAATCACCAAAAGAGACAACAGTCAAGTTCAACTTGATTTCTCAACACTTGCAACGGCTCAGTCAGTTGCAGAAGCTTTACGGATGGTGGATGAACAAATAACTTTGACATCTGGTGCTGGTGAGTATGTTCCAGTATCGGATAGAGGTTATGTTTCATCAACAACATTGACATCTGTAAATGAAACAGATGTTTTTGACACAGAAGGAAGTGACAAAGACAGTGTTGCCGATGCAGTTTTAAAGTTGGACAGAAAAGGTAAGGCAACAATGACAGAGGTTATCTCTGCAAAAAAGGAAATCGATGCAGTTGAAACTGGTGCCGGTCTTGGTGCAGACGGTACATACACAGCAAACACAAACACAAACTACATCAAGACTGCAACTTCATTGAAGGATGCAGACGAGAAGTTGGATGCAGCAATAAAGAATATCTCCAACACAGTTGATGGCTTGACAAGTGGTACAGTTTCAGATGTTAAGGTTAACAACACTTCTGTTAAGACAGACGGTATTGCAAACATCGCTGTTGAAGGTACATACAACTCAGAATCAAACAAGATTGCAACACAGTCAACAGTTTCAAATGCAATAAACACATTTGAGAGTGGTTTGACTGGTAGTGCAACCATCGCTTCAAAGAGTGGTGATGTTGTTACAATCAAGACTGGTGTCACAGAGACAGCCGGTAAGATTAGCAACGACAGTGGTACAGACATCGTTCTTGAAGAGGTCGCCACAACCGGTGCAGCAGCAGATGTTAGTATTGCAGACAGTGGTAACAAAATCACTGCAACCAATGTAGAAGGTGCTTTGGCAGAACTCGCCGATGCAATCAATAGCAACAAAGTTAGTGTCGCTTCTAACGATAAGATAATCTCGATGTCTAATACCAATGAACTTTCATCAACACTTACAATGGTTGTTGAAAAACAAGGTGAAGCGGGAAACCAGAAAGACTATATCGTTTTGAAGGGTATCGGTGACACCGAAATCACAAAAGTTGATGCTACTGCATTTGTAAAGGACGGTATGCTTTCTAATGCAACATTGGTCACTGTTGCAGAGCAAGATGTTACCGTAACGGCTCCTTATATCAAACTTTCATTCAATACAGATGCTGGTCAGCAGGATATCCGCTTCTCTGTTTCTTCTTTAGTTGATACCTACATAAGTGGTGATACAAATACATTGACTGTATCAAACTACACAATCACACCTGTGACAGCAGCAGTTTCAGCAAACGGTACTGCATTGACAACCGGTGGTCAGGTTTATACAGCCATTGCAGCAACAAAGGGTCAAGACATTCAGACAATCACTGGTGAGAATGCAACCACACAAGGTAATTATATTGATGTTAAAGTGACAGCAACAAAGGGTGCAAGTGATGACAACTACACACTTTCAACAACATCTAACGTAACAACACACGCTGTTGAAACAGCAGAAAGTGGTGCTGATGGTCTTGCAACTGCTTTGGATGTTAAGACTTATGTTGATACAAAAGTTGGTACAGCAATACAGAGTGTTGATGGTTCATCAACTGAAAATGGAAAGAGTGTTACACAGAGCAGTTATGCAGTTGTTAAGGTTACTGCAACAACCGATTCCGAAAACGAGGTTGAACTTGACAGTGCAATCGGTTTGACAATTCAAGGTGTTAGTAGTGCAGATTCTGAACATATGGGTCTCGCTGAAGCTTCAGATGTGAAGAGTTATGTTGATACAAAAGCAGCCGTAGTAAATGTAGGTGCAACAGTCCCAGTTAATTCTACTACTGCAACAACTCTTGCAACCGTTGGTGGAACCGCTATAACAGCACAAGCAAGTTTTAATTGGGAAGTATATGAATAGTATAAAATAATGTCAGTCAGGGAACACCTGACTGACTTATTTTAAGTTTTCATAAATAAGTTAAAATAAAGAAATTAATATATGGCTAACGTAAGATTTTATAAACTTAGTTCCTTACCAACATTTGTTGCAAGCACTCATACCGGTATATTCGTCCACTTGACCACAGATTACACGGATACGAATAATGAGATAACATATCCAGAAGGTCTTTGGTTTGGTGGTAGAAATGGTTGGGAATATTTAACAAATTCCACAACGGCCATTGACCAACTTGATGCAGAAACAATTGAAACATTAGTTGCAGAAGATATACCTGCCGATAGAGGAAGTGGTACAATCCTCACACTCAAAGGTGTTAAAGAAGATGATGGTATAATCGAACAAGGTGATGGTACAAGTAAAGTGACAATCGGTGCAGGAAAGTTGCAAATCGGTGTTGGAAATGCCGACGACCCATCTGACCTTTTTGGTGCAAATGACACTACTAACACAGTTTTGGTGTTGGATAGTACTCATTTTCATTATAACCCATCTGCTAAAAAACTCAATATTATTACTGAGTCACCTACAACCGATACTAATAAGATTGCAACAATGGCAGACATTGCTTCATTGACTGGGGCAATGCACTATAAAGGAGTTTTAAACTCTCCATTAGACTTTCCATTAACAACCGAACCAGGTGATGTCTATATTGTGACAACTGCTTTCACATACGATGATAGTGATAGCGACAGTGATAGTGATAGTGGTATCACTTTTGAAGTAGGTGATATGGTTGTTTACGGTAACAATGGTTCAATGAACATCGTTCAAAGTAATATGACCATCGGTGTCAATGATGGTCAATTTGCCGTCAATGATGGAGCACTCACTAGTGGTAATATCGTTGTTGCAACCGGAACAGGTATTGAAACATCAGATTACAGTCTATCTGGTGCTTCATCGAGAACACAAACGATTACTGATGCTACAACCGATGGTCAAACACCAATTGATGGTGTAAACCATTCTACGAGTATCGTTGACACACTCACAATCTTTGGTGAAGATAGAACAACTAGACTTGTAATAGGTTCTACCAACCCAAGCATTGAGGTGAAAGAGGGACTTGCACCAGACGTTGAGGTGTCTCTTGATTTGGTATGGAATACGACAATTCCTTCAGTACAAAATGAATCTGGTGACTAATAATATCAATAAGAGAAAAAAAAGAGTTCGGATTTTTCCGAACTCTTTTTTTATAATTTAGTTTTCAATATATTCGATATAGTCTTTCCATCGGCTCTACCGGTGAGTCTCTTATTCAATTCATTCATAACCGGTCCCATCTGATTGAGACTAGTTTCCGACATTTTATTCTCATATATTTTTAAATTAAAAAAATAATCAACCTATTCTTCGTCATCATCTAAGTTTTTTGAAAATTCATAATCCATGAAATCGAATATGTTTTCTATATTCGGAAATGTCTTCTTTAACGATTGCAAAAAATAGAATGCAGTATATTCGTCTTCCAATTGTTCTTCATTATGGGCGATTCTTATTGAATCGGCGATAACGACAGCCTCTTCTTCCGTGATATCTATATATGCCATAAATCATTGTTTGTTTCTTTTTAAGATACAAAACAATCTCGTTTTATTAGGGAACATAGATTTTACAATTTCGAAATTTATCAACTCCCAACATTCGTCACCAAGTTTGTTCAATGACTCATCCATCAAATCTACGTTTTCGAAATCTACGAGTATTGTTTTATACTCATATTTATGTTCTGTCATTGGAATAGTTTGAACATTTATTTGTGCTTCAGTTGAAGTGGTGTTCTTTTTTCTCACCGATTGTTTCTTTTGGGGTTTCGGAGTTTCTTCCAAGGATATGTTGGGAATCGATTCTTGTTTTTCATTAAATATATGCCATTTCGGTTTCAGTTCATCCTCTATCTCCTTTTGTAATTCTTCATCCATTTCTGATTGTTCGGGAAGTTGCTCTGTAGTTTCTTGTTTTGGTTGTTCTATTTGCTCATTAACTTGAACTTGTGTTTTTCTCTTGAATGGTGTCACTGGTTTCAGTTTGAATACTGAATCACAAGGGATACTCACGGTTTCATTAGTGTCCAAAAATCTCACACTATATTGTTTAGGTTCGGTGTTTGTGACTTCTGTGTCGTCGAACTCAAACTGTCTTTGTTCCGGGTCATTTCTATTAATTCCTATCCAATTCATAATTAAAAAATATTGTTATAATATAATAAAAATAACAAAAAATCTATAATTTATAGAATATTAAATTTAATTCTTTTCATAAATATATAAGAATGTATTTTAAATATATGATTATATGATAAATATACCTAATAACGAGATTTGGTACACAACAAATGACGGAAATATTTTATCACCGGCGGCATCGAGTATCACAGGTGTCACACTAATAAGCAATATGTACAACAATAACCTTGGTGTATCAACATTCAGTGGTAATGTAACCGATATCGGGATGAGTGCATATGCTGTTGGAACACATACATTGACATCAATAATTCTTCCAAGTACTGTGACAAGTATAGGGATTGCCGCTTTCGGGGGACAGGTAAATCTTACTTCTATGACTATATTGTCGACTACACCTCCTGTCACCAATGGTTCGTTTCCGAATACCCCAAATGATTTTATAATCTATGTTCCAGAATCTGCCCTCGACACATATAGAAACTCTTCTTATTGGAATGACAGGTATGACTATATATTCCCGATTGCTGAAGACAGACAAGTGAAATTCTACTCACTCAATGCCATTCCAAGTACGTACCACAACGGTTCGTTCCTCAATCTCACAATTGGGACAGCGAACAATCCGGCTGGTTTGTATTTTTGTTATAATAACTCATGGAGATATCTTGTCAATACTGATTCCGAGATAAGGAGTGCCGCCACTTGGAACAACACGATTTATTTCTATTCAACGTACCCTGCACCGGTTCTTGATTCAGAACCACCCTCCGGAACGTATGTGTTTTCTGTGGAGATTCCATCATTGGGTGTTGGAGATGGATTGTCGCTTTCTGATGGAAATGTGGAATTGTCGCTTTCTCAGACGACAGTCAACGGAAATACAACAACCCCACACACCGGAAGCACAAACCTTCTTAAAATAGACTCAAACGACAATCTGTCAATCAGTGACACTTGGGACTGTGGTGAATATGACGACCAAGTTTATAGACACGTGATTCAGTTGAAGACAAGTAATGTGGAATATGCCCATGTCTTGAAATCGGATATTCCCGATGGTTCAACGATTGTAAGTGTGTCGAGTGTTCCAACTAATCCAACCACAAGTTCTCCGACATATATTCAGTTGAACAGCGGTAACAGATGGTATTATCAGTTGTCTGGTAAGACTCCATCCTTGTCGAGCATACAATATGGTGAGATTGCCGTATCTTATGCAGACGGTCACGAAAGACTTTTCATAAAGAACTCTAACGATGAGATTATCGAGTTTGAACCATCTGTCCGTCGTCGTAATGTGGTGAACAACGTCACTTTTATGAATCCAGATTTAACTGAAAGTAATTCAGAATGTAAATGGAAAATTCCTTATGCAGACATAACTTCAGCCGGTATAACAATTATGGGGGCAGTGTGTTTTCTTAGGGAGGTCGATACCGGAAAACAGTTGATACCAGATGTTGTTTTTGATGATACAAACTCTGTGGTGGAAATAACAATTTATTCAACCACAAATATACGCCGAAACACTTATACTGCAATAATAATCGGTTCAAACTACAATAACTTAATATAAAATTCGAAAATAGAAAGATGAGTATAAGAATAACACAACCATTTGCATTCGACTCACAGAAACCTAATTTCGATAGAGATAATATAAATTCAAGTGAGTTCGAGAGTCAATCACCACTTAAATTGACGAGTGACGAAGAAGAAGATTTATCCAACAGATATGACATAGGTCATATTGTATGGGATATAAATACAAGGTATCATTATCGTGTAGAATTTACAAACAATCATATATCTCTCGTTCCATTGGAACCTTTGATAAAAACTACACAAGAATGGTATAATCTTGGTAACAATTATATACCGAAATTCGGTGAAGTAATAATATTTTCCGATTATAGACAAGTAAATGGTGAAAATATTCCTTCATTTAAGATTGGAAATGGAGTTAACAATCCATTTGAACTTCCTTTTGCAGAAACAGATTTCGCCACTACTTCAAATTATGCCGAAACATCGGGTGTGGCCAATAAAGTTGCACATCAACTACACATCGGACCACACGACTATGATGGTTCGGTAGAAGTAACTGTTGGATTGTATGACGGAAGTTATTCACAATTATAATAAACAAAAACATAAATAATATATAAATATTTAATTATATATGGCAACTGAAAATGAAAATTTTATAATTTCGACACAAATTGATACATTTAATATTGATGAAGCCGGTACTTTTAGCGGTTCAAAGAAAATTACTTTGAACACAAAAGATACTTATGTTCCAAAAAATATTGAAGTAAATGTTGGTGCAAACGTTAATGTTACAGCAGCATCACTTGCAAATACAGAGACAAGCGGTCAGACTTATACTGAAAATACGGCCGATGCAACAATAATTCCAGCGGGTGGTGCATTGTATATTAATAAGGGTTGGATAAACAACACGAAAATCACACTCGGTCATATGATTCCGGATGATACTGGTTATACCAACGCCGGTGTTGCACATATCCGTAATGGTTTTGAAGCTTATGACACAGAAGGTAATAAACTTATCGGTACAATGGCCAATACAACACTATCATCTTCCGGTGGTGCAATGTCTGGTACATTATCTGTTACCGGTGGTACAATTGATGTAACTCCAAAAATTACTGGTACAGGTGTTTCCGCTTCACAAGGTCAGACGTATGGTGTTACATCCACAAAACCAAGTGGTACAGATGGAACCAGTTATCTCACTTTTGACCCAGATGCAACTGGAGGAAATGTGTCAAATAGTGGTTCTATAACGGTTACACGTGCTAAAGTTGAAACATCCGGTATTCCTGGTTATTATGATGGGACAACTACAGAATTCAGTTCTGACACTAAATCATTTACAGGGAGTGCAACAACATCTACAAGTATTAAAGCTGGTTCAAATTATTATATGCCAATCGTAACAATTGCAGGTACAGGTGGTGGGGTTACAAAATCTTCCGGTTCCGGTTCTGTTACAGGTACAAAACCAAATGTTACTGTTGCATATAGTGGTAAGTTTACCGAATTAGGAACATCTGGTGTTGGTAAAAATTATGGTATTATTGAAGGAACACCCGAAACTGGTACAGATGGAACTAACTATTTGAGTATAGTAACAACCGCTACACCGGATGCAGCACAGACTTGGAGTGGTACAGCAACCATCGATTATACTAGGGCAGAAATTAAATCTAACGCCAACAAAGCCGGTGCTATAAAGGTGACAACTTCAACATCTTTATTGACATCAACAACCGGTTCTTTAACACACGAAATAAGTGGTAGTGTTCAAGCAACCGTAAGTGGTGCAAAGACATATTCCATTCCTATTGTGAGTGTGACACATTATGGTGGTGAAGTTACGGCAACTGCAAGTGGTTCAACCGGCACTCGAGCAACAGCAACGGTAACTAATAATATTTTGGGTAAAACTTCTACCGGTGATACAATAGATGTCGGTAATTATGGTTTTGAGGCCGGAACTTGGACTCTTTCAGAGATGTCTGGAGCAAACGCCGGAAATGGATATATTACCATTTATCCGAGTTACAGTGGTAATAGTCCGACTTGTGTTTGTAAGGCAAATGCACATGTAAATGCCGTAACTTATTCAAATAACGCCGGTGCAGTTGCAGCACATAGTGGAGAAACTGCATTGGAAGCAGATAATGCTACCAACTCAAAGACTGTTACTTTATCATCAACACAAGTTGGATATACTAGTGGTAAAAGGTCATGGAGAATACATGTTGTTGAGCCAAAGGGCACAGGTGGTATAGTTACTGTGGCTGCAACTGCATCCATAACTCCTGTTGGAGAGGAGGGTGGTTCAACTGCACCCGAAGTGAGTATCGATTATTCAGGATGGCTTAATGACCATGACGATACATATGGTATCGTCTATGAGGAACCAACTGGATTCCACGATGGAGACAACTATACCTTACTTAGTGTAAGTAACACAAATACCGATGGTTCAATTGTTGGTTCAATTTCTGGTCATTATGATAGAACGGCTGTTAAGGCAGATGATATTTATCAAGGTGCCGTCAATATGTCAACTTCCACAGAATTATTGGCCGCTGCAAGTAACCAACCAATTTCAGGTACTTTTACAACGGGTTCTATCGGAGCAAATGTCACTGGTCAAAAAGACATTTATATACCAGTTGCACAATATTCAATAACAGGTGGTGATTTAACTCAGGATAGTTTTACGGTAAGTACCGCTACTGGTAATAAAGATATGACACCAGATATGTCTTTCTCTAAAGGTACTGGTAATGGTAGTGGTTCTTCAATTACATCTAGTACTTATGGTATTGGAACAACAAAACCTAGTGGTGACTGGGTTTCAATTGACCCAAATGTTAGTGATGGAAGTAACACAAGTGGTACACACAGCATAACCTTTTCTGGAAGTGCAAGCGTAACCCGTGCAGCGGTTACGGCTTCTATGACAAGAGGAATAACAACAGATGCAAGTTGGATGTTGAATTCAAAAACTTCAAACCTTAGTGGTAGTGGTACATGGTCTTATACACTTAAAAGTGGTACAACAAAATATATTACCGTTTCAACAGCAACACCATCAGTCGTCGAACATACCGTAGTCGACCCAACCGCTACCGGTTCGGAAAACGCTTCATTTAAAATACAAGGAACACCTCAAACACTTCCAGCCGGAGTTAATATTCTTACATCCGAACCAGTAGATTTTGATACATATAGTGGAGGATATATTATCATCGAACCAAATGTGACAACAACTGCCGGAAGTAGTTCTGCAAAAAGTAAAGTATCGATTACCAAAGGTATCACATCGGCAAAAGATGTCGAATCAGCAATAGATGCACAAAATGTCTCCGTTACGGTGAATACCGCTTCAGATAAATGTTACATAAAGGTTTATAAAGTGGAACCAAATGGATACACGATTTCGTAAATTTGTTTGGTTGTCTTAAATAAAAAAAGTGACAGATACAAGTCTGTCACTTTTTTTGTTATTTTTATATATAATAACACATAAATAAATTAAATATTAAAATTTCAACAATATATGTCAAATATACCTATAGAAGTCAATACCGGTGAAACTAAAACAATCACATTTCACACAGCCGGTACTTTTAACACAGAGGATATAGTTTTTTCAATTTCAGCCGCCGGTGGTGATGCAAATACCACATTGAGTGGTGTCGCCTATTGTAGTACCGCTGCTGCAACCGCCGCTAAAACTGCTACAATGCCGGGTTTTGAACTAGTAACCGGACAGAGGATACTCCTTCAGACAACTAATACAAATAGTGCAACATCCAATGTCACACTCAGTGTGAATGGTACAACAGCCAAACCAATCAAAATTGGTACGGCAAATCCAACAGCAAGTAACTTTCTGGCTGGTTGGTGGATTGCCAATTACGATGGTACGAACTGGGTTCTGACAAGAATTTATTTAAGTGATGAGAATACTACACAGACATACGCTTCGGCATCTGGTTACACATATTGGAGACCACTTGTTATAGGATATAGTGCCGGTTCAGAAGGTTTTACACCATCTACTAAAACAGATAATACATACACGTTTAGTACTCTTACATGTCAACCAAGCAGTGGTACGATAAGAGCAGGACATTTCAAAGTCATTGATGGAACATCTTCTCAATTCTTGAAAGCCGACGGAAGTGTGGATAATAACACATATTCACTTTCATCACACGACCATAGTGGTGTCTATAAACCAATTCAAACCGCTGTTTCAGACCCAAGTGTCCCAGAGAGTGGTACAACTACGTCGACAACTTTCATTGACACAATAAGTCAAGATACAAACGGTGTGATTACTGCAACAAAGAAAACACTTCCGGCATATCTGTCGGCTGTCACTGCATTGTCAGCAACACCATCTGCTTCACTATCAGATAAAACTTTGACATTTAAACAATTTAGTCAAGCAACATCTGCACAAGTTTCTGCCGCTGACAGTAGTACTAAATTGCATTTCAACACTGCACCAACGGAGACTAACAAAATTGCAACAATGTCTGATGTAACTAGTGCTTTTCAGGTAAATGATGCAATGATATTCAAGGGAACTCTTGGAACAAACGGTACTGTTACAGCACTACCGGCCAAACACTATCAAGGATGGACTTATAAAGTTATCACTGCCGGTACTTGGGCTGGTGTAACTTGTGAAGTCGGAGATATGGTAATCTGTATCACCGACGGTACTTCTGCAAATAACGCCCATTGGACTGTTGTTCAGTCTAATATTGACGGTGCTGTCACTGGTCCTGCATCTTCTGCTTCTGGTAACGTGGTGACTTTCAACGGAACAACAGGAAAGTTGATACAAGACTCTGGATTTACAATCGGAAAGAGTGTTCCAAGTAATGCAGAATTTACTGATACGAAGGTTACTTCTTCCGCCAACCATTATACACCTGAGACCGTTTCTGGTCAGGACAAAAGTGCAAGTGCTTCCGGTGGTTCTGCTGCATGGAGTATAGATGTTGTTAAGGGTGTGACTTTGAACACTGATGGCAAGGGTCACGTTACCGGTATTTCTGTTACTTCGGGTAAGTTACCCTCTAACCCCAACACCGATACTAAGGTTTCACAAGGTAGTACAACCACTGCTAATTACAGAAAGGTACTTCTTGCACATAATAGTAATGCTTCTGCCGGTGCAGATGTTGTAACTGAAACTGATGTCGTATATGGTGCAAAATTAGTTGAAGTCCAACCAAGTACTGGTACATTAAGGGCAAATGCTTTTGTAAAGGTTGACGGTAGTGCATTACAATTCTTGAAGGCTGATGGTAGTGTTGACAGTAGTAAATATGCTTTGGAGAGTCATAATCACGATGGTGATTATCAACCAGTGGGTAACTATAAGACAACACAGACTGCCGTTTCAGACCCAAGTGTTCCAACGAGTGGTATAACTACATCAACATCATTTATCGATACTATTAGTCAAAATACAAATGGTGTCATAACAGTAACCAAGAAGAATCTTCCTACTGCAAGTACAACCGTTGCCGGTATAACAACCGTCGGTGCTTCGGGTGGTGCTGCCGCTTATAGTCACACACATAGTTATGCATCATCAAGTCATACTCACGGTAATATTACAAACGCCGGTGCTCTTCAATCTACTGGTGTTGATATTGCAAACAATGATTGTCTTGTTGTGACAGACGCTTCAAATAGTGCAAAAGTTGCAAAAACAACCACTGTGTTTGATGGTAGTACAACATCACAATTCTTAACAAAGAAAGGTACTTTTGAAAGTCTTCCTACTGCAAGTACAACCGTTGCCGGTATAACAACCGTCGGTGCTTCGGGTGGTGCAGCATCTTATGGACACGACCACAATGGAGTTTATCAACCAGTCGGTAACTATAAGACAACTCAGACTGCCGTAGCAAGTCCAACTGCTGGTACAACAACTGCAAGTGCATTCATTGACACAATTAGTCAAGACACCAACGGTGTGATTACTGCAACAAAGAGTCCTATACCACAAGATATGGTGTACATTGAAACTGCTGCCGGTACGAAAGCAAAGACTGCCACAGTTCCTTGGACATATACTTTGAACACCGGTAATGTATTTCCCGTTGTGTTGAAGACAAGTAGTACCGTTGCTGCTGCAACATTAAGTATTAATGGAACAGCCGCTAAACCGGTGTATATAGATGGTGCTGCCTCCACAGCATCTAACTGGACTGCTGGAACATATCTTTGTTATTACAATGGTACTAACTACTATATGTACACTGATAGAAGTCCGTTCCAAGATAAGAAAGTTACACCAGTTGCACTTTCTTCTACCGGAACAACGAATTATAATATACTTCTTGCATATTCAACAACTCCTACTACAAATGGTCAACCAAACTATGCAACAACAGCAAAGATAAACGGTAAGGGTGAAATAACGGCAACCAAGTTTAAGTTGTCTAGTGGTACTGGTTTCTTGAAGGCTGACGGAAGTGTGGATAGTAATACATATTCAACTTCAGACCATACACATAGTGGCTACAAAACAACCCAGACCGCTGTTTCAGACCCAAGTGTTCCAACGAGTGGTGCAACCACATCGACAACTTTCATTGATACTATAAGTCAAGATACAAACGGTGTTATAACTGCAACCAAGAAAAATCTTCCTACTGCATCAACATCGACAGCGGGTATTATCAAGATTGGTACTACTGAAACAACAGCCGCTGCCGGTAATCATACACATACGTTTGAAAGTCTTACTTCGAAACCGACAACACTTGCCGGTTATGGAATAACCGATGCAACCGACACCAAGGTAACACAGACCGTAACTGGTAGTTCAAATAGTTCGTGGAGACCACTTATCATAGGTGGTTCGTCTTCTGATGCAACCCCTTTTGCCCCATCAACAACTACAACTACAACTTATGCAACACATCTTGCAAAATTCAAACCATCTACAGGTGTTCTCGGCATTGTCGGTTTGAATAAGATGAAAACCAATGGAACGGTCGCTGATGGTTCAAATAACACATTATGGAATACTAACGGAGGAACTACAACCATTGCTACTGTTGCAACTTCAGGTTCGTACTCTGATTTGAGTAACAAACCTCCAATACCAACAATGATGAGTGAACTCACAAACGATGTTGGCTACACAGACAACATAGGTACGGTCACAAGTGTTAAAGTTGGAACAAATTCATATAATCCTTCGAATGGAGTGGTTTCACTTCCCGAATATCCTACAGATACAGAAGTGACACAGACATACGCTTCAGAATCGGGTTACACAAATTGGAGACCACTTATCATAGGATATAGCAGTAAATCCACTGAAGGTACTGCACCATCTACTATCACAAGTACTACATACACGTTTAGTACTCTTACATGTCAACCAAGCAGTGGTACGATAAGAGCAGGTAGTTTTAAAGTCATTAATGGAACATCGTCTCAATTCCTGAAAGCCGATGGAACTTTGGATAGTAATACATATTCAACATCTGATACGAAAGCATCATCTGTGGTGGTTGGTCCAACTTCATCAACTGATGTTAATACCGATTCGACAGACTCTTGTTTTATCAATGTTGTAAATTCTGACGGTACTGTTGCACCTGGTGTAAAAATCACTGGTAGTGGTTCTGTATCGGTTAGTTCAAATCGTAATGGTATTATAACTATAACTGGAACAGGTGGAAGTGGAGGAGCCGATGTAACTATACCGGAATCAGACATAACCATAGGAACAACAGCAACAACCTATATAACAGTAAATAGTACGAGTAGAAGTATTAAATTACCTACAAAACCTCCTTCAGGATGGTTGGGTACAAGTTCCGATACTGCTTCTAAAGGTACTCATTCACATGGAACTATAACAAATGGAGGTTATATCAATGGTAATAGTGTGCAATCCGGAGGTGTGTCAAACAACCAGGTTCAAATTGCTAATGGTGATAGACTTGTAATTGGTGACTACAGTGCAAGGTCATCAAACACATATCATCCGTTAAAACTCACAAGTATTACATTTGACGGAAGTACTACAACACAATTCCTTTCAAGAAAAGGTACTTGGGAGACTCCCACGACTCCTCTTGCTACTCCAGTAGCGACTGATGAAGTTGATAGTATTGGTGTAGAGGGAACCGTATTACCAGTAGATTCTATTGGTGGTATTTCTGGAATAGGAGGAACAAAATATGATTTAAGTGCAGCAAACATTCAAATTTTGAGACCTAGTGGTAGTAATATTGAATATTTACTTCCAATTTGTATGGATGATTATGGTCATTTATTCTTACCTATTTCGGAAGCTTTTAAATCTTTCTTGCTTGGTTCAGAGATTGGTGATTATTATTTTACATTCCAACAACATTAAAAAAAACCCTCGAACAATTTGTTCGAGGGTTTTTAATATTTTATTATAGAAAGAATCCTTTCTTTTTAAGATACTTGCCGAATGAGTCAAATATTTCCAAAATATTGTCTTTCATAATTTCCGTGTCAGATTTTACAATTGGTTTTGTGTATGGTTTTTTCTCGGTATTGTCTATCTGTTTATAATTCTTATAATCTTTGTCAACATAACTCAACAATCTGTTGTAGTAACGGATACCGGTGTCAAGAGTCTTGTTTTCTTTGTTTAGTTCGGTAATTCTTTTGTTTGCAGAGTCTATATCTTCTTTGCATTTTTCAATCTTTCCATCATTTTCTTCCTTATATCTTTTCCAATTTTTAATGTATCTTTTCAAATTTTCAATGACATCTTCCTTGTTGGAACAGTTTTCCAGCTTTTCTTTGATTCCTTCTTCAATCTTGTATTCACCATTTTCATCTTTTTCAGAATCCCTTGACAATGTGATTTCATCAGTGTCTACAATAATTTTTTCGCCATCTTTCTTTACTGGTTCATCATCTGGAACAATCTTCTCATATGATGTGACAACGAGTTGTTCATAAGGGTTTTCCATTGCTTTTTTTACGGCTTCGTTGAAGTCTTCACGATTGGTGTATTCAACACCGTTTACATTTCCGATAAACTTTTTCATTTCTTCAATTTTTTTATATGTTTAATTCTTCTATTCTATTATTCTATTATTTGTTCTTTTAAAAGAATCCATTTCTTTTCAAGAAAGAACCAAACGATTCAAACACATTTGAAGAATCACCATAGGTCTTAACCGAAGGTTGAATGTATTCGGATGTATTCTTACCGATATGGGAAAGAAGAGTCTCGTAGTAACGAGTTGCACCCGAGGTTTGTTTATGGTATTTCTTCATTTTAATCAATCCCTCATTTTCTGCCTTTATCTCTTCATTTAGTTTTTCTATACGTAACTTGTTTTCGGAAACGTATTTCTCAGCAGTCTTTTCTTCCTTCTTCCAATAAGAGAGATGCTGTTTAATGTTTGCAATAGTTTCTTCAACATTTTCACAATTTTCAAGTTTTTTCACCAAACCATCTGGAATCTCATAAACAATAGAAGTTCCGTCGTCTGTCGTTTTTTCATTCTTTGTGGAAATACCAGACACTAAATCTTCGTCGAACACATGCATCTTCACCTTTCCGATTGGTTGACGCTTCTCTTGATTTACATCAACATTTTCAATATCTGTCTCGTATGAGGTAACGACAAGTGTCTCATTAGTGTTCTCAATTGCTTTCTTTACGGCTTCATTGAAGTCTTCACGATTGGTGTATTCAACACCGTTTACATTTCCAATAAACTTTTTCATATTTCTATTATTTTATATGTTTAACTCTTCTATTCTATTATTCGTTTTTTCGCCCATTAGAGAGGCGAAAATGTGTCGGTGACAGAAGTCCCCACTCTTCTCAAAACAGAGCAATACGAGGTCTCTTTTGCCGTTTATTTCGGATATTTGTTCAAATGTTTCCCATACACGGTTGAAATCAAACCTTTCCATATCCTTCCTGTAGATTTTCTCGTATTCGGTTTCGTCGATTTCACCGGACTTTATTTTTCTCAGTAAATCCTCCGAGGGGGCGAAAGTTTTAATCTCGGCGACATCGAGTCCTTTCGGTGTGTATCTTGCAATGGATATTGGAAAATATCCGGCATCCAATATTTTGTTGAGTTTTGCAAAATAACTCGTATAAATCTTCATACACTAAATATAACAAAAAATCAGTGAAAACAATATTTCACTGATTTTTTTCCTTTTCTTTTTTGAGTTCTTTTTTTAGAATTTCAATCTCGAGACACATACTTTGGTTTCTCCCGTATAAGTTTCTTACATTATCACGTTCTGTTTTAAGACGTTCTTCAAGTATACTTATCTCATTTTTTAATCTTTCTATTTCTTCATCCTTTTTTCTAAACCAAAACATAGTATATTATTTTATTCTTTTCCAAACAAATTTATTTTCCGATACATAAACTTTTACTATTTTACCGTCAGCAATATCTTTTCTTAGTTTCAATATTTTTGAATATCTTTCGTTCACATTGTTTGATTCTACAGACTTTTTTGCTTCTGGTATTTGAATAGGAATGGAAGTATCGTTTTTTCTATCTTTCAATTGATTTATAAAATCTCTGTATTCTCTTTCAAATTCATTCATATTAAACATATTGATAGCATTTATTATATTTTATTTATGATGTAAAGAACATAAATATTTTATGAGAATTTTAGTTACAGGTTGTTGTGGTTTTATAGGATACCACCTTTGCAAAAGACTTTTAAGTATAGGACACACTGTTGTCGGAATAGACAATATGAACAATTATTATGATGTTTCGATGAAGTGGAAAAGATTGAATGAAATAAAAACATTTGATAAATTCACATTCTTTGAAAATGATATTTGTAATAACAATTTTCTTATATCTGTATTTAAAGATAACAAATTTGATATTGTTGTAAATCTTGCTGCACAAGCAGGTGTAAGATATAGTATAGAAAATCCCTTTGTGTATATTCAAAGTAATATTGTTGGTTTTTCAAATATATTGGAGTGTTGCAGAAACTTCAATATAGAGAGACTCATTTATGCCTCATCAAGTAGTGTGTATGGAAATTCAGACGATATTCCTTTGAAAGAATCGGCAAATACAGACCATCCAGTCAGTCTTTATGCAGCGACAAAAAAATCAAATGAAATCTTGGCTGAGTCATATTCGACATTATATGGTTTTCAATGTACCGGTTTAAGGTTTTTCACGGTTTATGGTCCAAACGGAAGACCAGATATGGCACCTTTCCTTTTTACAAAAGCAATAGATGAAGGAAAACCTATAACTGTTTTCAACAACGGAAATATGTTGAGAGATTTTACCTATATTGATGACATAGTAAATGGAATTGTTTCCATAGTTGATAAAAAACTTGACTATAAACACGAGATATACAACATCGGATGTTCATCTCCTATAAAGTTAATGGATTTCATCAAGGAAATTGAAAGATGTCTCGGAAAAAAAGCTGAAATTATTTTCAAAGAGATGCAAAAGGGTGATGTTGTAAAGACATATGCAGATACAACAAAACTTCAAAGAGATTTTGGATATAAACCATCAACAAAGTTAAATGATGGTATTGAAAAATTTATAAAATGGTGGAAAGAGTATGAATAAGATTGTTGTTAGTATGACAAGTTATCCAGGCAGAATAAAGAATGTCGGAAAATCAATTTTTCTTTTATTGAAGAAACAGACAATAAAACCGGATGAGATTCACCTTTGGCTTAGTATAGAGGAATTCCCGAATAAGGAAAAGTCGTTACCGGAAGATTTGAACTTAATAATAGATAAATGTGATGGTGTTTTCTTACATTGGTTGGAGAAGAATACCTATGTCCATAAAAGACACGAAATATTTAAATTCATAGAAGATGCATATGTGTTCCTTATCGATGATGATGTTAGATATGCAGACAACTTGATAGAAACGGTTATCGGAAAGGCTAAGAAATATCCAAATTCAATAGTTTGTTATAATCGTTATAACCAGCACAGATATGTTGAGAAGCATATCCTTTATGGAAATCCGGCACCAGTAAATTCACCACCTCTGATAAACAAATACAGATGGTGTGGACAAAGTATGATACCATCAAACATATATCCAAAGGAATGTTTGACAAAAGAAAACCAAGAAATAAGAGACAGAACATCACCGGTTAGTGATGAGTGTTGGTTTCAACCCTGGATTGTGAAAAACGATATTCCAATCGTGTTTTGTAATTATGGTTGGGGTGATGACATAGACCCAAACAACGGCAAGAAGAAGGGATTGGTTGCTTGGTCACACCAAAAAGATAAGAATGGATATGAAAGAAGAGACATTTGGTTGAATAATGTTCTTAAAGCATATCCAGAAATAATGCAAAAATATATAAAATTGTTTAATTATGGAAAATTTTAATATAATATCTAATAACTGTGTTGGTGCAAGATATTATGAGAAAAAAAGTTTTTTTCCTAACCCATTTATGTGGAACTCAATAAAATTAAAAGACTTCATATTTCTTATAGAAAATTTTGATAATATAAATTTATCAAATATTAAATCATACTTTACGAGTAACGAGATACATAAAGATAAAGAAAATGATAAATGTTCAACCATTCTTTTAGATGGTTGTGTCAAGTTGTACTATATTCATCACCATTATGAAAAATCTCATTCGTCTAAAAAAGTGTTCAGAAACAATAAGAGTAAGAAAAATTACAAAAATAAGAAATTTGAATCTGTCGAATATGATGTTTCTGGATATGATATCCTTGATTATCTTGAAAAATGTTGGTTTAGACGATTGTCAAGATTTGATAGAAAAAAGAAAAAAATATTTGTCTATTGGGATTCCGATGAATATACAAATGACGATGTGAAAAAACTATTCGAGATGAAAGGGGATTTCATAATAATAGTTCTGTCAAAAAACGACTATTCAAACCTTGCTGATGACTCTCACATATACTTACATATGGATTTCAACAACACGATTTATATGGCAGGTGTTTTGGATAAGTTTTTAATAAATTTTTAATTTATTGAAAACCTTTTTTATAAGTTCATATTTATCACTCATATTTAAAACATTATACTCATTATGTATAGGGTTTTTTTCGTCGTGGAATTTGTATGTTGTTCTGTGACTTCCATTTATTATAACGTTGTTCAATTTCATCTTCATTTTTAGACAAAGATAGTATATATCGTCTTGATTTGTTAATTTCAACAAGTCATCCGATAGATTTTTTATACCGATTTCCTCGAATATGAACGGTGGATATAATGTTGCTGCACCGGCTGTATTTGTTGTATATCCGTTATTGAAGTTTCTATATTTTTTACCCCAACAACTTATGAAACAATCTTTATGTTTCAACCATTCGTCATAAAAATCTTGTGCATAGTTTCTCAAATATATGCAGTCATCATCTGCACTTATCACAGGAACATTACGATATTTGTCCATAGTAAACAACACTTTCTTGAAAGCTTTGTAATTTTTATATACCCAAAGTATTTCGATTAAGTCATTGTCAACAAACAACATTAGTTCCTCGGGAAGTTCCTTCTCTTTTTTAGGAAATTCCTCTTCACTCAACACCAACACAATATGAAAACCTGGACACATTTTTAGTAAACTATATAAAGTCTTACCAACAGTGTTTATTCTTTCTTTCCACGACGTGAGACTTATAATAGCCTTTTCTCCATTATATTGTTTCATAATATCCAAATGAATCTATTATATTTCTTCCTGTTTTATTTTTGAAATTATCATTTACAACCATATCATATTTCTTTCCAATCAGATGAATATGATTTCCTTTCATTGAAAATTTATCTTTAATTTCGAATTTTTCTAAAAGTTCTTTTATAGACCACTTGCTGCAACCTTTGTTTGTATATCCATTTAACCACATAATAGTTAAATATGTTCTGTCGTCGTTATATGTGTGTATAACAACATCATCAACGAATTTGTCCCAATTATTCAACATTTTCTTTTGAAACAACGACATTGCTTGAACTGGACACATTCTTCCGTTAAAACCTATAGATGTTTTTGGATTGGATGAAATTGGGTATTTACATTCGTTTCTCTTAAAATCGTTCAATCGACATTCAATAAAATCAACGGGAAACAGTATGTCGTCGTCAGCATCTATGATAATGTCATCATCATTCAGTTCTTTCAAAATGGGGAATACTTTTTTCATAGACTTTGTATTCTCACCATAAACCCAGTTTATAATTAGTCTGTCGTCTGAATTGAAATAGTCAACCAAATCATTTGGAATTTTAACTTTTTCTGAATCAAATTCAGTTTTACTCAAATTCAGATAAACTCTATCTGGTTTAACTGTGTTGTTCATAATACTTTCAACAACACTCTTAACATTTCCAATTCTCTTGACCCAAGATGTCATAGTAACAATCAGCATACTTAAATTTTTTATATTGCAGTTTTTTCAATTTCTTCGTCAAGCATAAAGTCGGAATCATCCAAATCAGAATCGTCTACAAATCCGAAATTTGATGACAATGTGGATTCCAAATTCTTAAACAATGAATCAAAATCTGATTTCAAATCATCCATTCCACTCTTGTCAACTCTTCTCGGTGTATATCCGTTATCTACACCGGTCCATTTTGCAAAAGAAATATATCCGTTCTTTTTCTTATACTCATCCCATTGCTCGAGTGCATCCTCCGGCATTTCGAAATCAATGTCAAAAATTATATCGGACTCACTATATCTTTTACACTCTTCATCTGAAAAAGAATGTTTTTCCTTGAATTTGTTTAAATAGTTTTCCATAAAATATTTATGTATATAAAGAAAGAAAGACAATCATTTACGACTGTCTTTCTTTCTTTTTTGTGGAGTATCTCTTAATCGGACAATGCCTTGTCGATAAGAGAGTATCTCTCATTGTCAAGTGTCTCCTTCAAGACCTCCCAAGGGTCAGTCTTACCGGACATCACCATTCGGACGATGTTCACTGAGAAACCAGATACGAGGGCGACACCGTTTTCGTTCTCGGTAACAGGGATGGTGTTGGTTCTAGAATTGACATTCCAGAAGACCAATCTCGGCATCTTGTAACCGGCAATGTTGTACTCACGGGTTATGTTTTCAAATAGGGTGTTCATCCGACTCTGGAAGTTACCACTCCAACGGTTGATTGTGGTTGCACCGTCAAACTCCATATCGGAGATGATGAGGATTCTCTCGGGCAAGTCTGACTGCTTCATCTGATACTTCTTGGCAGTGCTGAGAATAAGCATGAACACTTTCTCAATATCAGTGTTGGAACAGTCGTCGTACTTTGCAACATGTTTGATTTTGTCAAGCAAAGTGTTCTGACCATTGATGTCAATGAAATGTGGATGACTCGAGAACTCGATGAACTTGTTCTTGAACTCTCCCTCACATCTTTCGGCAAAGTACACCGAAAGAGAACGGCTCACGTCGATTGCTCGAACTGAAGAACCTCCGATGGATGATTCCATAGAACCCGAACCGTCACAGACGACCATAGTGTTTCCACAATTCGGTGTATCCTTCAAGTTCTGCCAAAGGGCTTCCAACGACTTGTCGAGGGTGAGTTTGTTGTAGTTAACCCAACGACTCTCGTCCCGGTGTACATATTTTGCCCAAATCTCATGGGGATAGAGAACACTGGCGTTCATCTTCGGCTGGTTTTCCGAAGTGGTGTCAAGGACTGCATCAAGGAACTCCTGACGACGCTGACCGTCGTGCTTCAAGAAAGCATCCTTGTAACGAAGATTTGCCCTTGAAGGAACCGCCTCATAGTCAATCTCATTCCAGCGGTTTGCACAAGTCTTGTTCTCGACGATACCGATGTAGGCACGGAGTTTGGAGAGCATCTTACGGTATTCCTTACTTGACAGTTCGAGATAGTCTCTCAACTCGAGAGCCATCGGGCGGGCACTGTCGGAGGCGTTGATGGAAGGTATCCACTTGGCGAGCAAGGAGATACTCTTACCAGCGGTGAAGTTGTCGATGTCGTTCTTCAACTGCTCCTTCACAACGTTGAAGCAAACACCCTTCAACTCGTCGTTGTTGGCATACTTCATAATGTCAAATAAGTCCTTCCATCGACCATACTCACCAACGAGGGAGATGACCTTGGCGGCCTTACCCTTGTCGAAGGAGAAGAATTGGGTGAAAAACTCCACGAAAGATTTCTTTTCACCAAGACCCTCACGAGCGTCACGGAGGAAAAACAACCATTTGATGGCATACGAGAGGTTATTTCTCATTGCATCCTCAAATGCAAATAAGGCATCTGTGGGTACACCTTTACGGAATGATGGAACCTTGAAGTTGAGGTCTACTAGGATGTTACAGGTTGTTGAATGACCGACGGCATCATTCTCAGTACACTGAAGACTGTTTGCTCTGTTGATTTCGTTTTCGAATTCTTTCATCATAACTTTTACTTTTTTACAAGATTCTGTTCAACATTTTTTTGCTGTCAAGAATCTTTAGTTAATAATTCCGTTTATTGTTTTGTAAAGATACTATTATTTTTTCAAACTACTATATAAAAATAACAAAAAAATTATTCAGTTTTGTATTTTTGCATTTTTTCACAATTGTTTTTTCCACAATAGAGATAACATGATTCACCATGTTCAGTACAATTCTTACAGACTGCATCCATTTCGTTGCAACATCTCCAGTCGCCTATGCAACCGAGTCCTTGACAACCTGGACACTTTCCACCCTCACCCTCTTGTGGTTTGGTACATGTCTTGCATCTTTCGAGTCTTTTTCTCGTCTCTTCTTTGACACACATATCAGTATTCTCTTTTTGCTTGACGGTCGATGTCTCTTTCCTTGATAGACTGTCTCTTGTCATAGTCGTGCTTACCCTTTGCAAGGGCAATCTTCAGTTTGGCGAGTCCATTTTCATTTATAAAGAGATACACAGGTACTATAGTCATCCCGTTTTCTGATACCGCCTTCGAGAGTTTTCGAATCTCTTTCTTATTGAGGAGAAGTTTCTTGTCACGAAGTGGGTCTGATTTCTCATACCCTTTCTTATCATATTCGGATATATTAAGATTTTTTACAAAGACCTCACCATCTTTAACGTAGCAGAACGATGACTCGTTCATACTCACCTTCCCCTCTCGGATTGACTTTATCTCACAACCCGTAAGTACTATCCCAGCGACGAACTCTTCAATCAGTTCGTAGTTGAAATTTACCTTTCGGTTTTCAATTTTTTTTGTTCCTGTATTTTTCATTGGGTGACAAAGAAGTTTTGAATTATAAACCAGGCGAAGAAACAAACAAGTCCGAATGAAATCAACGACCCAATTTCCAACCCAATCATATTGTCTTTTCTGTTGGTATCATACCCCTTTTCTCTTTCGAGCATATCACATGTAAATTTGTGATGGGAACGCTCATACTTGTATAACAAATATGTTCCGATTATCAATAGAATATATTTCCAAACTTCAATTTCCATAGTTATTCCTCCATATCTTTGTAGTACAATACTGTAGGTGTTCCGTCGTGGATGTCAATCGATTTTCTGTAAATTGCAGAAAACGTCTTCTTGTTGAACGGTTTTGTAATGATGTGTTTCCCATGTGGTGTCGGAATGATGTCAACAACCTTGTCGACATCAATGGGTTCACATTGGGAAAGGACACCGATAATGTCCAGAAGTTCATCTTCGGAATTGGTGTCGACATCGACAATCCAAGTCTTGTTCTTGTCACATGCACCGGTCTGACCACAAGCACTTTCGAAAAGACTTCTTATACTGTGGTATTCTTTGGTGCAGATGATGTCAGTCATAATTCTGAGACCCTTAAAAGCGGTCTGCTCGAAGTTTTTCTTGTTGAGGTTGATGACTGCACGGGCGTTGAAGAACTCACACAATGCCTTGATTTCCTCACGTCTTCCCTCGAGGTACTCGATGGATTCGACAAAGTACGACTTAATGATACGGACAGCACTTGAGGCACGACCGTCGTTCTGGTCTTTACCCCTCTGCATAATCTGAATCATATAGAACTCACCTTCGTTCTCAAAGTTGAGCAATTTTTCAATCTGGTCAAAATTATCTACTGTCATATCGTTTTTTTTTTTCAAAGATACTATTTATTTTTTAAATAATTGAATTTATTTTTTAAAGTGTTCCATAAACGCTTTTGCACTCCAAGTTATGTGTCGAGAAAAAAACAAACTCCACCCCAAAAAGAAAATGGTTACACCAATCCTTTTGAAATGTCTTGTGACCTTTATTGTCGGAATCAAATAGAACTCACGTTTGTTCCAATGTGATATAACAACAACTTCGATGGTAGAACCATCCTTTTGTGGTCTGCTAAATTTCATTTTGATACTCCTATATAATGGGTTATTAATTCTCGACTATAAATTTGTTTCTTATATCTATTCTCAAGATACTCGATAAATTCATAATCATTGACAGCATCGAACAAACACCCTTCGAGTTCCGGATAGTCATCGACTTTTTCACCAACATGTTCTTTGAGAATTTCCATCAACTCGTGGACTTCTATTTCTCTACGACCTCTCTCCTTATTGAGAATAGACATTATATCAATCTCGTCAAGAAGAGTGAATGTGGTCTGCATGGATTTTTCCAAATCAAAATCAACCATTCTCTTTCTATGATATTATGATGTCAACCTCACCGGCACTCGGTAAGTATTTTCTATATTCTTTCATCCAAGGGTCACGACTGTTGATGTTCTGTGCATAGCAACTCTCAAAGGAGTTTCTGGTCGACGACTCTCTTATAAAGAGAATACGGACGACTTTCATCCTTGATATTGCATTTGTAAATTTATCTTTGTCCAACTCAAGTCCTTCATACTTGTTTGAAACATATTCGGATACAGCACATTCTTGTTTTCTCTCATCGAGAATGTCTTGAACAACCTTTTTGATTTTTCCCTCGTTGTTTTGGTGTATGAGACATTTCGTGTCACCATATGATATTGTGAGTTTGACAACCTCCATACGTCTTCCGTTTTTGTCGAAGAGAAATTCAAACTTATCAACATCAGTCTTTGTGATATCGTGTCTCATCAGCCACAAGACAATATTGTCTTTGAGTTGGTAATATTGGTTCCTTGTGATTATGTCCTTTACATCAAAGGTTTTCATAATCCGGTTTGTATAGGAAATATCATCCAACAATTGTTTGAAGTCAACCTCTACATTAGTTTTCAATTTCATAGTTTTACGAATTGAATAAAAGTGTCTATAACTTGGGCAGCAGCATTGTTCTCCATATTCTCATTCAACACTTTGTTCATTTCCAACATCCGCTTCACCTCATTGGTGTTCTCTTCGTCGGATTTGGTGTCATCCCAATTTTGGTTGACAAGTTTGGTGAAGTTTTCTTGTGCAAACTGTGCAGCACCATTCTTCATCAACATATAGCAAGTATTTACAAATGAGTCGATTTCACGTAATAATTCTACTTTTGTCATCGTTGTTTTGTTTTTGTTACTACAACTATTGAATTACCACTATGAGGTCTGACCAAAATGTCATTCCCCTCGATTTCAAGGAGTTTAAGACCGTCGACTTCCTGTTTGACCATAAATTCTTTGTCGTGAATCTTGATACGTATTGCATCGGTTTCGACGGGTTCTGATGAATGATTCAATTGTACTTCCATAATAACTTTAACTTTTTTTCAAAGATACTATTTATTTTTGAAAATATAAAAAAAGTTATTTATTATTCATCTCTTTCAGTTTATAATACCGGATTCTTTGTTTGATTCTTTGTTTTTCACGAAACTCTGGAGTTTTCGAATATGTTTTCATATATTTTCTCATATATTCATTTAATTTCTCACGATGCTCCATCCTATACCGTATGAAGTATTCTGGTTTTTTCTTCCTATACTCCTTATGGTATTGGTTTCGTTCTTTACGGTGATTTTTCTCCCATGTGGAGATTAATTGTTTCAATCTATTACGTTGTTCATCACTGAGACTTGCAAGGTATCTTTTTTTATACTCTCTCTGTTTTCTTTTCTTCAACCGTGCAAGTCTTCTCCTTTCATTAATTTCCTCACGGTGGGTTTCACGGTATTCTTTATTCTTTAACCGTATTTCCTCATGGTGAACTTCACGGTATGCTTTCTTCTTTGCAAGGATTTCTTCACGGTGAGACTCACGATATTCTTTGTTCTTCAACCGGATTTCCTTACGATGGATTTTACGGTATTCTTTATTCTTTAACCGTATTTCCTCACGGTGGGTTTCACGGTATGCTTTCTTCTTTACAAGGATTTCTTCACGGTGAGACTCACGATATTCTTTGTTCTTCAACCGTATTTCCTCACGGTGTGTTTCACGATATAATTTCTTCTTTGCAAGTGTTTTCTCACGACGAACCTCGTTCTCATTTTTCATTTTAATTCGTTCTTCTCTTTTTTTATGCTCCTCTTCACGACGTTTTTTCTGTTTCAACAAGATTTCCTCACGATGTGCTTCGTAGTATGTTTTTTGTTTATTCATATTGTTTATTTTTTTAAACTTGTTTAGGACATAATTCCACCATGTGGTGATGCCACTCTTTCCAAATGGGTTTGTATTTCTTGTTGAAATCCTCCCATCCGAAACCGTTGTTCAAATCATTCATGATTTCTTTGTTGAGTTCCACACCACATTTGTAGTTCACAATCTGCCCCCACTTTGCAATCTGCACGGCGAACATAAGAATACGTATCGAATGAAAGAGTGACTTTGCACCACACCTCATGTCAAGGTCTTTTTCCACCGTCATCTTTTTCTTGGCCTTAACCCAAGAATTGGATGAGACACCCGAAAACTCCTGTCTCAACTTCCACTTGTCGAGTTCGAAATGAATCAAGTAGTTGTGGCAGCAGTCTTGGAAGAGTGCTTCGAGAGCAAAGATACGATGTTCCCTAATCATCTCTATGAAATCACTTTCACGGACATACTGCATGTCGACATGCTGTCCGAATCTTTCCATACTAGTAGAGAATATTCTATTCTCATAACCTGGTTCAGATGTTGATGTTGTATTTGACAAATCAAAGTGGTCGGGAACGATGAAACCGAAATCTAAATCAGATGTTTCGTCATTTGTCCCAAAAAGATACGAACCCCTTTCAAACATTAAATTACTCATATCATAATTGTTATTTTTTTCGAAAATCAAAAAATCATTTTCGAAATGATTTTTCATAAAACCTTTTTTCGATGATTTTTCGAAATTGATTCTTTAACACATTTCAAAAGATACTATTTATTTTCGAAAAAACAAAAAAAAGGAGGAATTTCCTCCTTTTTTATCTTTAATATAATATCCATCGAATAGTTTAATTCATTGACAATTTTCGAAATCGTTTCAGAAAAACTAAAAATATTATTTCTTACACACAATATCTACACTTTCGCTCGCCCTCGTGATAGCGACATATCTCAACTGCCTTCTCATCTTTTTATCCATACACGAACAAATGTCCATGTCGTTTATGAAAACATGATTGAAAGTGCTGCCTTGACTCTTGTGTATTGTATGTGCATATCCATAGTCAATGACTTTTCCTTGAAGTAAAAAACCATAGTTGTCACGAATGTTGTCGTTGACAAAAAGCATGTTGTCTATCTCGTTGATACGTGCAAGATAGTTCGGTTTTTCATTGGGTGATGCAGATTTCCATCTGTTCCATAAAAGTTTCTTCTGATAACTCAGAAGTTTGGTCGCCCTCAAATTCTCCCGATTGTCCTTCACATCAATGTAAGGAACCACAACATTGAGTCCAAGAGCATCTTTCAATTTCAACTTTTTAATTGTCAATGGAATATAATCGTCACCACTATATTCAACCTCAATATATTCAGCAACATCCTTTGTTTCTTCCTTTACGATTTCAACAACTTGGTAACTTTCTGAGTTGATGAAACGATATGGTGTTCCGGTATATCTTCTTGAATAGTCATAACCCCAGTTTGCATAGGACATCATCGGTTCTCCTTTCTGTGGGTCAAGACCGTCATATCCGAGTTTTTTCCGGATGGCGTGGTTGAGTGTTTCAACATTCTTGTTCGTAAAAGAAAGGACACGGAAAAAATTGGGGTTTTCTTTCAGACCAGGAATGTATGTTTCGAAAATCTCACTCACTTTTTTTCCGTCGGTGTGGTCGATGAAAGTGATTCCATTATCATCCTCATAACTCAGTTCGGCACCATTTCTGATTGCTGTCGCCTCTTTGAGAATACCGTTGTCCCCAGTCCTTTCCACTTTGGTGAGTGTGATGATTTTCCCCAATTTCTGTCTGAACACAATTGAAATATCATCCTCTTTTACTGGAGCGAGCTGTGCAGGGTCTCCAACGAAGATGACCTTGCAGCTAAACTCTTGACATTTTTCCATCACGTCGGCGAAATTCTCCTCACTCAACATCGACGCTTCGTCTATAATTACAACCGAACCTTTCATCAACTTGTTGTCACCCTCACGTCTTTTCTTCAAAGACACGTCGAAATTTTCGACATCTAAATCTTGTTCTATGACGATACCGAAAAGAGAATTGACCGTACTAACGTGTTCGTTGACCTTTTCTTTCAAGACACCCGCTGCCTTGTGGGTGGTAGCTGCAAACTGAAGACAGACATCATACCGGAAAATATCCCTTATGATGCCCATCAACGTTGTCTTTCCAGTACCGGCATACCCCATCAACGTGAGACATGTCTTGTCACTCTGTATGAAATCTACAATCTCTTCAACTGCCGCTATCTGTTCATCATTTAATTTGAGGTTGACATTTACTTTCTTACCTCTAAATTCATATTTCATATACAACCAAGATTATGAATATGTATGAAAAGTAGAACAGTATTCACCAATACTAATAAAATACCAAGAAATAACCAAAAATCTTCTCTGGAGTTAATCGAATCACATATTAGATATATACCACAAATGATTGCTATGATTGATAAAATAATTCCTACAATAATCATATTATTTTCTCATTTATTATGTTGTAAATTTTACCTGAATATTCGACGGTCCCGTCACCATTGTCGACGATTCCCATCTTCTTTATTTTCTCAATAAGAGTGAGTAACATAAGTTCCATTGACGTTATACGTGGTTCACTTTCACGATAAAGGGCGGGACCGAGAATCGGAAGAAAGTCGGAGATTTCACCCTTGGTATACACTTCGACACCATCTATCAAAGCCAATGTCTGTCCTGTCTGGAAAGCAATAACCTTCAAAACGTCTTTTCCACTCATGTTCTTGTTCAACGAGTCGAAATCTATTTCTTCAAGCTTGATGTCCCATAACGTATCAAGTCTCTCTTTCCAACCACCACGTAGGGCAGACTTTATCTCGGAACGATATTGTGACCTCGACATGTGTGAAAGAATTATCCTCACGGCACGGATAACCTTCATGCAGACATCTCTCTCGACCGGTCCAGAAATAGGATTGTCCTTGTTTTCCTTATGAAGTGGTACGGTTCTGTACATCGAGTTGTTCAACTCATCGGGAACACCCTTGTAGCACCACACAACATGTCCGTCCTTTATTACAGCGAGATTTGGGTTTCCATCCAACATTTCACAAAGTTTTTTGCAAATACCTGGTTCCATCGGTTCGTCAATGACATAAACGATGTCTTTATCTACACTGTCAGGACTTCCATGCACATAAGACTTGGTATAGGACTCGATACGGTTTTCACATCTATATCTATTGCATTCTTTCTTATCTGTATATATATATTCCACCTCTCCACTTCTGTTTTTTCCCGTCTTTCTGATTTCTGACATATATTGCAGATGATTGATATAATGAATACACTCATCACGATGTGGACAAGAAAAATACATATAAAATCCATCATTCAATACAGAGTAATCACCGGTACACATTCTTTTTGATTCTCCCATAACTCTACTCTAATTAAAATAATCTTCATAATTTTCACCATCCCAAGCTTCTGCATAATCAATCTTGTCTTGTGGGGTATTGTTCGGAATATAGAAATCCCATATTCTACACAAGTTGCACATGTCCACGCTTTCAACTGGGACAAGGGTTCCACGTCTCGAACACTCGTAACACTCACAAAGATAATTTGCATCTGCATCGTGGCGACTGAAATATATACAATCTTCTCTTACCATACTTACTTTATCTTTTCGGCGAGTTCGATGTATTTCTTGATGACATCACGTCTCTCGAAAACACAGTTGGGAACCCATTTGTTCAACTCATCGTCATCATCCAAAATCATCTGACGGACTTTGGTGGCGGAAATGCCCGAACAAGTCGCCCCACGTGCAAGAAGTTTCAGACTTACAAAGTCCCTCATAATGAAAGTCGGGAACCAAGTCGTGATAATTTCAAATCCGTCTGAATAATAGATGGTGAAATATGGTGTTTCGGCCTCCTTTAAAATTCTCGTGTAAAGATAGAAACCCCAGTCGTGTGAATTGTCACTCTCGTCTGTCAGGTCGTCGATGGGGATGATTTTCACCTCGGGACAACCGGTGTTGTATTTCTTCTTCACCGTCTCGATTGCCTCTTCTGCAAGCTGCATACGGAGGTTGATTGGGAGAGGGTTTCTCTTGTTGAATTTGTCTGCACTCCCTATGAACACAAAAACACGGTCGTTCTCGTCACATGCTTGTTCTATGAGTTCGAGATGCCCGTTGTGGATTGGTTGGAGTCTTGCCAGAATTATACCTGTCTTTGGATTCAATATCATATCTTTATTCCTCTATAGTAATCTTGTAGTTTGAAAACACATATTCAACTTGAATGGTTTTGTCGGTTCTCACCCAACCACCTTCGACGTATCTCTCCAGTTTCGACAAGAAGAAACGCTTACCTTCCTTGATAAGCTTCGGATGAGGAGTGTTCCTCCATTCATTCTCCCAAACTTTGTTGTTACTCCCATAGAAGTCATACACGAGTTTCTTCCCCTTGATGTGCAGGTTTCCTTTGTCGTCGATTTCGGCAGTCACATCCTGTAGAGCGTCTGTGGTACTGCAATTGAAATTTAAAGTCAAGTTGTCGAACAAAGTTATGTTCGTACCTTCAACAAAACCGTAGGTGTAATTCTTTTTCATATATCTATTCTTCTAAAAATCCATATTTCTTATAGTACTCACGCTTCAGCAAGCACACCACATGTACATTTGGAACAAGACACGGGTTTTTGGGATTGGTGTCTTCCACCTTGTACTCATCCGGATGCATGTCGAGAAGATACCTTACAACACCCTGACTCCTCGAAATACCGGCCGAACAATGGACCATCACGTTCTTTCCGATATTAGACTCGAGGAACTCGTACATCCTCTCTGCATCCTCGTCACTCATACCGTACACGTCTTTGTACGCCTCCTTCTTTTCCGGAGTCCATTCCTCGTTGGGGAGGGCGTCCCACATCCGATAACCGGCGATGTCGTCGAAGTCCATGTTTATCACATTCCCACATTCCTTCAACAAATGTGGTTCCTTTCCGTATGACTTATGCTCGCCAATCGAGATAAAAACCCAGTCTGACGGAAGATGTCCGTCAGACCACTCATTGTTCAGTAACTCACGTCTGAACCCTTCCCAACTGTAACACATCAGTTTAGCCATATATTATTCTTCTTTATTTTTTTCAGTCTTCATAAATTCGTTCAACACCGAATTTTCATATCCCTTTTCAATCTCGTCCTGAATCTCAGTCTCATTCATCTCCGGACTCACGTAAATAAATTCTCCCATAACTATATTATAAAGATACTATTTTTAATAAAAAAAATGAAATCCAACAAACCCCCGTCCGAAAACTGGATACGAGAATTTCATAAATCGGCAGAATCGGCAACAAACTCATTGAACATAATCCTGTCCCAAATCGGATTGCACGTGGTAGAAGTCCCACACGATTTCTCAAACGGAGATTCGAAAAAATACGGAATATTCCTACGGCACGGAAAATCATTCCACGAAAACACCATAGAAATCTCACTCAACCCAACACTCGTTTTCGAAAAACTTTCGGAACTCGGAAAGACTTCTCTCCGTGATGCACGACAGCAGGCATCTATCCTCACAGCCCACGAGACCTCCCACGGAATTATAGACCATATAAGAAAACACTATATGGATTCAGGACTCACATACACGTCAATCGTCTCTAAAATCAAAAATAACTCACAGGAAGAGGAAAGAACTGCAAGAGACTTCTCACTGAACTTCGTCGACCCCTCCTACAAGTCTCTCCTGAGACTTTCCCTTACAGAAATCCTTGAACTCACGGTACGTGGTGAAACTTAAATCCATGAACCCGTCTTCACCGAGATTCCCCCCGTGAAGCATCTCAACGTATTCGTCATCCCCTATCTCGACCCTCGACGACTCGAAACTCTTGTCCAATCCGGTCAACGAATCAACACCGACCCTCATCCTACGATAGATACCAGAATAGTCGACAAACTCCACGAAAACATCAGGCATCTGACTCACGTCCTGAACGAAACCCTCGAATACCTTTCCTTGGAAAGGAACTGCAACACGGTCTCCGACATTCACGTCATACTCTATGATAAACTTGGACATCACTCCTCCTTCTTTAAGATTTTATCAAGAACCACAGCGGCAACATAGAATGCCGACAACGTGGCAGCCGACACTCCGAACAACTTAAATAAAAAATATTTCATATTACTATACTTTATGTTCTTCTACAAATTTCCACCCTATGTTCTCATAGACAATTCCTCCCATTAAGGGTGTACAATCAAACGGAACGACATCCTTGTATCCTTCAGACCTCATCCTGTCTGCCTCCTTCTTCACCTCTTCCACATCATCGTACAGTCCGACAATCCACGGAAGACCTTCTAAGTTCACTCCACTCACATCATCAAGACTACACGGAACACCATCGAAGTCGTATCCATTACGGTCTCTATATGCTATACTATAACTTTTCTTCATCTTTTTCTCTGTGTGATTTTTCTCATCCTTCATACTTGTTCCTTATGAAAGACTCGACCAACCCAATGACAAACCTCTTCATGTTCGCCAATTCATAAATCATCTCCAAGGACTCCATCCTCATCCTCTGTATCCTGTGTTTCTTCGACTCGTCCCACCACTCGGCACGAAACACCAGAAAACTATCATCGGGCATGAAACTATTCCTTATGAAAAACTCCACAACCCTCCCACTCGGAAACTCCTCGTACTTACACTGAATTGCCGGATAATCCAGACTGTGGTCTTTATCGAATACAACCTCAACCATCCTCGTGGTTAGACCACTTATCCCAAGTCCATCCAACTTATCCTTGAAATCAACAAGTACAGTCAATCCTCTATACATAATCTATACAAATTTATTTCTTCAACTATATGGAATATTCAATCAACGTGGTTACAAAGTCAAAGTCATACACCTCTCTCTCGACAACAACCATCTTTTTTTGATAGTCGAATGCCTTCTCTACAAAATCATAACGATAGGAAAAAATCCTATAATATCTGTCCAACAGGAGATAATTGAAACCATATATGTCTATGTAAATCCACGCCCTCTCAACCCCAACGACACGAAACTCGTCACCGGTCTCCTTATACACTATCACATCACCTTTCGAAAATTTCAAACCGTCCTTATCCATTCCCCCTCCTTTTGTTGACAACGTCAATTATCACGAAAATCAATAACATCAAAATAGGACTGAACACTATACAAAACAACCAGCACAGCAAATAGTTTATTCCTAACTTGGAACCATAATTACATATAAGGTGATATATCAAAAATACTACGACTATGACAAGAAAACCCAAAAGAAAGTAAAGTGGTTCCGGATTCACCAAAGTAATATCTTCAATCATAACTTACAAATCATCATCAATGGGGAAATTGTATCTATTAACATAAATTATATTGATGTTAAACTCATCACTTATCCCTACCATACTCACACACACAGGTTTCATCTTATCACCGTTTTGTATGTACATATTCATATATGTTTTGGAATTGACTAACATCTCATAAGAAATGTTTTCATCTTCCCAAATTAAATTACTTTTACATGTTACATACTTGAGACTTCTCTCAAATTGTTTAGATAAATTATTGAATATAATTTTCGCCCAACTCTCGTCATAACCAGTAACACCACCAATCACGACAACAATAGCACTCACTTTTTCTTTGTATGTCTTGATTTGTAATAAAACATTATATCCATTGAATTCTCCTTCTAGAAAATCATCAGCTACTTCTACTTCATGGAATCCCTTGTTTTTCAATTTCTGAATCATTTCACTTTTGGTTCCGTCCACCGGAATCCCCATGAACTTAGTCACGTCTTTCTTTTCCTGTGCATTACACACCATCACGACCATTAACATGGTCAATAAAACAATAATCTTTTTCATTTTATTCGAAAGGTTTATTTAATATAATAACTGTACCCATACCTATAAGAGCACTAATAAAAAAAATCGCTTCATAAGTCCCTTCTTTGTCAACTACTTCAACAGACTTATCAGGATAAAGATAAGTTATCTTCTTTGTTGGAGAATATTTTCCACATAATCTTTCATATTCTTTAGGATTTGAAGTTTCACATCCTGTTACTTGAAGATTGGTTACATAGTAGAATCCGTCATAGGCGAAGTCATAGTAGAATCCGTTACTAGTACTTTTATTCAATTGATATGACACTGTATAGTTCATGGTATTCCCAAGTGTGTCAGCAAAACTATAAGTGTCACTTGTAATATAATTATTATCCAAACGTGTTCCGTATCCAGAATATTTAGAGTAAGATTGCCCTGTTACAGTTACCTCATTCTTTGTGTCGGTACTCGTCCCAGCCGGGTAATAACCTTTACTTTTTAATTCTATGGCTACGTTATCAATAGTTCTATCTAACGATGTTTTTGATACTACTTTATGAGTAGTATAACAGCTACTAAAAGTAAAGCAACAAATGATTAATACAAATAACTTTTTCATCTTTTTATAACTTTTTATTTTTTATTCATAATGTTTCCCAAAACTACGGTAATATACACGAGTCCCGTATTTCTCATGTGCTTTCTTATGACACTTTTCACACAAAGTGACCAAGGATTCATCGGGATAGTCCCACGGGTCTACAAAATCATTGTTCGGAAATTTTTCATAATATTTGTGGTGTACCTGTAAATTAGAATCCGAACCACACCACGTACATCTGCAACGGTCACGAGAGATAATCTTTCTCCTTTTCTCTTTCCATCTTTCATCTTGTAACAGTTTTGAATATTCATCTCTCCAACCACCCGAGCACTCTGTTCGTTTCTCTGTTCGTTTCTCTCGGCATAAAAGAAAAAACAAAAATAACAAACCTATTATAATAGCTAACATGTCTCCCATAATTTTATTTCTTAATCCCGTTCATAAAACTCCTTCCTCTCTCCACATTTCCTGCACTCCCTGTATCCCCCACACTCCCACGTCCAGACCCTCTCCCCGAAATCATGCCCACAATATCTCCGTCGAAGTCTAACCCTCTAATCATCCATCTTCTCCTTCAGAATACCCTCCTTCTTCCTCTTGAACTTCTCAATCTCATGGGGTATCAAATACTCACACCCCTCCACCAGATTTCTCCCGATTTCCAATATCGTCTGAATAGTCTTCCTCATCGTGTATACGTACCCAGAGTACAGAGTACCCCGATTCGGATGACAACTTTTTGAGATAAAAATGTATATTGTTCTTCTCAAAGTTATTACGGAAAGGAAAAGGATACCCACCCTCTTTCTCTTTCTTCTCTAATAGACCCAGAATATCCCTGAACAACTCATTCCCCCACATACTATACTCATTCGGATAAAACCTTATAAAATACTCATCATCTTTCCTCAAGTCCGAAAGCATCTTGTCAATGACCGACAAACTCCCCTCCCTCAAAGCTTCGGCGATTTCAAGGTCTTCACCGGTCAATTCGTATTCTTCCCTTATCTTCATACTTAATATCATCAATTAACATCAGAACTATAAACACAAGAAACGAAGTGAATACCAAACACAAACCAAATGTGACAAACCAATTTATATTAAACAACTCTCCAAGCTCACACACTTTGACTGTAAAATAAATGTATGAAAATACAATAATTAAACCAATTAAATACAAAACAAAAATTAAAAACTCAGACATAATATATCCCATTTATTTTATGTTAAACATTTGAAAAAAACTCCCGAAGAAACTCTTCACCACGTACCTGTTGTACGCCCTCGCTCCACTAAACACAATCAGTCTGTTGGAAACAATGTCACCGTTATTCCCCAAACAATACTCACTCCCCTTCGGAATTATACAAACAGAATTGGTGCAACCTTTCTTCAACATACTGTGAAAACCCTCACTTATAGTACTTATAGTCGTACACAATACTTCTATCTGTAAGTGATTCACAGGATACTCCTTTTTATAATGATAACAATAACCATTAATTTTATCCTTCTCAACAGCATACGTCCTTATCTTCCTGGCGGTCTCCACTTTGTTAAATGAAAACACACCACCGAATAACGGAGGAATCCAATGGTCTCCTTTATTGATTATTTTCTTGTATACCACAATGTCTTTCTCGGCGACACGTATGGTTTCACCATGTTTGACTGTTAAACACATCTCCTGTTTCCTATCTTATACTGTCAATTATTACAACAACTAAAAACAAAACTGAAAGCATAATCTATCTCATTCTAATATTGTCAATTATTATAACAACAAAAAAAACCAGAATCGGAGTGAATACAAGAGAAAGAACAAATACTATGTATCGGTTAAAACCAACCAAGTACTCTGCAAACTTACCCATATCGTATGCAAACCATACATAAGCACATATCACAAGAATGAGAAAAACTAATGTTATAAAATCCATATTATTTCTGTTTTTTATCGTTTAACTTTCTTATAATCCACAATTTCTGCTTCATCAACTTCCTCCAACTATCAGTGTGCATCCTACCTATCTTCTCCAAAGACTCCATCTTCCTCTTTACCTTATTCAACATATTCCATAAAAATTCACGTTCCTCATCCTCACACTCATCGTTGGTCATATACATCCCACTCTTCCAATCGTATCTCGCCATATACTCTTTAATTTGAAAACTACATAATCAAACCACGTCTCGAACACAATCAACTTCACACTCACTACATCACCATTATCACCTATACAGTACTCACTCCCCTTCGGAATGATACACGTACATACAAGGTTACCCAAATACACATCTTTTTCCTTCAACATACTGTGAAACCCCTCGTGAATAAATCTTCTATAATCAATAGACAAATGCTCTATAGGAGTTCCCATATTCATCGCCGTCTCAACTTTGTTGTAATCAAAATGTGTATAGAAACAAGGACTACGCCAACCCGTTTCATCATCATCATCAAAATCTTCAACTACACCCTTGTATACCTTGATGTTTTTTCTCGCTTTCTCTATCTTTCCATTAATGGGAACAAATAAACACATATCTTTAATCTTTTAATCTTTTTTTATAAAGATACTATTTTTTATTTAAATTCTTGAATTAATTACTTGAATTAATATATCAACAAAAAACATTAATACCGGAGTGAATAATATACACAATAAAAAAGCAACAAGATAATTTAATCTAAACTCTTCGTTAAAATCTTCCGAAACTAGATGGCATAATAATAACCATGCAACACATAAAAAAACAATTAATAAAATTTTTATCAAAGTTACCATAATTATATAAGATATTTTATATATAAAATATAACAAATTTCCGGCAACTTTATACAATTCTCGACAATAATTTATTTGATTTTTTGGACATCCACTTTTTTAGAACGTTGAATTTTTGAAACTTAAAATAAACATATTGATTTTCAATAAGTTAAAAATGAATAAATATAATTCACTGAAAATAAAGCATATTCAAAACTGAGCCTTTTAAGTAAAGTCCCCAATATGCCCCATATTCGAAAAAACACGATTTTCCCCAAAAAGGGCCTTTTTTGGATATACCCCAAAATACCCCTTTTTGGGGGGTCAAAATACCCCTTTTTAGGGGGGTCAAAATACCCCTTTTTAGGGGGGTCAAAAATAGGCCTTTTTTTAGGGGGTGGTAAAAAGGGGCCTATTTTGGGATTTCGAAAAAATAGGGTGTTTTCTGAAATACTCGTTTTTTATGTATTTTGAGAAAATGCACTTTTTGGCCATTTTTTGGATTTCTATGATTTTTATCATATTCACAAAATTCGTGTTTTTTGGTTTTTTTCATTTTTTCCTATTTCTGAGTATTTTGTAAAAACACCATATTTTGCAAAATACCGAGTTTTTGTAAAATATTGAGTTTTTATGTTTTATGTAAAAACTCCATATTTCGAAAATCTATGTTGTTTTTTCAATATATTAATAATGAATATTTGGTGTTTTGTGTAGATATCGGATATCCACGTATATTCATCACATATGGTTTTCCACAATTATATCATATATTTCCTTATAACCATCGGTGCCTCATTTGGATACCTTTGGCGGTATCCATAAATTTTGACTCGACTGCTGTATGGGGTCATCTGCATCCGGATGAGTCTTCAACCGGTGGTATCCGGCTGGAGGCCGGTACTGTTTTTCCCAGCTTCCCTGTCCGGACTTTGATACCCACGATGTGGTCAGACAGCTTGGTGGGTTCGGGTCTTACCTAGAGTAGCTGTAGTCAAAATGCCTAGAGTAGCTATAGTCGAAGTTCAACCACATTGGATGCACGTCACTACCAACCACTATGGTGGGTGGAGGTTATTCGAAAATGAAATCGACCCATCTTGGTAAGATGAGTCGAAAAAATGGTGATGTAACCGAGTGCCAAATGATTCTACCGAATGACCAATAAGTGGGTGGGGTTAGTTGGATACTCGATATTATTTGTCATTTTTATAGAATTTTGAGATGGGTATTTCAAGTGGTTGATGGACGAGACCTTTGATGTCCTTTTCATTCTGCACCATCGTCCTTATGAGGGATGAGGAGATTCCACTGAGTTCCGAAGGAGTTGGTATGAATATAGTACGGATAGTTGGGTCTATGATTCTATTTGATTCGGCGAGGATAAGTTCCTTTTCGAAATCCAATGTGTTTCGGATACCTCTGAACATAATGGTAATTTCGTTTTGTTGACAAAAATCAACAAGGAGACCTTCGGTATATGTTACTTTTATATTTGGTGAGATGTGTTTGACGGACTCTAAAATCCAATTGCTTCTTATGGCGACATCGAGTTGTGTCGGAGGTGTTTTCTCGGGATTGACGGCGATTACGACGTAGAGTTCGTCGACGAGCTTTGAAGCGACGTTGACCACATACTCATGTCCGAGATGAAATGGGTTGAATGAACCGGCGAAGATGCCACGAGTCATCGGTCGCCTCCTTTTTCCAAATACGACATCAGTCGTCTGTGCAACGAACCGGTATCCAAATGCAGGAAGCTTTTTCTTACGGCAGGAATATTTTCAGAGTCATCTGAAAGAGTTACTGGAACAAGTTTGTAGAGTTCTATGTTGAGAAACTCTTGGTTATTGTCATCCTTGGAAAATTTAATGGAGATTGATAATGAACCTTTAATTGTATATATTCTATCCACTTTATTTATCAGACAACTTCTTATAATGTCCCTTACAGCAATTTTGTCACTGTTGAACGCTTTGAAACTTTCGAAATCAATATATGAATGTTTTTTGTTTTTAGGAAATTCTTCTTTAATAGTTTCAATCAGTGAATTGGTGAATGCAGAATTATTAATGATTAATTCTTCTGTAATTAATACAGAAAATTTGACAATGACTTTCCTTTTTAATTCTATGGTTTTCATACTATTGTTCTTCTTTACGAGCATCATTGCCGATGACTTTTAGGATTCTATATACACAATCATCAGTGGGGTTTTCATAGACTCGAATATTTTCTGTTGATATGGAAAAGTTTCCTACAGTATATATTATTTCCATTTTTTGGTTGATTGTGACTTCGTTGATTCGGCCGTAGATTATGTTGGAGTAGTAGTCGATTACGGACACAATATCTCCAATGTCATATTTTGTTTTGATTTCCATTGTTTGATTTTTTTAATTGTAAGTTCCTTGAAACCATAACTCTTCAGTTTTTCTACATCTTCATCGGTAATCTTGGTGATGTTTGCCCTTTTGAAAGATTGACACAGTTGTTCGACGTATCCGTCTGGGACATTGGACAGAATAAAGATAGTTCCGTTTTTCTTTTCAATCATGTATGTATTTAAAGTGTCTGTGCATTTCAGTTCCTTTCGAAAAATCTTCCTCACCTTGAAGATTATCACCATCGATTCGACCCAATCTATTATGGGAAATATCATAATATCAGATAATATACTACCCATAACATTATAGTTGACCAAGGGAATATAAGTGATGATGTTTATAAAAGTGTATTTATAAGGAAATAAGAATCTTATAATTCCAGCACTTTTGTCATTTGCATGTTTGTTGGACATTTGTCGTTTTGACAAATGTTCATATGGTGGACTGAAAATTTGTCGTTTTGACAAATGTGCATATAGCAGACTGATTACGATAGGGATTATATATATAATAAAAAACTTTACAAACATAGTTTAAAGATATTTATCCTTGATTGCACACAAGTAGATTATCGTGAGGATGTTGATGGTAGGCCAAAACACCAAGAAAGCGTTCACAATTGTTCCCAATTTAGGGAATGGTGTAATGAAGTCCTTGAATGTCTTGATGTTCTTTTTGTTTTTGATGAAATTTATTATTAAGATTATCACCGCCGGAAGCAGTGATGAGATGAGAATCGCTGTCATTTTATATTTTTGTTAAGAAAGTTTTTGATTTTTAAAAAGAATTTGGTATCTTTGGCTCTATCGAGCATCATTTCAATCCCCATATATGTTCCAAGTAGGAATGCCAATAATGTGACCATCGTATTCACTATTGGGAAGTATGTCCCGAAAATCGTGGCCCAAATATCATTACCCTCCCATCCGAATGGACACAAGATGTTTCCGATTTTCAAGTCGTTCCAATTGATGATAACAGAGGTTATTATCTGTATAAGGATTGTGGCGGCATACACAATTGTGAGAAATAAGATTGTGTGGTTTTCTATGAATTGCATAATATTGTTGATTTGATTGTTTCTTTCATGAGTTCTTTCGAAAAATTGACGGCCTCGCTCATGGTTAGCATGTATTTTTCACCGATTGTGTCTTCATTTATTGGTTCGAGAATCCAGCATGCACACTTGACCGGTTCGTCATATGTCCAGCTGTCTTTCATCCAGTCACAGTTTTTACAGTGATGACCGGGTGAACAATGTTCGTCATCGGTTTTATCATGGTTTGCACAACTCATCATATTGAGTTGGTAGATTTCATCGACTTTATGAAGAGGCCATTTGTCGATGTCATGCCCATTCCTCCTCAATGCATTCGGCTGAAGTTTGTCATACTACGAGAGGCATCTATTGTCGTGTGGGGCACCCTCGATGAAGGCGTACTCGATATAGCGCCCGTTTTCATCCTCTCTCAGATATACGAATCTGTCGAGGTTATCTGTGGCGGTCGCCCAAGCTTTCAGTAGGGTTATGTTTTCTTGTTTCATTTATACACATACTCTAATTTACCGTACTCGTCCTTCAAGTCATTTTCCAAGTTCCATCCACGTTTCTTGATGGTGCTGTATATTTGGTCAAGTAGTTCCTCTCGGGTGTATTTCCGGCGGACATCATATGGAACAACTCCGTCGAGTGAATATTCTTGCTCATAGGAGAGAAAGAGATTTTCATCCGGAAGATAGTACAATGTTTTTTCATGCCATTGCAGTCCATTGTCGGGATGTTTCATCGACCAGTCGAGAGCGTCTTCATAGGAGTCGAAGATGTTAGATTCTCTGTGTCTCCGTATGATTTCTGCATGTTCCTTTTCACGGATTTCGTCTGCAATTCGTTGCATTTCATTCCGTAAGTCTTCGATAGGTTTTGTGTTTGGACACAGGTCAAAAATTGTCGGCATTTTTCGAAAATTATTCGGTACTCACTTCTTGAATAGTAAACTCCGCTCTGTCGTCCGAGTATTCAGTTGTTCCTCCGTCAATGTATTTGATGGTAATGATATATCGTCCATTGATAGCACGTCTGATGGTTTTTTCCGAAAGGTTCGGTTGTATGAAATTTTTAATGGCGCCCAGTATAGAGTTCTTCAGATTGTCGGACGATTCATCCGAAATGTATAAGGATTCCATACCTTTTATGATTGCTGTGTAAATGAAGTTGACAAGGACTCTCATCATATCCTTGTATTTAATTAGTTCATCTACTGAGATGATGACCGGTTCCTTCAGAATTTCTTTTTCTTTTAACTTGATTTCCATAGTATTTGTTTTTTAAATTTTATGCAGAGCTTTCTTTATGAGTTCCTTTGGTAAGTCCGAGTAACTCTCAGTTCCGTCGGTTACATATTCGTAGAATATCACTTCGATGCACTCGTCGTCTTCGTAGTAGACTTCCTCCGCTTCACGGAAAAGCTTCAGATAGTCGTCTTTGATTCCGAGCATTGTGTATTCGACTATCGGACTGTCAAGGAAATGTTCCATCTCTTTCAGTACCTCTTTTGCCTCCTTTCTACCGGAGGCGATGTAGATTCGGCCGAATGACGAGTCGGTTCTTTCGATTTTGGTCTCGATGAAGTAGCGGTTGTCGGAATCCTTTTCAATGGAGATGATGGTGTTTTCCTCACCATATCCGTTGAACATTTGCACACTTGCAATGGTCTTGGTCTGTGCATTGGACACCAGAGTGGTGACGATTAGCAGAATCAGTGTTACGATATACTTTTTCATTTTTCGAAATTGATGTTTTTTTTTTTGGTTTGGGGGGAGCGGACTTTGCCGCTCCCCAACAAACACTTGGTACTTAAAGTTTATGAAACATTTTGTATTATGGGAGGGGTGGTGGTTGTTTGGATACCACCCCATACCCATTTGATGAAAGGAGATTACATTATAATGCCGGTTATTTCGACGGAGACTGGGTGTTTTACCACAAGGCAGTTGATTTCGACTGTAGTTGCTTGTTTCGATGAAAGGTATCCTTCGACAAAGGCTTTGGCTTCCTCCTTCTCTGTGAAGATGTGCTGTACATCATTGATGTCCATCACGTTGGTGGATGTTGAATAGACCAAGATATGTTCTCCGTCGGGATGGGCGACGATGAGAGCCGGGATTACAGAGATTTCATTGGTATCTTCGTTGATGACCGGTGTCCAAACGACGGGGACTTCAAGTTCATCAAGGGGTGTATCGGTCATCTTGGATTCAGTTATTGTAATGGCGGCGACCAGCGGGGAGACAATTTTCTCCAAGATTGCACGTGCAGTTTCTTTGTCGAGGGGTTTCTGTGTATTGATTCTCATAGTTATTATTATTTTTAATGTTGATATTTGTTTCTTTTTAAAAGATACTATTTATTTTTGAAAGATTAAAAAGAATTTTGTTTTCTTTGTAAATCATTTCTTTCTTTTTTCATTCTGTGAATGTCTTGGCAGGCGTTTGTGAAACTCAGTTTTGCCTCTTCAAGGTCTGAGATGTATTCTCCTATGGTTATCGACTCGTAGGGGTCTGGGTAGAATGTCTGAATATTGTGTTTGGAAAGTTCAATCATTCTCATCCAGTAGGCGGCGGCCTCCCTCCTCATAGAAAGTCTTCTTTCAATAGACCTTATCTCTTCTTTGATTTGTTCCTTTGTTTTCATATTTGAATCATCACTTCGTGGTTCTCGAGAATCTTGATGTGAACAATGCTGTCTTCAATTCTGTATTCGACATTTCGAATATCCCATCTTTCTTTCAGACGTGTCTCCAATTCTTCAAAAGTCATAGGTCCGTTTGGTTGTATCCACACTTTGAGTTCATTGGTTTCAGTGTCTATCAGAAAACTATTGAATTTTCCGTAACTCGTGTCAAGAACGTGTATCTCATTCTTGTTTGGAGTTTCTTTGGGGGCGAACAAGACTCTGAACATAGCGTTTCATTTTTGGTAATATTCAGAATACGTGTCAATCCATCCGTTTTCCAGTTCATATAACATCCGTTTGCATTCCTTGACGTAGGGGAAGGCGAGTACGAAGCGTGTTCCGTACACACAAAAGATATATAAGAATATGAGCAGAATCAAATTAACATCGATTGGTCCGAATGAAGTGTTGATAAGAATCCCGAGATAGATTCCGTCGATGACTATCATCAAGATGTACAGTATCACCTGTAACCAGTTCGGAATATAGGTTTCCTTTTTATTGGTGAATGTCATCTGTATGGATTCTGGGATTTTGACCTTGGTTTTCATTTTCATTCTTTTTTTCGAAAGAGGGCGGAGTCTCCGCCCTCTTCTTGTGTAAAGACCTTACATTTTGGCGATGAGACGTGCCAGCAATTTGATAACCATCACCATCACAACTTCGATGTCGACTTCGATTTCGTCTTCATCCTCATCCTTGTTTTCTTTATCTTCAAAGATGTCATCGACGTTGGGAAGATAAACGACTCGTTCACATCTAGCAACGTCACTGATTTCGCTTTCATCACCATATTCGGGGATGAGGTTTTTGTCGGAGAGAAACTTTGCCGCCTCACTAAACTTGGTGAAGATATAGGGGACATCCTCGATGGGGGTCGGGTTTGTGTTCGGAGAACAAACCAAGATGGTCTTTTGGTCGGAAGCGAGTACCAACATTGATGGTATGATTTTGACATCACCCTTTCTGTTTCCAACCGGTGTCCAAACGACGGGGACTCCGAGTTCATATAACGGTTTACCTGTTTGGCGATGCATGTACATCACATAATTGGCATTGGATGCACTTACGATATAGCAGTTCAATTCTTTGTTGTTTTTTGTGAGTCTCATAATTGTTGTTGTTTTAATTATTATTAATTGTTGTTTGTTTCTTTTTTCTGATACAAAAATACAATTTTTTTTTGAATTACCAAACTTTTTTTCAAAAAAATTTTCATTTTTTTCGTAAGTGCTTGATTTAGTGAGATAAAAAATGAAAATTTTTTTCAACCACCCCAAAAAAAGTCCTGCAAAATTGGATTTTTTATCTCCGATTCCAGAAAATTGACCACTTTTAAAATCATAGAAAAACAGAAAAACACACAACATACTATTTTATAAGTAGTTATGTGTTTCTCCCTTTTCAAATATCAACTATTTTCGAAAATCTTCGATTTATTTTTTATTGTATGATACTGATGTGTTCAGTCTGAACAACAGGGTTAATAGAACACTGAGTCCCCAGCTTTGGATGTATGAAATCTGTGGGAGATTGAAGATGACTGGCATCAACCAGTTCCACAGCGGCCACACGATGAGAGCGACCACAAATGCAACAACGATTGAAAACAGCAGACTAATCAACATCAAACAAAGGGTTTGAATAAAAGTTTGGCTCATTTGTAATATCATAATATAAAAGGTTAATAAAAGAAGAATCTTTAGAGGTCTGTAAAAAACTGATTTTTATTAGATTCTATAAGTTCTTTGTTTTTTCGAAATATCTCACTTATTTTTTGAGATATAGTATTTTCACCGAATATAAAATAATCAGCTGCAAATACCATTTCATCATCAGAGTCTGAAGTCTTCAATTCTATAATTTTTGAGTCGATGAGTTTGACCACCATCTTATCATCAATTGTGATGAGACATTCTTTGAGATATATTGGATTGTCTATACATGAATTTTCAAGTGATTGTCTCAGATAATTTTGTTCTCTGAGTCTTGTCCCTTTTATTGTTAAGAACCCACGTGATAGAACATGGTATGAGTAATGATTGAGTTCATCTATAGACTTAGCTTCGTCAATGATGATTTCTTTCAAAGGAATAACTTCACTACCGAGACGTAGTGTTAATCCGTCTTCAATAAACCTGTGTTCCATTATGCCTCATATTTCTCTATGATTGGTTTGCACGTTTCAAGTACGGAGACGACTTTATCCAAGTCGAAGTAGTCGTTTGTCCGGACTCCGGACTCCATGTCAATCCAAAAGTCTCCCGAGACATTCTCGTAGAGGTACGTAAGTTTCTCTGCACAGTTCTCTGGATTAAATCCACCGGCATACCCCACACATCCGTCGTAAGGATACAGTTGGATACCGGTATCGATTCCACGCCCACCACTGCCGTCGATGAGAACAGACAATGTGCATTTGTTCCATTCGTATTCCTTCCACTTCTCGATGGTATTCTTCAGTATTGAGTCGTTAACTGTATCTTTCTGCTGGATGATGATTTCTTGTCCGGAGAAGATTGGTGCCCAGCAATAGTTCGGGTTGTCATCTCTTTTGGCGATGTTGAGTTGGATTCGTTTGAAGATTTCGAGATTTCTGCCGATGAGATTATCGACCTCGACCCAGAATCCCTCGGCGGCATCACGGGAGATACTCCCACACAAATGGAGGGCGAGGTTGAGTTTCTTATCGTAAAATTTATGTATGAGACTCGGATTCAGATAACGGGGACCGTTTTCATTCCAATGCTTGCTTGCAAGAATTCCGAATTCAACAATTGGATACTCCCGCTGGATTTCCACCAGTCTGTCGATGTCTGTTTTTGAATCGACACCTGTGAATGTTATATGTTTTAGTTTCATATTTCTTTTGATTCGATTTCGTATTCGTATAGTCTGTATTTTTTAAAAGTTATCTTTATGGTTTCTCCGAACCGTGACATCTCCACAAGTCCGCCCAATGCTTTTATACCGATGGCCAGAAATAAATTCTTTGTGGTCAGAATACTATAGACGGCTTTGTCGATTTCAGCGACTGCTTCATTGATGTCACATTCATCCGATGGTGCCGCTTCATCCAATATCTTTTGGATGAATCCTGCATATTCTTCCGGAGACTCGTTGACTTTTTTCAGATTTTCGATGGTTGTATTAAACCTTGTTTTCGGTACTTTGACGTGTATTTGTATGCATTCTTTCATATCAGTTCAAATTTGGTGTTTGATGACATAGTTCCCATTGGAACGAAGATGGTATCGGATTCGCCGGTATACTCTTTTTTCGATATTGTGAATCGTATATAGTTACTGATATTTCTTTCCTTATATTTTATATTTTGATTGATATGAGGATTCTCATCAGTCTCGACTATGGCCGTATATTTTGCCGGAAGAAGTTTCTGAACATAACTACTGTCAGTCTTCTTTAACATGACAATGTAGTAGAAATCTTCATCTATCTGTGTTTTGGTGAAATATATGTTTTCATTTTGTACAACCTTTGTTGCAATAATCTCATCATGAATGCTTTCCTCTACCGGTTTAAATCCCCAGTCAATCGTAAAGATTTGAGAAAGCAACCAGATTATAAGACCAATAACGCCGGTAAATGAAACACGTACTACATTGTCACGGTAATCCTTATCGAAGTGTCCAATGACACATACAATAATGAAAGCAAATAAAAGTGAACTTAATAAAAATACCATAATTGTTTTGTTTTTTGTTATTTACACACTTCGTCCAAAGATGCACTGAGGTGTTTCGAAAATTCTCTGTATTTCTGTGAGTCGAATATCCATCGACCCCTTTTCTCTGAACCGTAGTCAATATCCATCTCCTCGAAGATGGTGCAAGGATTGGGTTTGAGAATGAATATCTTGTTACTGATGTAGAGTGCTTCCTCCAGTGAGTGGGTGACGTTGATGATGGTATGCTCGGTCTCCTCTGCAATCTTGATGATGAGGTCTTGAATCTCACGTTTCATCTTGATGTCCAATGCACCTGTTGCTTCGTCGAGGAAAAATACCTTGCTGTTTGATGTAAGGCATCGTGCAATGGACACTCTCTGCAACTGTCCTCCGGAAAGCTTCGAAGCGTTGGCGTATTTGCCGGCGTGCTCTTCAAGTCCAACAAGCTTGAGTGTCTCCATCGCCTTTTCACGTGCATCCTTTTTGTCCATCCCTTTCAGGACCATCGGTAGCGCCACGTTGTCGATGACCGTCATCCAATGGAAAGACGAGTAACTCTGAAATACCATCGGTACTGATTTATACTCGTCGATGTGCTGTCCGAATATTCGGATGTCACCTTTCTGTGGGGTCATTAATCCAGCGGCCATCTTCAAAATGCATGATTTACCACATCCACTACCGCCCATTATGCTGACAACTTCGGAGACCATGGGTTTGTCTTCCACCTTGAGTGAGAAGTCGTTGAAAATCTTGAACTCGTGTTTAGTACCCTCATCGAAGATATGTGTGAGATGGTCAATTTCGAAAGAATATCGTTTTCCATCATCCACAGATATTTTGGGAGATTTTTCAACCGGAGTCGAAACTGTAGTTGGAACTGTAGTTGTCACAGGAACTGTAGCCGGAACTGTAGTTGACTGGATGGGTTTCATAAATGGATTGTTGGACACCGGTACCGTAGTTTTGGTCTCAGTCGAATCCTTACTACCATCTATTGGTTTCGAAAATGCCGAAATATTTTTTTTCATAGTTACTTCTTTGTGTGGGGGAATATGATTGGTTTCAAGAAATGGAAGAGTCTGTCTTGCAGTAGTCCTATCATCACGATAACGAAGAGGAGGGCGTATATCTCCGGAGTCCTGCTCTGTCGACTGAATGTGGAAATCATTGCACCGATTCCTCCGACTTTGTTGAGACTTTCTGCAATGACGACGTATGTGTAACTGATGGCCACAAGACTTCTGATATCATCGTATACCTTTTCCATCACATATGGGAAGTACACATACTTGAAAGTCTGCCAGTTTGACATACCCATGGTCTTGGCCGTCTGAAGATAGACATTATCGTTCACATTGGTTGGGTTCTGCAAGTCGAGTACCTTACCGACAACGCTTGGAAGGGTGAAGATGAAGATACCGAAAGCAAGGAAGAAAGCTTTCATACCGAAGGCGAGTCCAAAGATGGAGATGAAGATTCCGGATACTGTTGGTAGCGGGAGGTATCGTAGCGCCTCAAAATATTTCCTGAACAACGAGTTGAACATAGGAATCATTCCAATCAAGAATCCAAGCGGTATTGCAAAGAGTACGGCAATGAGGTATCCCGAGATATTCAGTGACACCGTATACCATATATTGTCCAACAAGTGGTATTTCGAGAACAAGTCCGGAACAATGGAGACAACCTTTACTGGGTTAGGGAGAATACCCGGACTGATGATTTCACCAGTCAATGTCACGAGATACCATATTGTTATAAGAAGTACAGCACCTATCGACCCAATAATCCTACCCTCTTTTTTCGAAATTTCCCCACCTGGTTTGAAGTACTTGTTCATTTGATTTCTTTTTTAAAAGGGGGTCGTGACTCTGACCCCCTTTTCATGTTAAACCATTTTTACCCTTTTTTTGGAGGGGAGTCAGAACGACCCCCCTCTCTGTTGTATATTGTTATCGTTGAACCAGCTTCATACTTGTGGTACGGTATTTCTGATTGCTTCCGACGACTCCATCCGAGATTGCACGTTTGGGACCGTTACCCTCGACGATGAATCGATTTTTATCTACACCTTGACGACTGAGATAGTTTGCCACACTCTGAGCACGCTGCTTGGACAGTTCAATGTTGTGCTGATAGCTGCCGGTGTTGTCTGTGTTACCCTCGATTCGGACATAGCAGTTGTTGAACTGTTTGATGATAGGAAGCATCTCACGCTCGATGATAGTCTCTGCATCGACGCTCAATTCACTCCCATCGACGGGGAACTCGATAACCACTTCCTTGTCAGAGAATGCTTCGGTAGATTTGACTTGCATCGACGGGGCGGCAAACTTACGTTTAGCGGTACCCTTTGCAGTCTGGTCATTGGTAAGGTTATTGCTTTTCATCAGAGATTCGATGATAGATGTCTCAGAGATTGTACGCCACGGCATGGTTGCCTTTGCAAGACCGATTTCACCGTACACCTGACTCATCTTGGTATAGAGTTTCTCACCGGTGATTTCATCGTATTCAGTGTTCAGACCGAACCAGTTGATGTTGTCTTCGAGAGTAGCGAAGTTAATCTTGCTGCCGACTGTCAGAACATCCTCCTCCGGAACGTCGAACTCTTTGGCGAACACGTGACATACTTCCTTATACGTCTCGGGGTTGTTCATCTCCGAATTTGCCCACAGAAGTGCTTCCACAATCTTTTTTGCAGTTTCGGGATTTTCTTTCAACCATTCCTCGTGAGCAAGGAAACCATCGGTTACAAGGGTCTGGATATCTTTGGTGCTTACCAGGACGTGTGTGCCGGTAGGACCATCCTTGATACAAGCGTCGTCATCGGGACAGAATACCACTGCTGCATCAGCAGTACCCGCCTTGAACGCCGTTGCAACGTCGGAACCATATCCAGTCGTGATAATCTGCACGTCACTGTTGGAAAGACCATTGGCAGCGAGAGTATTGAGTAGGAGAGAATGTGATGCTGTACCTTCCGAGCAGACGATTTTCTTTCCCTTCAAATCCGCCACTCTCTTGATGTTCTTGGTTGCCACGATTGCATCTGCACCGGCACTGAAGTTGTGAATCATAAAATAACGGGCGTCTGTCATAGTGCCGGACTGGCTTGCCTCCACGGGATACGAGTCAAGGGTGCAGAAACGGAGGGCGTTCTTGTGTTCCTTGAAGTAAGCAGTTGCTCCATCGAAGTCATCCATCTGGATAATCTTGAGGCGGATACCGAAACGCTTGTAGAACTCAGACTCCTTGCTTCCGTCTTTGCCTCCGTTGAAAGTGACGAATGGTGCCCAACCTGTATAGGTGTCCACGAGCACGTAGGCGTCGTACTTACTGTTACCGCCGACAAGTTTGCCGAGATTGATTCCCGAGTTTTTGGTCCCGAAGAAGACTGCTGCACCGAGCAGACCTACAGCGAGAACGATTGTTAATAGACGGCCGAAACCCGTCAATTTTGAAAAAGTGCTTTTGATACTCATAGTTTTTTGATTTTTGAAATGTTGATATTTTTATTTGTTGTTATTATGTTTGTTTCTTAAATCTTCGAGAAACTTCTCATGTTTCTTGTGCTCAGATTTGTTGTGTTTCAACAAAACCAAAAAGATGGTCAATCCGATGGTCAGAAGAATTGCAGCCGTAATCCATATCGGTGATAGCACCCACCACCAAGACCAGTCGATTACATTACAAAGCTTGAGAATGATGAAGGTAATGGTCAAAAGACCGACGAACCCGATTCCACCACTTGTTGTTGTTTTTGATTCACTCATTTTTTTTTTCTTTTGATTTCTTATATTTAAAAGATACTATTTTTTTTTCGGTATTTTCGAAAAATGAAGAATATTTTTTAAAATAAATCTTCTTGCAGAACCGAGATTGGCATCCACCACTTTACATGAGTCCGGTTATACAACTCCCACTTTCCGTTGCAATAGGTGTTTACCAGTACAGTATGTCCATCACAGTCAAGCATGGTTATGTAGTCTCCATCAGTATCCGGATATTCGTCCGTCTTCGGATTTCTTGGGTTTGAAACGGTCTTTGTCCAAGGAATGGATTTTTCGAGACTTTCCTTTTTTATAGAATATGTTTCTTTTAAATTATTGGTTTTATAGATTGAACCATACCCATGAAAAATACCATTCGTGTATTCAAGTATAAAACCGGTATTACTTTTGAGAATCTGTAAAATCTCAGACGGACTCATCTTTTTGTCTTCAGTCTTGTCCAATAATGCACGTGTACATACGTTCGCCTCGACGATGGAATCGTCTTCATAGAATGTGTAGGCGTCAACTGGTTCTCCCGTCACCTTGTTGTTTTTATACGGATGTTTGACAATCTCCTTCACGGTGTTGATTCGCTGACCACTCTTGAATGGTTTCCCCGAAAACTTTACAACCTTGTCGCCGGGTTCAACGACTATGGATTGCTCACGAATGGCTTTCTTTTCGGATTTCGAAAATCTATGCTCCAAAATATGACTTTTGATTTCATTGACTTTTTTATCGATTTGGTCAATTTCATCATATAAATCTTTAGCGTCTATGGCGATACCGGCTTCGATGAGATTTTCGAAATCGAATTTGTTTTCGTAGAACCACTTCACGATTTTTCCAATTCCCATTGGACTGAAAAACGAGTCATTGGGGAATACCTTATCATACTCAAGTTCCTCCTTATTGGTCATCGACATCATCCGTCTAAGATAGGGTCGAACCAAAACTTCGTCGAGTTTGATGGTTGTACGGAAAATGTCAAATATATTCGTAACGGTTATTTCCTTCTTCCTTATATCAACGGATACAAGTTTGGCTTTCTCCCATACCACACTTCCGTCATTCCATTCGATATGGAGGATAAGGCCGTAGGGCATTCTTGCAGACAACTGCTGCAATAAGATTTCCTGTCTATCTTCTTGTTTCATAATTTTATAGATAATGGTTAACATTTTGACAGATATCCTGCCGGATTAATTGATATTGAAACGTCTTCAATTGTCGCTTCGTTCAAGTTAATAACTTCCGATGAATAGGGGTAGTGACGCTTCCCTGTGAAATAGTCGGTAAATCCCCAATGACCTTCATCATCTTGTTTGAAAAATTTACCTATGTGGATTTTCTTTCCTGAATAGAAAAGGTAGACATCACCATCCTTTATGCTCGGGTCTTCTGGATTGAACTCCTTGAATCCACCTAAATAAACAGCTCTTTTCATATTTTTATTTTTTAAGTTTCCAACAGTCTCCAACCGTTTCTGCACCCGATTCAAGTTCTGACAAAGCCGATACTGCCCATTTCTTCATTGGGTTTTCATCTCTCAGATGCAAGTACCTCTCGATTTTTTTTCTGACAATACTTCTTTCTTTCTCCGTATCCGGACGGATATTGTACGCTTTCCAAGTTCCGTCTTCTTTTTGAAAGGCTTGGTACTTTATATATTCTCCACAATATGGGGCGTAGGCGACGACATTGCCTCCACTCCATGGTTCATGTCCGTCGATAAGGGCATGGACATTCTGCAAGAAAACTTGTAGAACCATTATGATGTCTCCTTTGTCAAGATAATAACTCAATGGTTTTTCATCACAATATAATTTGTAAAGCATTGTATTTATATCATGTGTCACACATCTCAATACTACATAGTAAGGATTCGATTCGTCGGATGAATTCCATATATTGTCCACAATTGTCCGATAATGTCCAATAAGGTCTTTGAACAACGAGTCGTCCATTGTAATCCAGAATGGATGTTCCTTTATGGCATCATGCTCGGTTCTCAGAATACCGAGTATTTCTTCTCTTGTTTTCATTTTACTGTGAAACTTTAAAACCGGATTGCTCTACAAGTTTGATTGCTTGTTCGAGAGATTTTCTTTTCTGTCTCTCTTCATCCTCTTTTTTCTTTCGTTCTATTTCGATACCTTGGTCAATACGACTCTTAATCTTCTCGATTCTTTTTTTCGCTTCTTCTTCTGTTTCCGGTTCTGGCCATGAAAGCTCTGTTTCAAACGAAGCTTCCCAATCTGCTCCGTTTGGGTTATATTGCTCACTTTCACCAGTCATCACAACCGTTACACAGATGTCGTCATGAGGGATTACACTTGACTCAAGTTCTTTCTTTTTTCTCTTGACGGCATTCAGTAATTTCCTCAAGTCTCCACTCGTGAGACTGATGATGTTTGAATTATCACAACAATGTTTCTGAAGACGAGTGGTCTTATAGACATTTATTCTATCGTCGATATTATATCCTCTGTAATTCATTTTAACAATGCTTTTAAATCTTCGATTATTGTTTGATTAGTTTCATCCATAGGAAGCATTTTGACAAGGCTGAGTAGTTCTTTTTTCTCTTCAGCGTATTGTTTGTCTTTCCACTCCGCCATCATGAGAGCCGACAGATAACACTCCATCGAACTACATGCTACATGGTATTGTTTGTTTTTTTCACTCAGTTCCTGAGCTTTTTCTTCGTTTGTCATATCTTTAAAATTTTACTGTTCCACCATTTTCTTCGATTGTTTTCACCGCTTCTGCAATCTTCTCACGTCTGGCTCGTTCAGCCATTGCTTCGCTGGCAATCCTGCTTTCGATAATCATATCGATTCTGTCTTTTTCCCACTGAATTCGTCTATTTCTTTCCGCCACACTTTCCATCTCCTCCCAGCACAGTTCGGTGATAAACTCGGCACTTTTGTATTTACCATTCATGGTGATACATTGTTCATCACAACCAGTCAGTTCTATCTTAACATCACCATGCTTGATTCCTTTCTCATTGAGTTCGGCTTCTTTCTTTATAATGAGTTCCTTCAATTTATCGAGGTCCTCTATTCCGAGTTCAATATTGTTGGAGTAGTCGTAGGTGAATTTATCCAACTTCTCGTGTCTTATAACATTTTTTGTGTTATCAATATGCTGTCCCTTGTAATTCATATCTTATTCGTTATAACGGTTATAACTAATTTTGTTATCGATGAACCACTTGGCCGCCGCCTCGGCTTCAGCCTTGGTGTTCCATTTCATATTGCCATCTTTGTCCTTAATGTCGAGATTGCCTATCTTGGCATACCAGTGGTTTCCACCGTAGTGCTTGCAACTCTCCGGAAGTCCCAACGCCAAGTAGTCCATCTTCCCCCACTGCATATACCGGACTTCTTCGAGACGGCATTGGGTTTCGATTGGGAACTCCAGTGTATCCTTGACGACCTCATCGACAATCTCATCACCCTCCACCAACATGGTCTCAACCACACCGTTGTCAAGATACATTTCGTGACCTTTTCGAAAATCATTGACTCTGTTGTTGAGGGTCTCGTTTTCCAACCGTACCGCCGCCTCAATCCAAGAGCACCCCCATACGGATTTATAGACATCGACGGCTTTTGCCCAAGGTGTGATGGCGTGCTCTGTATACACCCAGTTTCCATCGGGTTTTGATTCGTCCGGTATAAGATGACTGTGTTCGATATGGTCGTGAACACCGTCACGAATCTCACTTCCGAAGATTTTCTTGAAGTGTTCAACCACCTGCTCTTCAGTCTCGGGTTTGAAAAACCAGTGACCATCATTTGAACCCTTTCTCCGTATCTTGACAAACTTGTACATGGTATCAGATGTTGATTGATTTGACAAACTCTATGTGTTCCTTGCTCATTGGAACTCCGGTGAAGTTCACGTTGAGGAAAGCTCTTTTTACTTTCTCGTCCGAACAGTTCTCACGGAGGAAATAGAATGTGAGGCAGTTTCTTCCCTTGAAGAATCTCTGGGCGGGCTTGCTGAAATCTTTCCAATAGTTGCCGTTGCTGTCGGGGAACTTATTTTCGAAAAAGTCCATGAGGCAGTTAAGTCTCTGTTTTCCGTCGACCACATCGTGTTCATATCCGGTTTCCTCGAATTTCTTGTAGTCGTTTGTCTTCAACACAATGTATCCACAGTTAATCCCGAGATAAATCGAGTCGATGAAGTTCTGCTTATCTTGGAGTGTCCAGCAAAGAGGTCTTTGGTAGAAAACCTTTTTACCGTCTTTATCCACGATGTATGGGTCGAAGTTGAATTCCTCACGGGACTGACCATAAACCCAATCAAGTGTCAGTTGGGATACTTGCATGTCGTCATGCCAAGTTCCATTTACTAACGGATTAACCCCGTTTTCTGTGAACCTCTTACGTTCAATATTGATATTGTCTTCCATTTTATTTTCTTTTAAGTTTATCTTTGATGTCTTCAAGAGTGGTCTTAATTAAAATGAGTTCAATTAAGATTAAACAAAGAAGAATCTAAATACAAAAATTAATAAAATTCATAATTTATTATTTTTAAGATTATTTTTTAACAACCACCCATACATTTCCTTCCTTTACATACATTCCCTTCTCGATGGCGTGGCGTGTGAGCTGTCCGGCGTACTTCCCAATCTTCTTGAAGAGTATCTGAATCTGTTTCTCTGAGAGTCTCCCATACTTCTGATACTGCTTGCAGAAAGAGGTGAGTATTCCGGAATCGGTACCGGCGAACCCTACACCGTTGAACTCACTGACATCACCACTCTCCTGTTCACTCTCGGTCTGATGCTCATATATTCTGAGCATTGCCTTGATTGCTTTCTGTGGGTCAGTCGTGATTGCTGCCCTGATGGCCGATTCTATTGCTGATTTAGATTTGTATTCCATTTTTCCTTTTATTTTCTTGATGCAAAGATACGAACTTTTTTTGAATTACAAAACTTTTTTTTCAAAAAAAATTAATTTTTTTCGTAACTACTTCATTTAGTGAAAGTAAAAAATGAAATTTTTTTATCGCTTATAGAAAAATCCCTTGCAAAATCTCCTTATTTTTTATTTTTTTTTTTCTTATTTTCGGCACTACGGTCTCTTATTCCACGGAAAAGAGCCATGCTCCATTCGGAGATTTGCTGTGGAGTGATGGGGACAATCTCACGGTTCAACCATTCGTCTTCCGTCATCCCGTCGATGTTGATGAACATATCGTGCTTAAGATTCTTTACAATGGTTTCCGAGTGGGTGATGACAACAACCCCGTAGCAGTTGCCGAGATATTTTTCGAAAATTTCGTTGAGATAATTGCAGATACCCACTTGCATCTCACGGCTCATTCCGATTTCAATCTCATCTATGACGATGAATGCTTTTTTATTGTCACGGTTTTTTTCGTCTTCCTTGATGACGAGACTGTTCATCATGCTGACGATTGTACCTACCGAGGCGTTGGAAGTGCTGTCCCATGGGAGGTCGGACAGCATGTGGTCGAGTCCGGTTCCAAACAGTGAACTGCATCCGTTGGTTCTTTTCTCCATCGAGATGGTGGCGATTGGACTCTTGTCGAGTCCGAGTTTCTCCATTATGGTAAATACGAGTTGTTTTCTAACTACAGATTTACCTGACGAGTTGCTTCCTGTCAGGATGGTCACTTTACCCGGTTCGATTGATTTGGTGACATCGACGATTCGGTCGATGTGGTTGCTAATATGTTCTGACGATAAATTTGTATAATCCATTTTTATATATATTTTTCAGTTAATCTTCTTTCTGTGATATGTCTTTCTCCGGACATAAAATACTCCATTTGGTTTTCGAAAACCATATCTTTTCTGACAAATGTAGTGAGAACTCTATATTCTTTCTTTCGTGTTCCAAATCCAACTCCATCATCCATACTCCAGAATATAGAGTTCTCATGGTCTGGACACTGATAGTTCACACTGGAAAGTATTCTATTCTTAGTGAAGAAATTGGTTATCAAACCAAGACGGTTGTCAAACTCACACTGGCCTAACCTTTCCACATATCTGTCGAAAAAATGTGGGGCGATGAACAAGAATTTGTCACCTTTATTGTGGAGTGAGCAAACCCACACTCTGTTGTTTCTTCTAAACGTAGAGAATGTGAGGGTTTTCAACCCATTCTTCAAATAGTCCCGCTTTCCATATGTGGAGATTATCAGATGGTACTCAATACCCGAGTTCTTGCTTGTGAAGTCAACCCTGTTGAAATACCGAAGGTCGTCTCCCGTCATTTTAAGGCAAGCCTTTCTGTACTTAGAATCCGAAATAACAGAGATAACCTTTCTATGAACATAGTCCATTTCTGAAATAATCAGATTCTTAATTTCATCCAATGTCATTGTGTCTACATACATGGCTCGGTCGGATTTAAAGTTTGACAATACTTTTAACCGCCTGTGCAAGGTAGTCGTAGTGGAGGAACATGTATGAACTCGGTTCAACTGGTTCACCACCGTCGTACTGCATTTCGTAGAACGTCTTGTACCCGTCTTCCGTTTCCTTTATCGAAAAGACCGAGAACACATGGTCATTTAAAGTTGAAAGACTCTTTGCTTTCCTCAAAGCCTTCTCATAGTCGTCTGTGAGATAAAGGGTGTCCATTAACGATTCGGACAATACACAATAGTCAAAGTTGGGATTCACATACTCTCTACCCAGTGTCATCATAAACTCGTCATGGTCTGACATTTTGTAGTCGGGTTTGTTGGCGATATTAAGAAGTGCTTCAATACACTGCTCTGTGGTCATTTCCAAATCGGCGGGAGGGTCAATACTCGTTTCAGGGTTATGGAAAAACCTTACTCCATTTGCTGCCCAAATGATGAGTCTTAGTTCTTTGTCGTCTATTATTTTCATTTTGTTTCCTTTTTAATTTCTGATGCAAAGATACGAACTTTTTTTGAATTACAAAACTTTTTTTTCAAAAAAAATTAATTTTTTTCGTAACTACTTCATTTAGTGAAAGTAAAAAATGAAATTTTTTTACTTAGAATAAAAAAATCCTTTGTAAAATGATAAAAAAGAAACCGGTTTTTCAAAAAATAGACACCTTTAAAAAGAATCAGACAACTCGTCTCGGTAAGAGGGAGTTATCTGATTTTCGAAAAAAAAAGGAAAACAAGTATGTAGACATCAACCTACGTTTTCAAGTATGTATTGTATCAATATTTCTTTTGGAATTTGGTCAAGCATTTCCCTTGCTTTCTTTTTGTTTGCTTCGATGCCTTCAATTGGGAGACGCTGAGCCACGATAGCAGAACCCTCTTCTACAACCTTATGTTCTCTTCTGTATAGAGATACTGCTGCTTTTATCTTGTCGTTCATTTGATTACGTTTTTTTCGAGTATATCCAAATCAAGGTTTTCGAAAATCTGCATGAATTTTTCAAACTCCGGATTTCTCCAAGCGTTCATGCAGTATGGTCTTGGTTTAGAATAGTGGTACCAATTTGTTTTGATGTGTTCTTCGGCCGCTCGTTTAGTCAGGAAGCAACCGGTTTTGTCTGATATTTTTTCATACGCCTCATACTCGTGGGTATCGACGATTCTATTGAGGTATTGTCGTGCAAATCCAAGTACATCTTCTTCGAATACTTTATTGATGTGTTTCCATTTGATGCAGATGTCTGCCGGCATGTCTGACAGGAAATTCTCTTCGATGTATTCGGCATAATCCTCAATCGAGTTGAAAACTCTGATGTCGTGTGTCGAATCTATAATCTTGATACAATCTCCACAACCTTCTTCGGTGGGGCGCTCCCCCGATTCCATTATTCCCCAGAATCGGGGGGCGGCCGTACCTTCTGTGCTCTGTTCTCTGAGTTCCTTCTGTAGGGATTTCAGAAAGTCAAGCTCTTCTTTTGTCATAATCAACCTCCGAAATATGACGACTTGTGAGTTTCTCCTGATGTGGAGGCGGGAATAGATTCCGGGGTTTTAACCTCGGAGAACTCTATCGTCTCGGGTTGAGTTCCGGCACCGATGGCCTGATGGGTGAAACTGATGTTACCGGTGTCTTCAACTGGTTTGTCAAAAATTCCAAACCCATTCTTTTCAAAGTCGGCCATAATCTGATTGGCCTTGTCCAAGTTAATGTCGGAGTTGATTTCGAAATTCATCAGGATGTCGTTACTTCCGTCGATGAGTCTGTTGATTTCGGCAATTGACTGATTGATGGTATCGTTCACAGTCTTCATGGCGAGTTCCTGTTCCATAGAGGAAGTAAGAATACCATGCATGATGGAGTTGATGTTTTTCATCGCCGTGCTCTGTGCCACTGCTTGCTCATACTCCTCCACTCGGAAGTCGTGTTCATTCTGAGCATCCTGCACTTTATATCCAACAGCAATTTGGAGTTTCTGCATCACTTTCAGATACTTCTCCGAAGTCTGAATTCTTGCACGCTGATTCTCGATTTGCTTCTTGCCTCGGACAATTTCGTTAGAGACTAATTGAAGCTGAGCCATGAGTTTGGTTCTCTCACTCTGGTCGGTAGTACTCCTGAGTTTGTTTTCGATTGCTGTTTTTTTACGGACGTTGTTTTCGAAATTCTCTTCGTACTCTTTCAACTTCCGTTTCATTCTTACAAGGATGCTGCCGAGATTCGTCACATTCTTATCTATGATTTGAAGTTTTTCCTTCATCTCACGGATACCGTTTTCAAGGATGGCGATGGGGTCGATATTGACCACAAGTCCATATACTTTCCTCATAATCTGTAACCACAACAGACTGATAAGTCTTCGAGTCTTCTTGTTGGTCACGATATAGACGATGGCGGCGATGGCGGCAAGTTCGGCGACGAAAAGAAGCAGGTTTGCTGTTGCTGCAATGAGGAACGGGAGTGCAAACTTGAAAAATGCATATCCGATTCCGAGCATTGCCAGTATACCGGTCAGTTTAGCGAACCCACCACCGGGTCTTTTCCACAATTCCTTGAATTTGTCTTTGGGTTGAAGGGCTACACTGTTGTCCATATTTTTCCTTTCTTGTGTTTAAATTGTTAATGATTCGATTTTCTGACGGTCAGTGTTCAGAACATCCAGCACAGACTGGATGGAGGCGTTGAACGTCATTCGGTTGTTGTTGATTTCAACCTTTGCTGCTTGCATTGCCATGTTCTTCTGACCGATTTCATCCATGAGGGCATCATATTCTGCCTTCATCTGCTGGGCATGGGTTTGCATCTCTGCTATCTCTGCCTCCACACTGGAAACTCTTTCGTGCTCCAATTTGTCCAACTCACCGAGTCCTGTCTGTTTCTCGGTCTCCACCACACCAAGGTAGAAGTCGATTGCCTGTAGGATGGCGGTCTTGTCGAAGTTCGGGTATTGTCCTTTCAACACATTGAAGGCTGCCGAAATCTTCTGCTCCAATGTGATTGGGAGACTGTCCAAACTTTGCAGGGTCGTCTTGAGTTCGAGATAGTCGGGACCCGGCCGGTTCTGGGCGATGATTGCATTCCAAATTCTGTCGATGATGTTTTTGTCTGCCACTGCTGTCGGGGCGGCCCCAGTCTGCTCGATGGTCGCTGTCGGGGCGAAACTTGTCGAAATTGAACCCATTGAACTCACCGGAATCTGAGCACTTACATTTGTGTTGTCTTGGACAACCTCTTTCGATACTGGTGGGTCTTCCTTGATGAGAGCTCTTTTGATTGCTTTTCCTATTGATGCCATTTTATTTCTTTTTAATCGTTAGACAATTGTGTTGATTGTTAGAAAGCGAGGCGGGCGACCAACCAGGGCTGGAAGTTCCAACTACCTTTTCCGTGAATGGAGAGTTTGGCAGGATTGTCGGTCACGTTGAAGAGCATGAGATTCACACCAACATGTACCATAGGGGTAATCTTGTAATACACCTTCTGCTCGGTACAGAGATTGAATGTGTTCGGACCCCACGTGTCGAGATAACCCTCGTAGTAGATGTGGTCGAAGTCGGCGCTGCTATTGATGGAAAACTGCCAATTGTGGCCGCTGCCAAAGTCGTATCGGTACATAGGGGTGAGACTGAAACAGAAGTTACCCAGCAAGAGTTCGTATGCAAAACCGGCGTTAATCATATTATGGTCGGGCCAGTACATGGCGGTGGGAACCTTGAAGTCTGGAAAATCTGATGTCCGGAATCGGGTCTCCAAGTGTCCGAGGAAGTGGGAACCGGCGATTCGGTACTCTCCGTAGAGGATGCCGTAACCCACGGCCTGGTTGTTGGTCACTGTGAACTCATTGTACGAATACACGTTGAAGTTGCTGTCTGACTTGAAAAAGTCGGCGACGAATTTCTGATTCCCGTCATAGGACTGATGCCACTGAATACTCTGGGCGTTTGCTGCTGTTGCCATCACAAAGACGGCGATGATTGTGAAAAGAACTTTCTTCATTTTTTTGTGTTTTTTGATGTTTGTTATTTTATTTTTTTCGAAAATTATCCGATGTTATCGACTTCGATTTCTTCTTCCCTAACGAAAGTCACACTTTGACTCTTCACCCAGAGGGGGGCGTCTACATCCTGTTGCAGATGATGTCCGTCCCATTGAAGACAGTTGTCGAAAGGAAGACCAGGAAGATGGTTGTCAAGCGGGATGATGCAGGGTGTACCTTGTACGATGATGAGTTGACCCTCTATCCATTCGTTGTTCCAACGTTGTGCCTTGAATATTTGAACCTTTATTTTCATTTGTCTTTCCTTTCGTTTAAAAGATACTATTATTTTTCGAAAGATTAGAATTTTTTTTTTTCTCATTGAAGTCCCCATCGTGAGACGGGGACTTCAGTATAGAGATATTATTTACATCTACGGCACTTGGTGGTGAGTTCACCGGAACACATCAAGAAGTAGTTATCCCAAGCTTTTACTGCCGGACTGTTAGCGGTACTGGGACCACTCTTGTGTTTGGCGATGGCCTTCAACCACTTGTCCATAGGATGGTTATCACGGTATTTGTACCACGACTTGGCCATTGCCTCAAGGTTGGCTCTGGTGGGCATCCAACCGATGGTCTTGAGGATGAGTTTGAGTTCGTCATGTACTTGGTCGGCCAGAGGAACATCATTTATGGGGAAGACGTATTGTTTGTTTTTCAACTGATTTTCTTTACGTCCTTTTCCGAGAAGGGCTGCACCGGCACGATACCTAGGTACGTTGTTTTCGTCGTGCAGCAGTTCATGTTCCAAGCAGAACGTCTGAAGCATTCTATAGTTCTCGTTACCAGCTGTGATGTTTGAAATCACAAAGTCTTCAGTTGTCCAACCAGTTCTGTCTTTGTTGATGGTTTGGATGTACTCCACTTCTTGTTCGGCTGGAATCTTCACGAAGCGTACTGGTACGGTCGTATCGGATGGTAGACCACCGTCGTTGACCTTTGTTATGAAACCAACCTTTCGTCCTGCACCATCGGTGATGTTGTTGGTCATAAGATTGACTTCGATGGGCTGGACCTGTGCCCAGACTTTGTTCTCGGCGTCATATATCTTCTTGATAATACTCCTCACCCTTGCAGGCTTGACCTGACGATTTTGGGGGTTAAAATTGAATTGGTTCAATTCTTCGGCTGTGCAACGAGCGTCACCACAATATTCAACTTGGATATTCATAGGTTCAATTTTTTATTTGTTTTTTTACTTATGTTTAAAAGATACTATTTTATTTTTATTTTATTTGAAAATCTTATTTTTTTTTTTGTAAGAATTTTCGAAATTAGTCGATTTTCCCAACCTCAGTCAGAAGTATCTCTGGGTTCTCATAGGATACTGTGCCTCCCCAGTAGTCAAGTTCCTTCATTTCCATATTGTCGATGTCGAGTTCCACGACACTCAGACGGAATGAGATTGCTTTACGGCCAGCACCAAATTCACCGATTCTATAAATTTCGAATGGGGGATATTTTTTCCCATCACTCAACAATGCCGGTTTCTCATTGATGATACTCTTGATAATTTCGACAGCATCCTTTCTTGATTCTATAATATGGGCATCGGCTAATTTTGCCGTATTCCACCACCCGTAGGTAAATGAAAGGAATCCCGTTTCGGTCTCATTGTTAGCCTTATCATAGACATATACTCTGATGAAGTAAGACTTCTTTGCTCTCTTGTTTCTCATGGTTGTTAGTTTTTGTTGTTTCCTTTCTATGTTTTACATTAAGTCTTCGTTTGCTTTGACGAGTTCGTTGATGATTTCTTCTTTGGTCTCGAATCCCTCATACCAATATCTTGGTTTGAATGGGAATTCTTCACGAAGAATGTCCATAAGGTATTCGATGCTATGCTCGTTGAGTTCGTCTCTCAGTGTTTGTTCCTTTATGTTTTCCATTTTGTTTCCTTTTTAATTTCTGATGCAAAGATACGAACTTTTTTTGAATTACCAAACTTTTTTTTCAAAAAAATTTTATTTTTTTCGTAACTACTTCATTTAGTGAAACTAAAAAATGAAAATTTTTTTATTGTTTATAGAAAATCCCTTGTAAAATTGGTTTTTCACAAGGGATTTTTTTGATTTTTGTTGGTTTTTTTGTTTTCGAAAATTTTGATTGTTTATTCACCCCACGGACTCTCACACCAGTCATCGTCGTGCCACTCCTGTTCCTTGATGGTGAGCATGTCGGTCATGGGGTCGATGTGTCTTCTCCAACCCATTCTGTCGATATAGTAACCGTCACCCAAGACCTCCAAACAACCGTCGGGATAATTGGGCTGAGGTGATTTCAAACCTTCTGAGACGTTTCCGTTGACGTATCCTTTGGTGAATCCACGTTCAAGTCTTTCGGGGTGTGCTTGATTGTAGTCGTGGTAGTAACCCTTACGATGACGGTCTTTCTTCTTGGATTTCTTCTTGGACTTGGGTTTTTCGAAAGTTTCTGAAGTTCCTTTCTGTTCCTCCCATCTTTTCTTCCAATACTCGTGACGGTCGGGAGTGGTGGAGGACTCTTTCTGTTCCCTCCACCTCTTTGCCCAATATTCGTGTCTGTCGGTTGCCATAGTCTTAATTATTGTATATTGTTAGTGAGTTACTTTCTTTACTAGGTCTGAATGGGACACACTCTTCAAGATAGGTTGTTCTTACCACTGTCGTGTAACGGACCACATAGGTGAAAATTGTGTTGACACCACATATTTTGAGAGCCATCTTTCTTGCTGCTTCGACACTCTTGTACTTCTTTGCAAGTCTTAATTCACTCGTATAGTTTGGTACAACCTTTGATGATTCCGTCCAGAAGTATTCTTCTCCGTCTTTCTTCAACTTGATGACGTAGAACTCTTTTGTGACTTTGGTCACGTCTTCATCTTCTCTGTGTGCTTCCATAACTTTATTTTCTTTTCTTTGATTGTTGTTCGTAAAGTTCTTCTCTGATGATTGATGTGATGGCAAATATCACCATACTCACAAGTCCGACAATCCTTTCTGTTTTGGTTAGTCCGGCACCGAGTAGTCCAGACATACCGACACTGAATGATATGATGATTATCCAAGTCAAGATTGCTTCCCTCTTATCTGCAAACACTTTCATCGTTTTAGTTCATTACGTTTCCAATGATGACAACTTTGTCATAGTTTTCGAAAAGAAATTCGTCCAAGGTGTCGAATCTGCTGCCGACAAACCAACCACCCGGTTCCTCGTAGAAGACATTTCCATATTCTGTTATGTTTCCGTCATTCTGAAGTAGTCCGAGAGTATCTCCCTCGTAGATTTTATGTCCGGAACAAACCTCTCCGTTGTCGTCTTTGGTGTTGGCGTGATAATCGGTGGCATACTCCAATGTATGGATATCGATTTCTTCAATCGAGATTGAACGTCCCTCCGAATCATACTCAGAGCATTGGTCGATACCGTATTTTTGCTCCTCACCCTTCGGAGTCCACAGTTCGATGAGATATCCGTAAAACCATTGATTGGTTCTAATACTCTTTGCTCTGCAAGTCTGGATTTTCATAGGAAGGAATCTTTTTTATTGTTTCACATAGATGATAACCCTGTCGTCCTCAAATTCTGCATCACACATCATCGCCCAGGCACGATATTCATTGTCCCATTGTTTCATTTCGGCGGGGGTTGCATCGCCTTGCACATACCCATCTGCTTCCATACATTCGATGATGTTATTGATGGCGTTTTCCTCGTTTCCTTCTGTTGTGAGTCCAACGGGTATTTCTGTGGTCTCACCAAGAGTTCTTTTAAAGATTTCAAGTTGTTTCATTTTCGAAAATTTTTATGTGTTAGTAACTTATTTGTTTGCTGCTGCACTACGGAGTTTCTCCATAGCTGAATTGTACAGTCTATTCACCGTGTAGATAGTTATTTTGAGCTCTTCGGCAATATCCTTGTCGTTCTTCTCATATTCCTCACCAATGCCGAATTTCATACATACAATCTTTCTCTCACGAGAAGTGAGTACCGAAAGATAAAGTTGAATCTCTTTATTCTTGTCTTCCTCGACAAGATTTTTGTCTGCTCTGTCACCACCGTCGATTGTGTCGGCAAGGGTGGATTCGTTGGTGTTGTTGTTCCCATCAAAACTGATGGGGGTGCTCATCGAGAGGATATTTGTTTCAGTTGCAAAGACGGTTGCAACCATCTCTGGAGTAAGACCTGCCATTTTGGCGATGTCTTCGGTTGAGAGTCCGAAAGTGTCTCCGTTGAGTTTGTCGATGACCTTCCTCACCTTTTGGGCGGCGATGGTCACGTCGTGGCTCCTACGAACCAAGTGACCCTCTGTCTCGATGGCGTCGACGATGGCTTTACGGATGTACCACACAGCGTAGGTGTTGAAACGGTTCTGCTTGTAGTAGTCTTCGTGAGCCACGTATGCACGGGCGGCTTCAAGAAGACCCATGTTCCCATTCTGGATAAGGTCGTCCAGTTCGAGACCGAGGTGCATGAAGTGGCGTGCTGACTTCACAACCAAAAGGAGATTGTGATTGACAAAGTTGTCGAAACTATTCTTGCTTTTCCTGGCGAGTTCGACTGCCTCAATCTCTTCTTCACGAGTGAAGGCGGGATACTTACGTATAACGCTAATATATGTGTTATATATGTCACCCATCTGCTCGAATGATGAGGCGTTGTTAAGATGTCCGTTATTCAAATTAACTCTTTTCATTTTTTTAAGATTTTAAAAGTTCAACTTTATATTATTTCACATTCTACATCAATGATGGTCTCGGGGTCGTAGGGAAGTTTTTCACCCGGCATATAGATGGTGTATATTGTCTGGGCTTCAAGTTTCTTTCCCTCTCCTTTGAGAGCGGCCTTGATGATGATTCCGATGATTCTTAATAAAGTTTTCATGTTTTTATCTTTTTAATTTCTGATGCAAAGATACGAACTTTTTTTGAATTACCAAACTTTTTTTTCAAAAAAATTTTATTTTTTTCGTAACTGCTTGATTTTGTGTAATAAAAAAATGAAAAAAATTTTAATCAGAATAAAAAATCCCTTGCAAAATTAGATTTTTACAAAGGATTTTTTAGAATTTATGCATTGTTGTCGTAGAATATTTCGACCTTATCTCTTTTGTTGTCTTGTGGTTTGATGGTGGCGTATCCTATACGTTTCATCTTAACTGGGCACGTAATCCACTTCTCTTTCGTGTCTTTCACATCCGGAACCTCGTCTTCGGTGGGTTTGAAGATGTGTTTAGAAATCTTTTTTCTTCCATGTTGTACTGGTTCGTACAACCAAGCGAAAGCACTTGAACCGGACCCATAATACGATAGGGCTTTGAAACAACCGGTGACAGAAGTTGACACACAGACTCTTTTTGTCTTTTCGTCTTCACCCTCGATAGTGTTGTCCGGAACACGTGGATAGAATATGGTGTTATCATCCCACTTTAAAAAAGATAAGTGATAGAGTTTCACTGTTTTACTTAGCTTATACCTTCTCATGTTTTTAATTTTCGAAAATAACTGAGATTTCTTTCAAACATCTGACGGGTTGTCCGTTCTTGGTTCCGGGATTCCACTTGGGCATGCTATTGATTACTTGTATTGCTGCATCACCACATCCGGCTCCGATGTCTTGCAGTACCTTGACGCCTGAAATTGTTCCGTCCTTTTCGACTATTACCGATACGATGACTTCACCCGATATGTTATATTGTCTAGCGAGGGGTGGATACTCGAGATTAGACTTGATGAACTTTTTCAAGGCAACCTTCCCTCCGACAAATGTTGGATACTTGTCTGGGTTCTGACAGATTTCGTCTTTCGAAAAAAACGAAGAATCTTTTTCAACAACCATAGAGTCTGACGGACTTGTGTATTCCATCTCGATAGAATCACTTTTGGACATCTTTTCTACCATATCCGTTTTGAACCTGTTTTTCTTGTAGATGAAAAACTCACCGAGGTAGTACAAGTCACTATTATACATCCATATCTTTTCGAACTTTGACGAAGATAGTTCTATACACGTGTCTGCATCCTCCAAGTATGGGTATTCCTTATTGGCAACAGAAGACGGTACCGGAGTTATCAACGAGTATCCAATTTTTATATTTACATCACTTTCAATATTATATGATGTAATAATCAAGTATTTACGGAACTCTCCGAACTCACCGCTTTCGTCGGACGAGACATAGTTGGCGATAGTTCTGCACATCAACACCGATGGCCGTTTTTCATAATCTATTGTTGAAAATTTGAATCCGGCATCCTTGGCGAATGATATACTCTTTGTCATAGTGTCGGCGAACTTGTGTTGCAACTCCCTCCAATTATCTTCTGATTTATACCAGTCGATATTGCCTTGTTCGTATTTACATTTATAGTACTCGTCGAGAAAGTTGATTATAGTTTCCCGTTTCATTTCATCCATGTACTCCTCATTCGTCATACATGACGAACAAAGAATAGAAATAAGCATTGATACTAAAAAAATCCTTTTCATTTTATTTTATGTTTAAAGTGATTGACAAACCGACAAAACATTTTACTTGTTTTCCATTCACCGAACCGGGATTCCACTTGGGCATCGACTCTATAATTTTTTTGAAATTCTCTCCATATCCTCCACAGTCCTTGATGACATTGACGTTGAAAACCTTTCCGTCCTTGTCGACAAAGAATCCGATATAAATGTCTCCGGACGTTTTCACTTTCGGCTCGATTGACGAACTTTGCTCTTTAAGATATTCAAACAATGAGTCGAAGTAGTCACCATATTGTGGAGCTTCCTTTATGGACACATACCAGTCTTCTTCTTTGATGAAAGGTTTGAGAGATTCCTCATACTCTTCCATAGAAAATATCTTTCCACTGATGTCTTCGACTGCTGTCACCGTGAGATTGTTGGTGGAGTCTTTAGTCGTTTGTGTGTTGTCTTGACTATTTCCATCTCTCCATCCAATATTTAAATCGGTGAAATCCAAATCCAGCATAGACGTTTTATCAGCAAAAATGTATGTACCCAATCGGAGTATAGTTACGGACTTATGACAATTACAATTTGAATCTATCCAATTTTCTATTTCCAAATTAGATACTTTGTTTTCAACACAAGTGTCTCTGTATATGTATGGAATATGTTTAAATTTTCTTTTTTTAAATTCAGCTGCCGGTGTAAGGGATATTATATTGTAACTCACCATAAGTGAGTTTTTACCGTCTGGCGTTAGGTTCTTCATTCTAATTCTTGAGTGAATTTCAAATTGTATTACTTGACCATATTCGATAACCTTACCACCATCGTCGTGTTTCTCATAATATCCGAGAACTTTTGTTTTGTGGACATAATTAGAATTTAGGTTGCCGAGGTTTTCGGCCATAGATTTTGCAAAACAGATGTCAGATGTCATCTTCTCAGCAAAGGCTTCCTTTATGTTTACACATCTTCTGGATGTGTCCCACCAAATTGGATTTGTGTCGGTGTATCCGTCTATAAATTCCGACATATTTTTGTGACCCTCACCTTCACATGAGACAAGGAATAATGCAGTCAGAGACAAAAGTATCAAAGATAGTTTTTTCATTTTTTTAGAATCTATTCTCCCCAAATGGTTTCGAAAACTTTTTCGAGGAAAGGTTTGTTAATGTTGTAGGTTTTATTTTTCAAGATTATTTTAGGATTCTGAATCTCGGTTCCGTCTTCTTTATAGAGCAGTGAATGAATCGTTGACTCCCACGATAAGGGAGTTTTTTGTGAAAGGTATTGCATCAAGAGGTCAGTCTGGTTTCTCCAGCTATTGTACTCTACGGACCAGTCTCTGTTATTGTCGGCTACGAAGTCGGAGAACTTTGCTATTCTGATTCTCAATCCATTTTTATTTTTTTCTTCCGGTTGGTGTTTCGAAACAATATCGTCCATCACACCACGGATGATTTCTTTCATCTTTTCTTCGGCTTCCAATCTTTCCCTTTCGAGAATTTTACATTTGGATGTAATGTCACGGATTTGCTGTCCGAGTTCTTTTAATTTTTCCATATTCTATTTGTTTATTGTATTGTAGTATCTTTCATCTAAAGACACAACTTTCTATATTTATTAGTAAGTTTCTTTAAAGTGTTAAGATGAATTTCCAAACATATTCGTGACCTGAAGAGGTTAAAATGGCATCAACTTTGGAGTATCCGGATTTTTTATACTTATCAACAAGTTCGTACACAAACTTTTCTTTGTGAGAACCGTGTATTGTGAAAGACCATTTTTTGGGAGGCATACCACAACGGCTCACCCGGATGTATTCTTCTACTCCTTTTCTTTCAGCGGACTCAACCTCTTTGTTGAAACAGTCTCTTTCAATTTCTTCATTGGTCACATAGACCATCTGAATGAATTGTTCAGGTGTTATCATATCTTTAACTTTTTTATAAAGATACTATTATTTTTTTAAATAAATAAAAAACCCCCGTCTCACGACGAGGGTTTAAAAATATGAATAAAATTAATAGATATTAATATGTTCCATTTTTATCAAATCGTTTCTCATACGAATTTAAGTCGCCGATAATCATATTGGTGGTTTCAACCAAATCGTTTACATCTTTTTGACGACCGTATGACTTTTTGGCATCGAAGATGTGTTTTACGTTGGCGATGTGAAAACCTTCCGAACATTTCAATTCACTGTCAAATTCCGAATCTGGTTCCTGCACCCATATGTTAAACTCGATATTGTTATATGGGAATATATATGGTTTATGTTTGATATGTGGAATTTTTATCTCTGGTTTTTGAGAAAACTGGAGTTTTTCAATTCCTCCATACATTTCAGTAAACACCTTTAGTTTATTTTCTGTTTCCTCATCACATTTTATTACAATATCGATGTCGTGGACGAATCTTCCAACGGGGAGAAGTCCTTGTTTCAAGAGGGCGATACTTCCAGTGACCATCACGTTTTCCGGAGATATTTTGAATCTTTTGGTAAAGGATGTAAGAGTTTTCAACATGAAGTCTGCATTTCTTTTTTGTGAGTCATAGAAGTTGTTCTTTGACTTTTCAATATCTTCCACCCTCTTTCTCTTGAAAAAGTTGTTTCGAAAACATATTGTGATATGTTTCACCCAATCTTCATCAACAGAATCACTGATGGTAGAATTTTTACATTCGGTCTCCATCCTTTTAACCATATCTGATAGTCGAGCGTCAAGTTCCGAATACTTAAACTTACGTCTCCGGACATCGAGTAGGAAGTCACGGTCTATGTTGGTTCTGTCGAGCAAGAGTCCCTTACCTTGTGCAATTTCTATGCACATTGCCACATTTCGAAAACAATGATACATATTCTTGACATCGTACTTGTAATCTGGGTTTCCTTGTTTTTCGGCGACCATATTGGATTCGTAGCGTGCTTTGTTTCTCTTCTGCTTCCACTCCTCATACTCCTTGTATTTCCGGCAGTGTGTGCCGTATCCGTCGGCGTTATATGTCATCATGCAGATTGGTTCTTCCTCCTTTTGGGTCGAGCAAAGTCTGACTGTGTTAGACGTTCCGTCGTTGTTGATGATTCCACAATGACCTCCGAAAGGTTTTTCGGTCATCTTTACAACATAGTCAACCATGACACTGTATTCAGTCTGTTTTTGAAATCTATCCATGAAATGAGAAACAGCGAACTTACCAAAACTTGTTTGTTTGTTTATCTCATCACCCATGTTTACGTTGGCGAGTCTCAGATGCTGACCGAAGTCATAGTACATCAAGTAACAGTCTTTCATGTTCGTGAGGTTTGTCAGACCACAGCAATCTTGACGAAGACCGTTTCTTTTGAGCCATTCTTGGATGTTTATACTTCCTTGACGACCATCAAAGGTGAAACAGAAATCAAGTGGAGTCTTTCTCTCCATGTTCTCCATATCCCAATGAATTTTTTTCTCCTGTCCACGAGCCTTCTTTACCTGAGATGAAGCGTATTCACCGAATGGTTTGAAACATTTCTTCGTTAAGAATTTGTAACCTATATTTCTGATATGTTCCTTGAACAACGGATGTTCATACAGAATTTTATCATCGGGGACAAAAAAGGCTTCGAGTACTGCTGGGTTGGAATTCATGGCAAGTTTCATAAATTTGCCGAGTTCCCACCATTTGTTGTCGTTCTTCTCATCGGAGACTTCATCTTCGAAACCAAAGTCGAAATTGTTGTCCATGATATAAACTCCACCGGTGTCTATATCTGCACTTCCGTCGTCAAGACTTGTGTTATATAGGTGACTTCCTCTCACATATTCAAAGAGAAGAAGACCTCTATTTCTTATATCTTCAAATGTCATTGTCTTATTGTATTTGATTGACTAAAATATTTTTGAGAGTCTTTCTCATATTCGGAAAGTACCTGTCCAATGTTAGTCCGTATGTGAATCCATCCATTTCGGTCAAGGTGTTTCCGTAGTTGTCGACAAATGTCGACGTACATTTCATCTTCTTTAAGTCTGGTGTATCTTCGAGTTCTATATAGAAGATGTGGAGGTCTTTATTCTGATTGTACTTTTGTCTTCCACAATCTTTAAAGAACTTAACGTTCAAATCTTTATAATCAAGACCCGTCTCTTCTTTCAATTCACGACATGCAGTATCAAACGGGTCTTCACCATCTTCGACATGACCTTTGGGAATATCCCAAAAACCATTATCTACAGGTTTGGCCGTAGGGTGACATTGGAGATACCCAACAGGTGTCTTTATAAGGAATCCAGCACTTAATTGTTTCATTGTTTAGTGTTTAGTTATTTTTCGAGTTTTGTTATTTTTTCATTTAATTCTTTTATTTCTTTGTCTAATTTTTCATTCTGCAATTTGATTCTCAGAATACTGAGAATAGTCATATAGCATTTATGAAACATAGGTGTTTCTCGGCGTGTTTTTCTTGATACATAACAATATGCAATCATAATATTTATCTGTTCCTGGTCGAGGAACTTATACATCTTTGCTTTACCGAGTTGGTAACTTCTCTTGTACCAAAGATATGGGTATGGGTCTAGACCGAGGTGCATCCTTGAAATGTTACATTCTTTTGTTATTTCAAGGATGTTACTTTGTTTCACTCTTGGTAAATACGTGGTTTTCTTATGTTTTCTTATGTTTTTCATTTTATGATTGTTGAATCTTCCCAAATTTTCTCTGGGGTCAAACCGAGTTCGTTTTTACTCCAATAAGGTGTGATTGTAACGATTTGTATGGCTTCGAGTTTGTTGAGTTTATTTTCGTTGCACTCAAAATTAACACGTACATCAGTGACCTCATTAAGACCACCCCAGAAATCAAAAGAGTTCGCCTTTTTTAAACACCCAATCGGTGTAGAACTGACCGACGATTCGGATGTTATCTTCGTAGTCTTTCCATCTAAACTGTATTATACTCATATCTTTTTTTTTTTCAAAGATACTATTATTTTTTTGAAAAATCAAATTTCGAAAATATCTTTCATTTTTTCAATAAGGTCGAGGTTTTCCCAAGGAAAGTATTTTATTCCGTCTTTTACATAACTTTTTCTTCCGAAGTGACCGTACTTTGCTGTCTCGAGATAGATTGGGTTGAGTAATTGCAATTTATCGATGATACCTCTTGGTGTGAAATCGAAATGCTTATGGAGTCTGTCTGCAATTTCAGCATCACTTATATCGATTTTGCAAGTTCCGTTGGTATTCACAAAGATTGAGATGGGTTGTGCCATGCCGATTGCATACGACACTTGGATTGTAACCTCGTCTGCAATTCCGGCAGCGACAAGGTTCTTGGCGATATATCTGCAAAAGTATGCAGCGCTTCTATCGACTTTGGATGGGTCTTTACCAGAGAACGCTCCCCCGCCATGAGGGCAGTGACCACCATAGGTGTCGACGATAATCTTACGTCCGGTCAAACCGGTATCACCGTGTGGACCTCCGATTACAAATCTACCCGTTGGGTTTATATATAATTTATAATCATTGAAAAGGTCTGATACCCAAGATGGTACATCTTTTCGTACAATCAAGATTGCTTCTTGTATCAATTCTCCGAGAACTTCCATAGAAAGTTTAGGAGAATGCTGTTGGGATATGATGATTGTATCGATTTTTACAGGTTTGTTGTTATCGTCATATTCTATGGTGACTTGTGATTTGGCATCGGGGCGTAATCCGATTTCAGGATAGTTACGTCTCAACGTCTCCATTGTTTGGAGAAGTTTATGTGAGAGCATTATCTCAAGTGGCATATACTCTATTCCATCCTTGATGGCGTATCCGAACATTATACCTTGGTCTCCGGCACCTTGGTTGGGTTTGTTTACTCCTATGGCGATGTCGGGTGACTGCTCGTGTATTGTGTTGATGACTGCACAGGAATGTCCGTCGAAATACAAATCTCCGTTGTCATATCCGATGTCTATGATTGTGTCTCTTACGGTTTTCTGTATATCGATATAACCGGTGGTCGTTACTTCACCGGAGACTACGGCGAGACCCGTTGTAACGAGTGTTTCACAGGCGACATGGGCGTTATTGTCTTGTTTCAACATTTCGTCAAGTATGGCATCAGATATTTGGTCTGCAACTTTGTCTGGGTGTCCGGACGACACTGATTCTGAAGTAAAAAATTTTGACATTATTCTTTATTCTTTATGTGGTTTTATTTCATACACATCGTCAGAGCAATCTTGATAAGATTCCTTTATCTTCTGATGTTTTACTCTTTTGGCCTCAGAGTGTGATTCGAAAGTACAGACGTATATTCCGTTTTCAAATAAATCATACCATTTTGGTTTATAGAGTTCTTGTTTTTCTTCTTTAGTCATTTGTGTTGTTTTCGTTAGAAATGTGATAAAGACCATCATCACCCTTGAATAGATAACGAGTATCATAACGTTTCGGAAACATCACCGAACTTGGTGACACATTGTCTAGATATGAAATACCCCAATGCTCATCATTGAGGTTACGACCCGCTACCATAAGGACCAGTTGATGGAGGTCACTCCATCTTTGGGGACCGTTTGCTGCAACAAAGTTGCAAATAATTTTATGAATATTGTGTTTCTGTCTCATTTTAGATATGGTATTATATTCCAACTATTTTTTGATATTTTAATAAATTTCCCAGTATCTTTATTCAATACTTTTAAATCTGGGCTCACACAACCTGGTCGGTATAATATATTGAAATTATACTTAATGGTTTTTAATTCATATATATAATAACTATCATTATGACCTATTCTCTTAATGTCATTAGTGTTTTTGAAAATTTCGTTCCACACTTCATCATTCTTTCTTTTTAAGTGTAATAGGTAGAAGATTATGACTAAAAATAATAATACTATAATTACAAATAACATTTCAACCTCCTTTTATAAAGAATTTGTGATTACTGAACAAAGATTAAAAGTACTTGTTGTATGACAACGAATTCTCGCTTCCATGTCTTGACATTCTTTTCCGAAAGGACATTCTGAACATCCCATTTGATAAAAATACTGTTGGATAGTATTTTTAGAAATTTGAACACCTTCAACAGAATATACTTTTTTGGAATTTTCGTTGTACGTGTTGAGTTCTTTTTGGTGATTTTCAGCAAGTGCTTCATCTGTGAATTGTTTTCCATCTGAAGTTTCAAATATTGTTTTGATTTTAAGTTCTTTCATGTTATTTTTTATTTTAGTTCTTTTATCATATAATAATGGTCATTATCAGAATGGTTATAACCCATTTGTTCCCAAAATCTTTTTGATATTCCGTAGTCATCATTTTCATCACGATGCTGTAAGATAATGAAATCAACCGGAGTTTTTTCTAGGTACTCTATCATTAATTTACCATATCCTTGATGTCTGAATTTCCTTGACACTTCAAACGCTTCAATATACATACAGTATTTGGGTAAGGGTATTTGTAAATCGGTAAAAACATTGAAGAGAAAAAAGAAATCAAAATCTTCAATCATTATACTCACCCCACCGACAAATTGTCCCTTTTCGTTGTAAAACTCTATTTTTTTACGTATGTCTGAATTGACACCGTTGAACAAAACATCGGGGCAGTGCCTTATGGCTTCTATTGAAAACGTGTCAACTTTTTTTGGAAAGATTTTCATCACTCATCTATTAAGTCTTTTTCACGAAGTATGTCGTACAGTTTTTTAACGTCGAGACGGTATCTTGACTTGTACTCGGTTCCTCCATAGTAATCTGATAACCAAAATTCATCGATGTCTACACACTCGGAGAAAATTTTCTTGTATTGCAAGAACGTTATTGTTGGACAAATCTTTTCAAGTAATTCATCAAACTCTTCAAATGATTCTGGTTGTTCGTCTGGTTCTATGGTTTCTTCATAACCACCCCACGAACATAATGTTCCACCACGTGACCATTCCTTACTATATATATATTTTCCATTATCGTTGTCAATCAATGGTAAAAAGTTGTTGTTCCAGTTATTGTCCTTGAAAACATATCTGTGTTTGAACGAAAGATGAACATTTTTGTCCATATTATAGACAAATCCTCTTATTCTGTCTTCATCAACTTCCTCGAATTGGATATTGTTGATTGTTACAGAAACATTTCTGCCGTCTGCTCTACGGTTGATGTTTTCACGACAAGCATCTCTGTCTTCGTTCCAGTAGACAATCGTCAAATCGTGTCTAGCACCACCACATCTTTCAAAAAAATCGTGGGTTTCCTTTATGATGTCTTCTAGTTTTTTCTGTGTCGTTATAAGTGAGTCTATTACCAAGTTTCGTTTTAAGATACCCTTCAAACTGGATAAGACTTCACTGATTGGTTTGTACTTTCCATCGACAATGTAGTCGTCCATATGAACGATGGTAGTCCAGTCGTTCTCTAATCTTTTCGTATAGAACGTCTTTCCACTACCTGGTAGACCGTATAATATTGTTATATTCTTTGGCATAGTTATTCCTCTCTTTCTTCTTTTTTTCTTTTTATAGTTTCAAGTATGATTTCTGCAAACTTTATGTGCTCGTCATAGTTTACATCTTGTGAATGGTGTGTTGCATCCCCCCAAGTGAGTTGTAGTGACCAGAGTCCTCTTATCAAGGCGGCGATTTCAATAACTTCTTTTCTATATTTTGGACGGAAGTGTTCAAGAGAATCCTCAAATTGACAAAGAATAAGTTCCGGCAATAGTATATAGTCTTGGTAGAAAAGTCCGTGAAATGGTTTTCGAATAAATGTGTACTCATAGTTGTTTTGCTTTCTACCATCACCATCACTTCCAGACGCCAAAAGAGTCGTTATTATGAAATCACGAACTTCTTTATCCTCTACATTACCATACTTTTTCAAAAGTTCATTTTTTTTCTCCTCATCGTTGAACAGTATACTTTCTCGTTCCAACACAAATTCTAGGAATGATTTCCTATACTGCTCTGGAACCTCAACACCAATTGTTGAGCACAGTTCCTTTAAGTTTCTAATGGTTTTTCCATAATCATTAAAATTCTCCGGCAACCACACATAACACCGTTCCTTTAACATGGGAAGTGAATCGTGAGTCCAGTCAATTATCTCATAGTCGTGGTCATCTTTTCCAACACAATTTTTCTTATATCCGAGACTTTCGATGATTTCATGGGGTATTCTCCAAAATTCATGGTCTTCGAGCATCTCATTTCCTACCGATACAAGATAGTCGAAAATATTCTCATGTTCCATGATAAAATCAAAAGTAATGTCGAAGTCTTTTCTATAGTTTAACTGTGCTTTGAAAAAATTTGTTTCTTTTATCTTTCTGATGATATCTTCCATTTTTTGTGAAAACGGTTCTCTATTTGAACGGTCATCACTTATACTATTGACTATACTTTCGATATTCATTCCACAGAAAAAAGTTTCAAGACGTTTGACACCGGGTGTCATATCTACATTCTCAATTCCACCATAGTCGTTATACTCTCCTCGAATTGGGACAGATATTGGTGTGAATGAATAACCTGGTGAAAATTCATCGGGTTCATTCATTGTGGTTGGCCGTATACCGACAATGACAACTATTCTGTCACCATAAGTGATAGGTAAGTTTGAAAAATTTGCCGTAAAATTAAAACATCCCATTTGTTAATCTTTTTTTAAAGATACTATTTTTTATTGAAAAATAAAAAAATTATACCTTTGGACTATCGTTGGTTATTACTTTCGAAAAAGATTTCTTGAACTCACTCTCTCTGTCCATCTCATCACAATGTGTGATTTCAACAATATAACTCTCTTCTCCACAATCTTCTTCAATCCTTTCTTTTAGTTCTCCAATATCAAGTTTAGAGTATTTGAACTCACCTTGTCCATCGTTAAAATGATTTGTCCGGTCTTCTTTGATTCCAGTTGATATTACTGCTCGGTTTAACTGTGAAAACTCACCGTCACCATGTCGTGTAAGGTATGGTCTTGTTACATAGTGTAGAAGAGTGTTGCAATTTTTTTCGGTCAATCCCATTTGATTCATTATTATTTTTGAATAACTTATTCCAGTATCTGATGGGGTTGTATCATAAGTATCTTTACCAGTGTCTTTTAAAAGTAACCCTTGACCATTTTCGAAAATAAAGTTGTCAAATTTAAATAGTCTTTCACTCTCTGCTGAAACGGGAACAGTGTTCTCGAACATGAATGTGCAGTCATTGATGAAGTGCCAAACTAGATTTGGGTCGTTCCATATTTTTTTCCATCCATCGGGTATGGTTATCTTTTTTTCGTAGTAACTCTTGACTTTCATCAAGTAGTCAAATCTCATCCGAACAGGAATATCATCACAAAAGTGGTCGAAACCCATTGTTGATGTTTCTTTGTATCTTGTGATTGTGTTCCATATTCCCATCCGACAGGAAGCGTGGGAACCTTTTAGTTCCTCCATTATAGAGTTTGCAATCATATCGAATGGGGTCGACCAGCGACAATTTACGTCACGATAAGTCACAACCGGTTTAACAACCAACTCGTTCCATTCTTTTACAAATTGCATTGGGTTCAATATGAAAAAAGAAGAATAGTAGTTGGCTGCCCCGTAATATGTTCCGGAACCGAAGTGTTGAAAGGTGTGTTCTCCAACATCTGTTATCACGGAATGACCTCTTTGGGAACCTCCGTTTGTTAAGATATTAAGGACTTTTTCACTTTCTTTGGTGTATTTCGCCACCACAGTTCCCTTTCCTTCGTCACCGTTGTTGCTGCCGACTACTATTCTTGCTGTTTTCATTTGTTTGTTATTTTACCAAGTAATTTCACCGTTCTCGTTAATCATATTTTGAGCAGGAACGGTTTCATTTAAATTTGAACTACCTTCAATGGATTCATCAATACATTCTTCAATTGTTTTTGACAAATTATTGATAGTAGAAACTTTAAGTCTATCTCCAAGTATTTGACCGAATGTGTTTTCAATTCCATTTTTATGATGATAATATGAATTTGCATTATCGTCAACAGCAATATGGAAAACATCAAACTTTTCAATCACTGACTTATAGAGTTCCGGAGTTTCGATATCATTTTGTTCAGTCGAACCAATGATATTGTTAAGTTGTTTTTTGGGCAAATAAGGATTAAGTTCCTCGTCACCCATGGTGATAATGATACCCTTACGACCTTGTTCGTTGGCGTCGAGTTTGGTACGATTCAGTCCCATGTACCATGCTGCCGTGTAACTTTCGAAAGAATTGCCACCGCCGCCTTTTTCCATATAGATTTTGTCGAGACTCTCGGCAATTCTTACATCACTCTCGAACTGAGACATCTGAATCGGTGCTTCATCATAGGCGAGGTCTCCAATACCCATCACACAAAATTCGATATCCTTATACTTTTTGTATAAGTTAGACATAATCACTCCGAGAGCTTCGGCACACTCCTTACACGAGTTACCCATACTTCCTGTCACATCAAGCGCCAAGATTACTGGAATGGTATTAGGGTGTTCGTCAGAATTGACACACTCACGAATGGAGAATTTACATGGGTCGAGACTTGGGTCAAGGTATCTCATGGTGTATTCTTGACCGGATACTCTACCCGATGAGGTGTCATAACTTTTGCCCAACGATGTACTGTAAATAGCATATGCTTTGGTTGACCAAGTTCCTGAACCCATACTTAACCCTCCTCTTCATTAGTGTTAGTGGTGGTAGTGTCTTCATCTTCATCATCTTCGATGTTGAAGTCGAAATCAAACATTCCATCAAATGGGTTAGATGCCTTGTTACCCATCATCATGGACATCGCCATCATCTGTCCAAAGTTACCCATACCATTGGTGTTTCCACCACCCATCATCTGGGTCATCATCATCATCTTGACCATGTTAGAAAGACCCTTACCATTCTTGAAGGCGTTGCCGAACATCGAGACAATCTTACCGTAGAAGTAAGTACTGCCCATGAAGATGTGGCGCTCAGGAATAACCTCACGAATCTCGGAGTTCTCATAGTCGATGACCTTGATGGTCTTCTTTGTTGCCTCGATGACACATTTGGGTTTACCACCAACGAGGATGATGTCTCCAACCTCTACCTTATTAGTAGGAATAACGAAGAACATCTCATCACCAATATTAAAGCAGAAATTGGTGACATTGGTGAGTATACCCTTTTTGACATTGTAGGTCTTGTACTGACCATTACTGCACTGAACGGCGATACCGCCATTCATAGTTAGACGACATTTACCTGGTTCGGTCTTACCGAACATTCCGTTGAAAGATTTTTGAACGTTTTCAAACATAACTTTAAATTTTGATTGTTTATATGTTTTTTATAAAATTTCCTCGATTGTAACATTTTCATCAATCCAAAGTGAAGCCTCTTCTGCTTTCTTTCTTGATGAAAATATTGCCTTATGTTTTTGTGAAGAAGCATAATATGTGAAAATGAGTTTTCCAGTATTAATGTTTCTTAACACAAAGAGTTTTTCGTATTCTGTTTTCATTTGAAGTTTGGTGGTTTTGGGAGTTTCCTCCAATGAGTTACTTCACACTGGTTGTTAATATAGATTTCATCAACTCTGTCATCATTATCGAGAAGCCATTTCTCGAATTGCCATGAATATTCTGCAATTGATGGAAGTCCTACAAACCTACCATCTTTCTCTCTATGTGCAATGAGTACCCAATCCCATCTACATCTGTCTGGTAGGTGTTTCTTACATGGAATCCAAAACCCCAATAGGGCAAGAAATTCCCAAAATGCATTCTTTATCATAACTTACTTTTTTTAGAACAATGCCTCACCATAGTTTTGGTCTACATCTGGTTGTTTGATTCCGAGTATAAAGTCACATATCCAGTTCCTTGCATAGTCCTTTGAAATCATACTCCGGTCCTCAGAACACAAACCCGCTTGACCACTACTCTTAGATGAAAGAATGTTTTTAATAACTTTACTTTGTTGTCGTGTCTCACCGTCAAGAGGTTCACAGTTGATGAAAAAATATGCCGTAGGTTTCTTGAAGAAATCACCACGTTTTGTCCTGTCCATATCGACGAGTGTCGGAGCCATCACGAAGTTTGCTTTCAAGAATGTCTGCTCACTCCAAGGGTTTTCCATTATGAGTCTCAGACCCCTCATCTGTGCAACAGCAAGCATCTTTACAGCAAGACTGAAGAAGTATTCCCTGTTGTGGCTCCTCTCAAGAATCAAGTCTGTCTTTTCCTTCATTGTTTTCTTCCGATAATTCACACACGTCCAATACATAGACATCTGTGACAAGGCGGAGAAGTAGATGCAAGGGAAGAAAGCCACTATCAAGTCATCCTTTGTTATGTTATCGAAGATAGAAGGTTTGTCATCGTAGGCATTCTCTATCTCCTTGAATAAATCATCTTGGTGGTCAGTCTCACCGAAATTGTTCTGAATGTCATAGTCTTCGGCCGGTATTCCGAGTTTAATAAACTCGTTTTTGAAAGTTCCGGACTGCTCGAAGAAACAATGAACCTTTCCTTTTATTACCATTAGAATTTTCTTTTGATTATATCTACAGCGAGCCGGTTGAGTTCTTTATTGACGACTCTTTGCTCATTAGATGAAAGGTCGTTATACTCGGGATGGTCTTTTGTAAATTCCTCAAGAGTATCTGCTGAGAACTCTTTGATAAGAAGACCCATCTGCTTGGGTATCTCAATCTCACCGAGGTGTGACACGACATTGTTGATTCGTGCCTCAGTCACATACTGACCAATCACTGAGACGAGTTTGTTGCAAGTATCAGAGTACTCAACTTGAACCTTCTCTTTCTTTTCACTTTTCTCAAATTCGTTGAACTTCGGGTTCTTATTCTTGATGATGATTCTCTCACCGTTGGCGAATCTGATGTCCTCAATGGGTTTGATTACAACACCTTCTGCATAGTTGTTCTCGAGTCTTGGATAACCGAGACGTTCACCAATCGTGCTGATGAAAATTGGGTCGTAAGCGAGACACTCATCAAGTGTACCACGGAAGAGTTCCTTGTTGTAGAAGAAACCGAACTCTTCGAAAAGACGGTTGCACTTATCAACACCGAGGTAGATATTCTTCTCACCGTCACTTACGAGAATATCAAAGGCATAGAACTGATGGTCTGGGCAGTACTGAATACCTTTCTGAATCTTCGGAACATTACTCTTATACCCGTCATATCCACCACCAAAAAACTCACCGAACACTTGGATTTGGTTGATGTCCATCTCTTTCTTGAGTGTATTCATAATACTAATGACACCACCTTTTAGATTACATTCAGCAAAGTCCTGAAAACCATAGAACTTATCTTCTGGTGCAAGAACCGAACCACGTTTACCGGTCATAATTTGTCCAGAGTCATCTGTGATTACTGACGTGTTACACCCGTCAACTTTCTCCGATATGGAGAAAAGCATATTTGGACAACCAAGGAAGTTGAGACTCTCACGTACTTTCTCAATGTATGCTTCCCTGTAACTATTTTCAATTGAGGTATATTTCTTAAAATCCATAACTAAACTATATTTAAACTTTAGTTTCTTTTTTCTTCACTATTAAAGATAACAAAATTGAACCAAAAAGTATTCCTAAAATTATAAAAAGTGAAGATAATGTTGTAATTTCTATTCCAAATATCTCGTGGTTTATCATCTTTACTCCGACAAACACAAGTAGAAATCCAAGTCCGTACTTCAACATCCAGAATTTGTCATTGACACCGCTAAACAAGAAGAACAACGACCTGAGACCCATGATTGCAAAAATGTTGGAGAAATATATGACAAACGTATCTCTCGTCACCGAAAATGCCGCCGGTATGGAGTCGACTGCAAACACAAGGTCTGAGAACTCAATGACGAGTAGGACGAGTAACAACGGGGTCATATGCAACATTCCATCGATGTCTGTAAGAAATTTGTGTCCGTCAAGTTTTTTCGATACATAAAAATGTTTGTTGGCGAACTTGACGATGGGATGGTCTTCTGTTTTCACATCACCATCGTCTTTACTATAAAACATTTTCACACCACTGAAGATGAGTACCACACCGAAGATTGCAAGTATTATAGAGAATTTAGAAACAATTGTACCGAGTAAGAAGATGAATATAAATCTCATCACGATGGCGACCAAGATACCCCAAAACAAGACTCTGTGGTAGTATATCCGGTCGATTCCGAAACTGATGAACACCATCAACATCACAAATATATTGTCAATCGACAGTGATTTCTCCAACCAATAACCGGCCATATACTGCTCGAAGATTTCCCTTCTGTATATCTTCAGTGCTTCCGAATATTCCATACCAGGTTGGATAAGTTTTTCAAGTCCTGCATCCTTTGCATAATTCAAAAGACTCTCCATGTCGGTTATTCCATGAACCCACTCTGCATGGAACAACAAGACAAGACTGAACAGCATTGCCATTCCAATCCAAATTCCGGTCCAGATGGCCGCTTCCTTGATTCCAATCACATGGTCTTTTTTGTGGAAGACACCGAGGTCGAGGGCGAGCATTGCCGTTATAAATACCAAAAATATGATAAAAAATGTCATGTCGTTATTGATTCTTCTTTTTTAATTGGAATGAATATTGCATAATCGTTATCGTCTTCAAAGTGATTGATGGTGTCCAAAAATGAGTTACCACACTTGAAACGAATGTATTCAAATTCTTTACCGTTCCATCTTGCATGTGTTGTGTTCCGTGTGTCTCCAAGATACCAAGAACCAATCTCAAGGTCTTTCTTAGATATTGCACCACAACGGATTAGATTCGGTATTATAACATCTTTGTAGAATGTTCTCTCTTCTTCGGTTCTGCAAAGAGGAATGTCTGGGATGTCGTGTTCATTTTCGAAAGGTTTTAGACTTTCCCAGTATTCTTTATTTTGGTTCATTATCTTAGTTTAGTTTCACGTTTCCAATGTTCACACGTATGACAGTAGTGACAGAACCTATCCTTACCGTTTTGGTTTGATGGGTGTCCACACACAATCCCTTCGGGAATTTTGAAGTCACGGTCGGCAATACGGTTTGCACAGACAATGCAGTGTTTGTTCTCAACGTGGTTAAAATAGATACTCATACCACGACTCTCATTTTCTATGAGTTCTATCTGTCTGTCAACTTTATTCATCAATCTGTCAACTTTACCCATAAACTTTTGAAGAAGACTCTTCTTTAAATTGAGTTTACGGAGACGTGCATTTTTTTTACACATTGTATTTTCGTTCATTCCACTTATCCATTATTCTCGTTGCTATTGGTTGGACGCCAAGCACTCTTCCACTCTTTTTCATTTCAACACCACATTGGGGACATTTGATAACAATAGTCCTACTCGGTGTATAATCGTTTCCTTTAAGGTGCCAAATTGGTGTTGTTCCACAAAACGGACATGGTTTCAAAAGAGGATTTTCTGAGTCGTAGTTGTGGATTTCAACTTTTACTTCGGGTTCAAAACCAAGATTGATTTCCATACTAAGCGAGTCTTAAACCATTGAGAACCTCTTTTTTAACAGCGTTCTCTATCCCACCGACGAAGGATATGAACTCTTTTTCAAGAATTTCTTCGTCTGTTACACCTTCACCGGCACGTTTTAACTTGTATATGTCAAACGTAGGGTAGTTTTCACGGTCCCACACTCTTTCGTCTGCAAGGACACAAATCGATGTCGTAAGATTTCCAAGGTCTTCCTCCTCGAATGTCTCAAACTTGATACCGTGTTCTTTGAAGACTTCCATTATGGTGGACATATCGGACACAGTACCGCCTGACAACATAACGAGGGTTTTGTCTGTGTTCAACCACTGCTGCAAGTCCTCATCGTCCCAATGTTTTCTGACATACTCACACACACCGTGTGTTGTCTGGACACCTTTGTTTTGACCGTCGAGATGTCTCAAGACAAGGCTGTACATTTTATAACCGGTTTTCCTGTATATTTTGTAACCTATTTTTTCCTCTTCCATTTTATTCTGTTAATTCTTCGATTTCTTTTGATATTTGTTCTTGTACTTCCTTAATGATGTTTGGTGCAACAATCTCTGGTGTAATCGGTTCTAGTGTGATGTCTTCCGTTTTATCACCTTTTTCGTTATTGCAGACAACACACATCGTCTGATAGTTATCGAGTTTATCTTTCCCACCTTTGGAGCGTGGTATAATATGGTCTTTTGTCATAAGGACATACTGACCATCGGGTTTCTGACCGATAAGTTCAAGATGGTAGTGTGGGTTGGGTGTACCTTTTTTACCTTTGTTTTTTACCATGATGAAGAATTTTCCTTCTGCACCACAGACCACACACTTCATTCCCTTTGTGAAGAATAGTTGCAGTCTCTGTGAGTTCGCTTTCACTTCCTCACCGTCGATTTCCACTCGTTTCCTACATCCGGTCAAGTATTTTTTCCCCTTTTTGTTCTCCCTACATTCGATATAGTTTGAGAACAAACTGTCTTTCACTGCTTCATGTACTTCCTCAATCGAGTATATTTTGTCACGAACTATGACACTATCGGGAACTCCGAAAACTTCAATTCCGTTGATATTCATATTTTACACTCTTTCAAGATGTTTAACGTTATAATATCGTTGTTCTGATGAGCCATATCGTTCAGTTTTTCCAAATCAAATTCTTCCTTTTGGAATTTGAACTGAATCCAGTTCGGCTCATGTTCACGGTAATCGAGACGAGATTTTGGTTCGTCTGTTTCCAGAACAAGTTTCACCATTCTGAGAAGTCTTTCACCGGCGAGTTTCGATTTCACAAAACCAGAAAGGTCGTAACTGACTCCACGAGATACCCAATACTCACCTTCTTCTGGTCTTTCGTCTGGGGCGACGTAATGGATACGCTGATTATACTCTCCCGTAAAATTGGTATTTAGTCTGAATGTCATACCGATTCTTGAACCAAAGGCAGTAGATGTGTAATCCACACAGAACAATTCATTATCTGATTCTATGAATACGGGTGTTTCATATATGTTTCTGTTGTTTCGGTTTGCTGTTTGTATAGCGCCTTCAACATATTCAAACAATTCACCTAGTGATAAAGTTTTAATACCTTTATCCTTTTCATCCTCACTTTTATATTGAGAACATTCGTAGTTTTTATATTTTTCACCTAAATACATAGCTAATTAATCATTTTAATCATTTGATATACAACTGACCCCATAATTTTAATCATCTTCATCATATAATGAATTTTACAGTGTCTCCAATATGGTATGATGAATTTTTAGTTTCAAAAAAGAACTCTTTACCAGCAAGTTCAAAGAAATCATAACAGAATAATAATTGTTCATTGATGTCTCTTAGATATACGTTATAAGTTCCTTCTTGATAAGAATACTCAACTCTAATAACAATACCTTTATCATTCTTTAAATGCTGAGTACAACTACTAAAACAAATTATTACTAAAAGTAATAGTAAAAATTTAATCTTTTTCATTTTTATATTTTCTTATATGTTTCCCAATGTTTTTTTTTTAAAAGATACTAGGTAGTGTGAAACTACTCACATCTCATTGTCTTCCACCAAAGAACTATGGTTATGTTTGAATTCATTACTTTCTACACAATCCATAATGTAGTCCATAGAATATATGGTAAACATTTTTTTGGCCTTTTCGGCCTCTTTTTTTGTATTGAAAAGAAAAATTGATTTGCAGTAGTTTGTTATTTTTTTCCAAGCGAAATAATCAATTTCGTGTACTGCAATACCTTTGTCTGTGGTTTCACTGAATGAGAGAATCCACTTTGATGGTGCCGCTGCAAGATTTATCTCATCCTCTTCAATATCTCTCTTTTCAATTTCATTGTACAACACATAAGTGACATGGTTCTGATACCTTCATCCTTTTCCTCATCGGACTTATACTGGTCACAATGATAGTTTTGAAATCTTTTACCGAGAATCATAATCTATCCCTCCACTTGATTAATTTTTGAACTTTTCTTGCCGTGGTTCACGTAGTTGATGATGTGCCCCATACTTGTTGATGCAAACATTTCGGAAACTTGGACGGCCTCGGCGAGTGTGTCGAACACAAACATCTCTTTCCACGTACCTTGAATCTTGTTCTCAAAACTAAGTTGGTCGATTTGGTGGATGGCAGGTCGTGCATTTGTACGTGAGTTTGAGAAGGATATGATATACCTTTCTTTGGCCTCTCGTAGAGAACTCTCCGAGACGATGAGACCTTTGTCGTTTGAGTTTATGCCAACAACCTTATATTTAGTATAGAGCATGTTGTTTTTGATTTCGTGGATGACCTCTTTCACCTCATATATAGAGTGGAGATACTTGTTTCTTTCGTTTGGATTGAAACACACCTTGTCTCCAACCTTGTAGAGGTCTGGAACGTTGCTCTCGTATGAGATTTCAAAGTAGTCTTTGTTGTTGAAGTCAATGAACGGATAATTTCTCTTGAGTTCCTCAAGTCTGAATTTCTTACCTTTTGTTATGGTACCGTCAATGTCACGTTTTACGGTGACAACCGATATATACTTTTTTCCTTTTGGTTCTTTCATTTCTTTTTTATTTTTGTGTGTTTATTTTTCTGCTATTGCTTCTGCTTGTATTTTTTCAATAATCTCGTCGGCAGACTCTTTCACCTCCACATTACCCATCCCATATATGAGAACGGTTGTTGGGTCTGTGTAGTTCTTTTTTCTCGGAACGGCAGCAATTTTACGGCTGCTATCGAGTTTAATGGGGTTTCCATTCAAATCGTGTAAAACAATCATAGTGTTATTTTTTTTTATTCGTTTAAGGCAATTTCTTGAGATGGATGAGGTTCGGGTGTACCCTGTGATTCATCAAACGAGGGGTGTTTCTTATTCTGTTCTTTTTTGAATGGACACCAGTCTGGAATATCACATTTTTCACTCCAATGAACAGTCGTGTCAATATACTTCCCGAAATTGTTGTTGAATTTTGATTGTTCGGTATGACTATTGTCGGTTTTGTCAGACTTGCAATAGAACTCATAGTTGGGTTCGTCAAAACTGTCGAAACAGCAACGCCTATCTTCTTTCTTGTGGCAGAAAGGGCACTCGTTGCAATATTCAACATTGGTTGTTTGTGTCACTATAACTCCCATATTCTTATTCTTTTAAATTGTTTCTAAAATACTTTTCACATAATCAAGATGTTCCTGAGTCATCTGCTTACCAGCATAATTGACAAGGAGGAATGTCTTGAGGACATCATCGTCAGTCGTTCTGCAATTCATAGTCGCCAGTGTGAAGCATGTAACGAAGCGAAAATCATGTCTGGCAATTAACGACATATCTGAGAAGTACTTACCATTAAGGTCGGGATACTTGTCATTTACAAACTCAATAAGAGCATTCAGACGCTGTTTTCCATCCACGATGTCGTAGAAAGCAATTTCTTCATCATCGTTTTTCAAAGTTTTCTCAACTTCGTCGTATGAATGTTCCCTTAATACAATCTTACCACAGTCTACACCACGGTAGACTGACTCAATGAGTTGTTTTTTCTCATCAAGAGACCAACAGAAGTCACGCTGGTAATATTGCTTTTCACCATCTTTGTTGATAACGTATGGATTCCAATTCAGAAACTTGACTGGCAAGATTCTTCCAGTTTTGGATTTTACTGTCCATTCATTCTCGGGTCTTTGACCATATTCTCCAATCGTGTTGAGTAAAGAACTGATACAACAAGGCATAAAATTTATTTTCGGCATTTGAATTGTTTCCGAGAATGGATTGTAACCCACATACCAAGGGTCTTTCTCCAAGTCCGATATATTCAACTCAAAGGTTTCCTCGTTACATGTTATAGAACTATCTTTGATTCTTACAATACATTTTCCATTTGATAAAATTTCTTCAACAATGGCGTGTATCGTCTTATTCTTTTCTTCAAACGGTTTAACCAATTCAAGTGGAAACTCAACATAGTCACCAACTTGTATTGGAGTATCCATATATTCCTTAGCCTCTTTTGATAGTTTGTCTGCCATAATTTTTTCCTTTTTTTAAAAGATACTATTTTTAATTGAGAAAATAAAAAAAAGGAGGATTTTTTTAAATCCTCCTTTTAATACGTTTCATCATTGTCGGTTTCTTCTTCTACTTTTGGTGGCAACTTTATAACACCCAAAGACCTTATGAAGTCATACGACCACAAACCATTGGCAGAAAGTGTGCATAAAACGAATGTGATTACAAAATTAAACCAACTTTTAAAAGAATTAACTTGGAAATCTGCAAACATTCCTGTTTCGTAGAAGTGACCCATTAAAAGTGCAAGACCACAACATACTATTGATACAACTAGACTAAGAATTTGTTTCGGCAATTTCTTGTTGGGAAATTTTTCGTCAAGTTTCAATTTGTTTTTCAATAACTGTGTGAGTGCAATCACCAATGCAGTGACACCGGCAAAACTAAAGTCAAGTTCAATCATTGTTTTTATTTATTGTTGTATCAGAAGAAATTTGACAATCTACTGAAAATATTCTTTATCCATTTAGGATACAACTCACCGTGTCTTTTGATATGTCTTTCGATACAGTCTTCAATTATGTTGCTTATAATAAAGAACATAATCCAAAGACATGCAAGGAAAACATATAGTGTAATAAACGGCAGTGATACAATTATTAGCAATATCGTCAAAAATCTAAAAAATATTATCTTTATCTTATTCATATTTATGGACGTATATATTTTATAATTTTGTCGGTCGTAGATGTCACCACTTCTACAATTTCCAATTCAAGATTGATTGGATTCACACGATGTTCTGCATGAAGACATAATGATAGACAAGCAACTTTTGCACCAGCGATATTTTTGAATATTTTTGCTCTTTTAAAATCACCGAATGAAGAATGATAAAATGTATCCGAACCATTATAATAGTCCTTTTCTTCGACTCTTCTTATAACATATCTATTTTTAATCTCTTCCATAACTTAAAGCTTTTGTTCTTGTTATAATGAAATAAGATTTTTCATCGTTATCACCACACTTTGTAACTATTTTTAAAAGATTATCATCTATTCTTTTCATTTCTATATATTTATAGTTGAGATAAAGATGATACAATGCATCACCAATTTTTTCGAAAAATAATTGATTTGTAAGTCCGAAAGAATTTATGTAAACACTTCCATCTTCATTCGTCCGTTCTAAATATATTATATCATTCATCTTCGTCGTCGTTTAAAAAATCACAAATTATTTCATCATTTAGTTCCCAATTGTGTATCTTACCATTTTCGTCTATGTTTATTATGATATAGTCACCATAACCACTATCTTCTATCGATAAGAAGTCTGGGACATAACACCAATGTACTTCTCTGAGTAGATTTCCACCGAGTCCGAAAAATGAAATATTATTCTCATCACAAGATTTATAATGCACTTGTGCAGTCATGCCGGTTGGCCAGTTTTTAATCACTCCTGTATTTGCATCGATGTCGATTGTCCAAAGCACTTCATCTTCATCTACTTTTTCAATGAAAGGCATTCTTGGATGGTTTTCGTCATCATCTTCACCATTGATGGTTGTATCTCCAACATATCTTATATTTGAATGTAATCTGATGAATCCGATTTCTGACATGTGTGGGATATATTTATTTTTTTCATCGTCTTTTCTATTAATATATTCGTCTGGTGTTTCGAAATATTTTGGAGACACACACCATCCTGAGTCTTTTAGGACTTTTATTTCTTTATTGTTCGATAAAAAGGTGTCAAGGTCATCTTTTGTCGTACATTCGGCAATAATTGTTATAATTTTTTCATTCATATTTTACTGTTTATTTGTTTCATTAATTTTTTCTGAAAATCCAACCTTTTCGGCATCGATAACTTCGATAGAAACGATTGGATAATAACCGTTTAATTTTTCCCAATACACTTTTTCCGCTTCTGAGAAATTTTGTGCAAGTACAATGTATGTACTACAATCACAATAATTACAATTCTTCGTTGTAATCCTAAATGCTCTGTTAAAGTCTTTATACATTTTTTCCATTATAAAATTTTTATATCTATATTCTAAATATAACAAAAAAGTTGGTGAAATTTTAATCTCACCAACTTTTTATTTTTCTTTAATATTCAAGATTCAATCTGAGAAAGACTATACAACAAATCATTCATTCTTTTCCTTCTATTTTCAAAATAATCAATCTGAGCTCTCAGTTCTTTCACTCTATAATGTAACGAAGATGATAGTTTTTCAATTTTATTCTTTTTGTACTCATCTTCAGTATAACCAAATGTTACCCAATAATACATTCGGTGACATTCGGTATTGTTGAAGACAACGAGTTCCTTTTTATTATCGGATAAATCATAGATTGTATAATCAGAAAAATTACAAGTATCTTCTGTTATTTTTTCTTTGTCTTCAAAACACTCCTCTATAATGTCTTTAATGATAGGATTACTTCTCAACTTCTCATCGATGGAATTCAATATTTCCATATCCCAATCTATAATTCTGTTATATTGTTCGGCAAATTCTTGTATCGTTGTCATATATTTTTTCTTTTTTTAAAAAGATACTATTTTTTTTAGAAAAGTTTTCTACATTCATTGGTATATTTCTCGTCCATCGATATGAAGTTATATTTATCGGAATTGTATACCTCATTTCTTAAAACTAACGGAGAATGAGAAATTACAATTATCTGGCAACCGTATTTGTCTATGATGGATGGAAATATTTTTGTATACAATTCGTTTACATTGAGAATGTCAGTCGATTTGTCAATCTCATCGAACAAATATGTGTTCTGACCATTTGGGTCAAACGCCATCGGAAAAGATTTGAAATACTCTTCTTGTGCAAGAAAACAATTTTTCCAACAGTCATTTGAGTGAATATGTTTTCGATTAGGTTCCAAAATCTCCTTGTATGTTATGGTCTTTGACATAAATTTCATCAACTTTGAAAACTGATAAAACATTTTTTGACCATTAGAAAACTTATTTTTGGATATCATCCAAGACATTTCTTCTCCTATCGATTCAATAATTGAACCACTTAAATCTCCAATCTGACCATAATTTTGTCGATTTTCGAAATTATGGTAATAAATTGGACTACCGTCCCAATCGACTTGGGATGACGTGCCACTCATTCTGAGTATTATTTTCGCTATATTTTTTTTATATACTTCTAAAGACCTATCTTCATCAAACCCAAGTCTAAAGTCCATTGGTTGTTGGAATGAAGAAAATCCATCCGTGCAAAAGGCGTGTGAGGCAATAGACTTTAATATGGTGGATTTTCCTGAAGCGTTGGGTCCGAAGATTAGGTTTATTTTGTCAGAAGAAAATTCAAACACACGGCCGACAAGAAGTTTTGAACACTCGACCTTGTATTGACCTTTGTGTTTTTTATAGAATTCCATATCTTCTTTATATCTCTTCATGTCTTGTGAGAATTTTTCTTCATCCAGAATCCGAATGTGATTTTTGTCATATTTGCTATAACGAAAATCATTCTTATTCGGTTTTTCTGGTTTATCGGCGGTTGTATATTTTTCACCGATATAACCCTTTTCTCCGTCAAATAATATACTCTTAATCATCTTCTTCCGTGTTTTATTCCTTTTTCTTTTTTTCTTTTTTTCTTGGCTCTATCAACCTTATATTTCGCCATATTACCTTTTGTGGTATCCTTATATATGATGTTCGGGACAACTGATGATAAGAAAGACGAGAATTGTGAATTTTCATTGTAATCCCCACAAGTTTCTGCATTCATATTGTCTGTGTGTCCTGCATTGCACCACCATCTACCAAGGTTTATCTGACAACCGTAATTTGAGCATTTGATACAACGTTTTTCGTTATCTTCCATCTTTTATTATTTTTATTGCTATCATGTTTGGATGTATTCCGATAATTTCCTTGTTCACGTTACACAACCATATTGTATTTGTCTTAAATATGTATCTTGATTTTACGATATTGTATGTTGCACCAGCATCATCTTCATCAATCTTATTAATGAGAATGTCAAAATTGTTGACCATAGAGTTGTGTACTTTATCTACAACACCCTCGTATATTATATCTATATACACATAACAGTCATTTCCGGTGATTTTTAAAATTTCATCAAGTAGTTTGTCTGAACCATCAACCATCTGCATTTCAAGTATACGGTCGATTGAACATGGGTTGTCGACGAACCAATGGTCACAAACTTTCACAAACTTAATTCTCATTGTGGTATCATTTTCATTAATTCATTTCTCCCATCTATTTCAGACAATATGGGCATAGGAAATGGTTCCCAAAATGTTCTTGTGGTTGTGTTGACTCCGTCTTTCACAAATTGTTCCGGAATCTCAACCTCCCTTTCTACTTTTTTGATGAGTCTGCCAAATTTCAATTCGGGTTCAAAAGTTTCCCAATCGACACCGTTCTCCTGTTTCAACATCTCAATCTGCTTGTCGGAATTAACACCGATGAGTTTGTTGTGTGGCAACCAGGTCTGGGCGGTCTGCTGCTTCGAGTTACGAATACAGTCGAGTTGGCGATACAAGAACCAAGCATAGACTTCGTTCTCATTCGGAACATTCCACACCTTGCAGTCGAATTGGAATGGTTTCATTCCCAATATTAAATTGGACAATTCGTCGAAAACTTTTTTCCAATCTTTCTCACCACTATCTTGAGTGTGTTTTATAATATCTTGTGAGAGAAACAACTGGTTGAATCTTCCAGTTGCAAGTGAAGCGGCAATCGACAACAATTTCGTCTGTCTCAATCCGAAAAATGAACCAGATGTCGGTTCGTCTTTGATATATAACGAAATTTCGTCCGATTGGACGTAGGCGAACTGAGCACCGGGTATATTCTCACATAGATATTGTGCTGTGAGGTTCATCATCCCAACAAACATAGGGTCGAATGGGAGTTTGAACCTTTTTTTAATCACTTTAGAAAATGACCTTCCGTCAAGCATCATAATGATGTGACCATTGGGCATTAAAGAGTGTTCTCCACCCTTACGATAGTAAAGACACTTGTCTGCTAAAGAATCAAATATCATATTTTTTATTTTTTTAATTATAGCAACCCCTATTTGTTATTTTATTATACCAGCCGACACCAAACCGTCCAAACCAGTTTGTCTGTGAAACAGAGTATTTTCCAGTAAAAATCCATTTCAGCGGGAGTATGATGAAACATTCGATAATTGAAAAAATAAAGAAAAACGGATATGTGAGTCTCCAACCAAGACCGCCACTCTTCTTTTCTTCTTTCCAAGCATAGGCAATAAAAGGCATATCAAGATTGCCACGATTTCCACTGTTACCGAAAGATTCGATGAGTTTTCTTCTCTGCCATTCTTCAAGACCCTTTCCACCGGTTCTTTCTTTCAGTGCTTCGTCAATCAAATTGACAGTTTCGAGACCATTCAAAAGGTGATATCTGTCACCAAGATTTCTTATTAATTTCATAATTACATCATATATTTTTGATAAAAAATTTTATAATCAATTTGTTTTTTCACCACACTTCCTTTATCTTCTATGATGGAAAATTCAAAATCATAGATTTTTTCATCCTTGATGTTATAGTTAATGTCTTTGAGTTGGTTGTCCAAATCTATTCCACATTTTCCAATCATAAAACCTGGTCTTATCACATATACAAAAATCGTTTTTCCCAAAACAATGATGTCTGTGATTTGGGGTGCCATCTTTCTTTTTGTCCAATATTTTGATATTTTTGATATTACATAGTCAAATTCTTCTTTATTTTGAAGTTTTTTTCCAAGATACCACCAAATAGACGAGGTTATATTTTTTCCTCTTTGTCTATGTTTTAAACAGTTTTCAACAATTTTAATTAGTACTTTTTTTAACATAATCTAATATTTTTTAAAAAGATACTATTTTTTTGTGAAACTTACAAATTAAATATAACAAAAATCCACCCCATTTCGGAGTGGATTTTCGAAAAATATTTTTATTTTTTTAGAATGTAAATGTGTCTATCGATATTGTTGACCAATCAACTCTGACTACAATTTTAAATTACTGTTGTATTGCTTGAATTTGAGATGCTTTGTTCTTCCAATATTGTGCTGCTTTATATGTTTCTACACTCCCAGTAGGTACATAGATTATATAAGTTGTATGAGTTGGAAGTGTTAAAATCGATATTGTTGGAGGAGTTGTTCTTAAAGATGTGATAGAAGTAAGACCACTACAACCATGAAAAGCACTATTTCCAATGCTTGTCACTGAGTTAGGTATAGTAACTGAAGTCAGACCAGTGCAATTACTGAAAGCATAATTTCCAATGCTTGTCACATTGTCAGGTATTGTGATTGAAGTAAGACCAGTGCAATTACTGAAAGTACTATCTCCAATGCTTGTCACGGAGTTAGGTATTATTGTATTTTTACAACCAGTAATTAACGTATTAGTTGATGTCTCTATGATGGCGTTACAGTTATTACGACTATCATATACAGTATTACCATCAGAAACTATTATTGAGGTAAGACCATTACAACCACTGAAAGCACTATCTCCAATGCTTGTCACTGAGTTAGGTATAGTAATTGAAGTCAGACCACTACAACCATGAAAAGCACTATTTCCAATGCTTGTCACTGAGTTAGGTATAGTAATTGAAGTCAGACCACTACAACCATAAAAAGTATTATTTTCAATGCTTGTCACGGAGTTAGGTATTATTGTATTTTTACAACCAGCAATTAACGTATTAGTTGATGTCTCTATGATGGCGTTACAGTTATTACGACTATCATATACAGTATTACCATCAGAAACTATTATTGAGGTAAGACCGGTACAACCATAAAAAACATCACTTCCAATGCTTGTCACGGAATTAGGTATTTCGATTGAAGTAAAACTACTACAATTATCGAAAGCATTATTTCCAATATTTGTCACGGAGTTACCTATAGTGACAGAAGTCAGACCTCTACAATTACTGAAAGCACTATTTCCAATGCTTGTCACGGAGTTAGGTATAGTGATAGAAGTAAGACCTCTACAATCACTGAAAGCTCTAATTCCAATGCTTGTCACGGAATCTGGTATAGTGATAGAAGTAAGGTTTCTACAACCATAAAAAGCCTCTTCTCCAATGTTTGTCACTGAATCCGGTATAGTGACAGAAGTAAAATTATCACAATCAGTGAAAGCACTATCTCCAATGCTCGTCACATCATTGTCAAAAGTAATAATTCCAACTCCATTTTCATAATCATTACTTACAATATTTGCACCGGAATAATCTACACTTTCATCTATATCCGCCACATTTCCATCACTTGTCGTATAATATATCACATTTTTCGGTTTTTGTGTTATGGGCATTTCTATCGATTTTGAAATTATCCAGTTATCATTCATAACTTTAGTGGATATTTCAATACTATTATTTGCTTGAAGTGTTATTGGTGTTAAATTGCCAATTATACATACACTTTGTATAATTGGTGGAACAAGTGTGAGTGTAATGTTTGAATTCGATATATTCTTTAACAAGAAATGATGTATATTTTCATTTCCAACCAAGTCACCACTTACTGTCGGGAAGTTAAAAGGAATATTTATAGATGTTCCCGTTGTAGTCACCGATGTGTCATCAAATTCAACAAGTGTGTATGAGTTGTTCACACTAGATATAGAAGTCATATAGTCACTTGAATTAAAATAAGTGAAACTTCCATTTGTATAAAAAGCAGAATTAGATGTATAATTCTTTGTTTGTGTAAGACTGCTTTTTGAATATGTGTTATCATCCACACTTCCGTCTGCTTTCAAAAACTGAGACGATGTTCCATCACGTTTAACGAAACTTGCCGCCTTTAATGCACCAGTACTTGGATTGAATGTCAAACCTTTATTCGTATCGTCTGAAACATATTGGATTTTTATTGCATCATCATTTGCACCGAATGGAATTGTTCTATCTGAACTTGTCCAAGAAGTATCAGTGTTCATATTAAATCCACTTGAAAACGTTTTCACACCGGAAATCGTCTGAGCACTGCTTAAATCAACGTAATCAGAATGTGTGTGGTCTGAAGTTGAATATGTGTTATCATCCACACTTCCGTCGGCTTTCAAGAATTGAGAAGATGTTCCACCAATGACTTTGAAATGTCTTGCTCTTATCGTACCACTACTTGGTTGACATGTAAGAGTACTAAACGTATATGTAGTACTTGTGGTACTCTTTGGTGTAAAACCTTCTGAACCGGCATTATATCCTATAACAAGTGGTCTCCAATATGTGTAACCCGATGCCGAAGCGTATGTCTGTGTAGTATTGGTATCACTTAAATAAATTCTTGTCAAAACCCAGTTCGTACCATCGTAATTGGCAATCCACCAAGAAGCGGGAAAGTTACTTGTTGTTGGAGTTGCCGTACCAATTTTGATTGGTTTGGGTTCTGTACCATTTACACTGAGCGTAACATTGGATGTTGCACTATTTGTATTAGTTGTCTGAAGAAATATTCTTTGTCCGGTTACTAGTTCAAAGCCTGGCATCGTGGCTTTTTTAGCAGCGGTTGCAGCAGCGGTACTACAATAGGCGACACCACTTAATGTACTATCTTTATAACATTCAGATGGTATTTCTCCACTTAATTTAGATGCATCTATAACAGTTTGAGTATAATCAACACCATCTAGATATATTGTTTTTTTACTTTCATCAAAAATAATCACACCACTTTCATTATCTTCAGATTCATTATATTCTTTTTTTCTAAATCTTATATTTAGTGGTATTGCTCTTAATTTAGATAACATAAATTCATTATCTTTGTAAAGATATTCATAAAGTTTTAAACAATTTTGTGGAACATATATATTATCAACATACAAATCAGAAAGATGCACATCGTTTGGATTTTGGTCTAAAATGGTTATAGAAGACAATGGTGAGTCTAATTCATTAAAAACTTTTCCTGAAAAATCACTACTATCAATAATTTCAGATTTTGGTATTACTATTGATTGTAATTTATCATTGTAATAAAACACACCATCATAGACCATATTAACAGTATCAGGTATAGTGACAGAAGTAAGTGAAGCATCTACACTTACCAAAGTAGTTTTTGTATTATCTGTATAAACTAAACCATCTTCAATATACCCATTAACACATTTAGCACCCCATGGACTTCCATTTGCACTTCCATTATAATTAACATTTCTTATAGCATAAAAAGCATTACTTCCAATGCTTGTCACGGAGTCTGGTATTGTGATAGAAGTAAGACCACTACAACCTTGGAAAGCACTATTTCCAATGTTTGTCACGGAGTCACCTATTGTGACAGAAGTAAGACCATTACAACCATAAAAAGCATAAGTTCCAATACTTGTCACGGAGTTACCTATAGTGACAGAAGTAAGATTAGTACAATTATAAAAAGCATTACTTCCAATGCTTTCAACGGAGTCGGGTATAGTGACTGAAGTAAGTGAATTATCTACACTTACCAAAGTAGTTTTTGTATTATCTGTATAAACTAAACCATTTTCAACATACCCATTAACACATTTAGCACCCCATGGACTTCCATTTGCACTTCCATTATAATTAACATTTCCTACACCATAAAAAGCATTACTTCCGATACTTGTCACGGAGTTAGGTACAGTGACAGAAGTAAGACTATAACAATTTTGGAAAACATTACCTTCAATGCTTGTCACGGAGTTACCTATAGTGACAGAAGTAAGATTTTTACAATTATAAAAAGCATAAGTTCCAATACTTGTCACGGAGTTAGGTATTGTGACAGAGGTAAGATTTTTACAATCACCGAAAGCATAAGTTCCAATACTTGTCACGGAGTTAGGTATTGTGACTGAAGTAAGACCAATACAACCACGGAAAACATTACCTTTAATACTTTTCACTAAACCCGGTATTGTGACAGAAGTGAGACCAGTACAATTGTGGAAAGCATAAGGTTCAATATTTATCACGGAGTTGGGTATTGTGATTGAAGTAAGACTAGTACACTCATTGAAAGCATAATATCCAATGCTTGTCACGGAGTCTGGTATTGTGATAGAAGTAAGACCACTACAATCACTGAAAGTATAACTTCCAATGTCTTTCACGGAGTTTGGTATAGTGACAGAAGTAAGACCGGTACAACCTTGGAAAGTATTAAATCCAACGCTTTTCACGGAGTTGGGTATAGTGACAGAAGTAAGATTTTTACAATTATAAAAAGCATTACTTCCAATGTCTTTCACGGAGTTGGGTATAGTGACAGAAGTAAGTGAAGCATCTACACTTACCAAAGTAGTTTTTGTATTATCTGTATAAACTAAACCATTTTCAACATACCCATTAACATATTTAGCACCCCAATGGTTTATTGGTACACTTCCATTATAATTAACATTTCTTACACTATTGAAAGCATTACTTCCGATACTTGTAACGGAATTAGGTACAGTGACAGAAGTAAGACCACTACAACCACTGAAAGCACTATTTCCAATGCTTGTCACGGAATCCGGTATAGTGACAGAAGTAAGATTAGTACAATTTTGGAAAACATAATCTTTAATACTTTCCACAGAGTTAGGTATAGTGACAGAAGTCAGACTAGTACAATTATAAAAAGCATAAGTTCCAATAGTTGTCACGGAGTCTGGTATAGTGACAGAAGTAAGACTACTACAACCACCGAAAGCACCATTTCCAATGCTTGTCACGAAGTTACCTATTGTGACAGAAGTAAGACCACTACAACCACTGAAAGCACTATTTCCAATGCTTGTCACGGAGTCTGGTATAGTGACAGAAGTAAGACCACTACAACCTTGGAAAGCACCATTTTCAATAGTTGTCACGGAGTCTGGTATTGTGATAGAAGTAAGATTAGTACAATAATTGAAAGTATTACTTCCAATGTTTTCAACGGAGTCAGGTATATTGACAGAAGTCAGACTGGTACAATAATTGAAAGCATTACTTCCAATGTTTTCAACGGAGTCGGGTATAATGACAGAAGTAAGACCGGTACAACCTTGGAAAGCATTATTTCCAATGCTTGTCACCGAATCTGGTATAGTGACTGAAGTAAGTGAAGTACTTACACTTACCAAAGTAGTTTTTGTGTTGTCTGTATAAACTAAACCATCTTCAACATACCCATTAACACATTTAGCACCCCATGGACTTCCATTTGCACTTCCATTATAATTAACATTTCTTATAGCATAAAAAGCATCACTTCCAATACTTGTCACGGAGTTAGGTACAGTGACAGAAGCAAGACCACTACAACCTTGGAAAGAATAACCTCCAATGCTTGTCACGGAGTTACCTATAGTGACAGAAGTAAGACTACTACAACCACCGAAAGCATAAGTTCCAATACTTGTCACGGAGTTAGGTATTTCGATTGAAGTAAGACCACTACAATATTGGAAAGCACTAGTTTCAATACTTGTCACGGAGTCTGGTATAGTGACAGAAGTAAGACCACTACAACCACTGAAAGCACCACTTCCAATACTTGTCACGGAGTTAGGTAATTCTATTGATTTAAGAATTCTGTTATTAATTTTAATGCTTGTAATGTTTCCATTAAACTTAATTACACCTTTACCATTGCTATATGTGTTTGATAATACCTCAACATTTGAATTTAAAGTTTCTGTTTTTAATAATTTGTTATACCAAGTAGTATACCAAATTTCATCGTTAGGAATATTTGACATAATTTTTATATTTTTCTTTTTTTAATATTTATGGCAATCTATTAAAAAGAGAATTAGAAAAAACTAATTTTTCTAATTCTCTTCATTAATCCAATGGTGTCTGCAAACAGATTTATATGTTATATTTTCTGTTTCTATTGCAACCGGTTTCACAATTCCTTTTTCTCGTACACCATTGATATATCTGATATGGGTGACCGCTTTATGTGAACACCCGTCTATTTCACACGGAACTTCTATTTCATTTGTCTCGTCGGCAAGAGCCAAAAGTGTCGCTGCACCAGAGAATAAGTCTCCATTCACGTCTGTCTTTAAACCATAACATATAACTTCTTTTTCTTCTGCAACTTTACAGAGAACCATCACATCTTCTTTTGTCAAAAATTGTGCCTCATCGACAAACAATGTATTGAAGTCCAATTTCGAAAGTTCCGAAGACAAATCTTCATAATAGTACGAGGGTTCCTCATATTTTGTAATCCTTGATTTCGTAATCCCCCATCCGACAAAGTTTCCTTCCCTGTTGTCTATGCATGGTTTGACAATAACCGGTTTCTTTCCTCTTCTTTTATATGAGTCGAATTTAGTGAGCATCGCCGTTGTCTTTCCGCTTCCCATGCATCCATAGTTAAAAACAAGTTTTCCCATATATTATTTTATTTTTTTTGATAGTTTGCATAAATCTCTTATCACATTGTCCAAGTATACACCCCCATCTTCAAAATTAAAGAAAATATCCTTGAACTGATATGAAGACAAGTCCGCCCAAAATCCTTCCTTTCCTCCTTTTGACACATCTATTCCCACTTTACCATCAACCTTTTCACGGAAATCCACAATTGTATATTTGTTCTTTATAGGACACCAAATGAGGGCGACTGCTTTGTATTTGTCACCATATTCCTTATATTCGTACCCTCTGAAAAAGAATTTTTTTTCACGTATCGACCGTCCTGCCCAATCAGTTTTCAAATCAAATCTCAAATTTTTGTTATCTAAAAGATTTCTGAAAATAAAGTCTGGAGTGTTAGTTGCAACCTTTTCAATATCCCTTGTTTCATACTCGTTCAAATCTATTTTAATATAGTCTGAATATTTTTCATTAAAGGGTTTGATGAATAAGTCCTCTGTTACAAAATTACCACAAATGTCACGTGCTGCTTCAAAAGGAGTTCTATGGTCAGTTCTTATTTTATCAAGTTCGAGTATTCTTTTATATTCATCTGGAAATTTCAATTTAAATTCGCTCTCATCCAAAGTGAAAAGTCCTTTGATATGTTCTTTATATCCGAACTCATTATATAGTTCGTTAATGGCCTTACTTGGCCATATTTTTTGTAGATAGTCTAAAATTTTTGTGAGATTACTTGTATATTTCATTATATTAACTCTTTATTTTTCTAAAGTAGTATGAAAACATACTTTCTATGAATAGAACGGAAACGAGTTCCCACCCATTCTTTTCTATAAGGTTAAGTTTGGAACTCGTTATCTCGTTTGGTATGTGTATTATCTTATATTCGTACATTATTTCCCTATTGTTGTTTGTTCGTAAATTCTATTTAATTGATTATTAACTCTATAAAACTCACAATTTTTTGAAATATCTTCGAGTTTTTTTGCACCAATATATGCCATTGCTGAACGAAGACCACCAAGAAATTCGTTGTTCATATCGTGAACGCTTCCAGTATATGGGACAAGTGACACACGTCCTTCAGATGTTGTGTACCAACTTTTTCCGTTTCCGAATTTTTCTTGTGCAAGTTCGGAACTCATCCCATAGAACAATTTATATTTCCTTAGAATTTCTTTACGATTTTTTTTCTCATCAAACACCGGTAATGCTTCCGCCTTTTCGGTTGGTTCTGTCAATATACCACCTTCTCCGACATATGTGTAATAATCAGGAGTATAGATATTTGTAAATTCTTTTTCATATATGATGTCACCCTCGGCTTCGTCGGTACCGGCGTAAAGAGACCCAATCATAACAAAATCGGCGCCTGCCCCGAATGCCTTTACGATGTCTCCTGAACAAGTGATTCCACCGTCTGAACAAACCAATCCACCGACTTTGTGGGCTGCCTTTGCACATTCTATTATTGTAGATAGTTGTGGTCTTCCGACACCGGTCTGTTTTCTGGTCAGACATTGACCACCTCCACCGATACCAACTTTAACTATGTCAGCTCCAGATTTGATTAATTTTTTGGTCATATCTCCAGTGACGACATTCCCGACCATCAATATACATTTGGGAAATTCCTCTCTTACTTTTTTTACAAGGTCGACAACATTAGAAATATATCCATTTGGAACATCAATGCAAATTGGTGGAATTTTATCCCAATTTCTTATTTTTATTTCTCTTATTTTGTTGATACCATCGTCTCTCAACCCTATCGATAAAAAACATTTATATCTTTTTCTACTCCAAAACAATATATCATTATAAAATTTATAAAGTTCTTTAATTTCATGGTGTTTGTGAAGACAAGCAAAACAATTATCATCAATCATTTTTCTAGCGAGATTGAAATTACCGATAGTACCCATATTTGCATTTATGATACCGGTTCCTTCCACAACAGTACCACTCCACTTAAATTTATAATCACGTGTAATATCAACATACTCTCTCGATGTAATATCTGATGATTTTGGTCTTATTAAGACATCGCTAAAATCCAATTCTGTTTGTGAAAATATATGCATAGTATTATTTTTATCATTACAAATTAAATATAACAAAAAAATCTGTTCTTTTCAGAACAGATTTTCTTTTATCTTCCAGTATTTTTTATAACATCTGCAAATGTGAATACCGTCGGTGTTCCATCAACAATATGATATATCGACACTATATTCATACACAAATTTGAATTTGCATCTACATTATATACGTATGGTTGAGTTAGAATTGCACCGTTGAAAAAGAAATATGTCGAAGTTTGGAAATTTGCAGGGTCTATTGTAACGTTTATTGTCTCATTTGTGATATTGGCGTAATAAAGTCTCAACTTATTTCCGAATGACGGCATAGATTGGAATGAAACCGTCTCACTCGTTGTTCCTATTATAAGAATCGTGTTGTAACCGGCAGCGTCAATGTTACTGCAAGAAACCAATGTCTTGTAGTTTGTAGATTGTGCATTTACATCACTTGCAGTGATTTCTGAACCAATCTGAACGTGACCATAAGAATCGGATGCAACCTTGACTGCATGTGGTGTTAAACCAACGGGTGCTATTTTGTGTGATATTATCAGATTGTTTTCCAACGTTCCACCACCACTCAATGCACCGGTTCCGGTTACACTTGTTGTTTTTGGTACATAACCGTTCAATGCAACAGCTGTTGCTTTACCCGTCATTGCCTTACTTTCATCTGTGTATGAATATGTGTTTGTCAATTCTGGTATGAGTGGTTGGTTTGTCAAATCATTATAACTGATTTTCAAATCACTTGTTGTTTTGTTTCCACTCAATGTAACTCCGTTTATCTGTGGTTGTGAAGACAAGCTGTTGTATGAACCACTTGTAGCAACATCGTTAAGGTTCAGATATCCCTTCAACACAGGAATGGTGATTATATCGACACTTTCATTGTTGTTATTCCTATAAATGAACTTTCTGTTTTCGGTGTCAAATGCAACCGAAGTCACCTCAGATGCTTCATCATTTTGTATGAGATACAATTCGTTTTGTTTAATCTTGTTTTTCCTTGACAATTCGTCAAAAATTGCCTTACTTTGCAATTTGTTTATAACAAGAGGTACCTTTACTTCGTTCATTTTATTTAGACTTTAATTATTTTATAGTTTTTTGATGTTTCGAAAAGTCCGGATAGTGTCAACTGTTCGACCCATCTTCCGTCTATCTTCTTATACACTTTTGAACAAGGACTCCATACTCCGTCGACCTTTACATACATGGTTTCAATCAAACCGGATGAACCGTATAAAACCGTGTCTCTTGTTAGTGTGAATGTATATGGGTTGTCTGTGGAAACAAGTGTTGTTCTACCTTCGTTTGAAAACCAACCTTTAAATTCATATCTGTTGCTTGTTGATGTTGCAGTAACGATTACCTGTGTTCCGGTTTTCGCCTTGTTTGTTGAAGAAGACACATTCAGATTTTCATCACCATATACAGATACATTATACAGAAGTGTCCCTTTTGCATACAGTGTTGTATTTTGTGTTATGGTTGTTACGTATGTGGCGTCGGATGAAACTTTGTTATTTCCATCTGCATCACTATACCACCCGTCAAATTCAAAATTGTCTTCTATTGTGGCCGTGAATGTCACCGTGTCACCATCAATAACTTCAGTTTCAGATACATTTACATTTTTTATACCGCTACCGTCAATATAACTTGCTTGACAATCGAATACGTCTTCATATTCAATCGTTACGTTTGCTTGTGTCACCCTTATGATTGCTTCCGATTCCTTGTTGCTCGTTGCAGTGTATGAACCACTTGTATAGACACCGATTACAACATTTGCATCATAGATTGACTGGTATATTGTGTTTAATCCTGATACATTCTGGTATGTGTTTGTAAATGTTTTATAGTTCTCTGTTACTGTATTGTCTGAACCCTTAACAAAATTACCACCATGTATTGATACAGATACCCCGCTTACGGGTGAATTTATATTTGCACCACTTGTTGTATAAATAGAACGTATCAATGACGAAATACCGGTTATATATATTTTTCCGGTTATGTCGGTGTTGTCACACCTAAATGTGGATGTACGGTTTGAATTGTTTGTTGTCAAATTATGATATATATAACTTGTACCATCATCCGATGTAACATCATTTATCAACACATAACCACTGCTACCACTGCTTGCACTATGTGTAAAAGATACATCGTTTGTTGGATAAAGTATTATACTTTTAGCCATGATTCAACTTCAGTTTTAAGTATATTTTTCAAATTGTCAATATGTGGGAGACAACCTGGTATCTTGTCTTTTATTATACCCAATTCATTTATGGTATCGTACATATCTATGATAGAGACATTTATTGCAAACATATACATATCGTTGTATGTAAAGTCAACAGTACCGGCGACTTTTTTCCCATTATACATAAAATCATTTCCATCCAATGACAGTTCTGGATAATATCCTTTCAAAAAATTAAATATTCTATCTTTGAGTCTTTTGTTGCAATCATCACTTTCTGGTATTGCTATACAGAATCGGAAATCCCTTTCGTCTGTTATTATTATACCACCGTTCTCATAACCACATCTGAAACAATCAAGTCCATATTGTGAGAATCTTTCATCATCGGTAAATCCAAACGGTACGAGTGCAAACGGTTTGTCGTATTCAACAAAGAAACAAAACGGTATTGCATTTTGGTAGTTTTGGTATGCAAGTGGTTGTAACACTGTTGCCGAATCTGTTACGGGTGTTATATTATATATTTTTATACTGTAATAAAACTTGTCTCTTCTGAATTCATCCAAGTCGTCATATCCGGCAATAATCAGATATTCGAAAATATTTGCTTTATTGTTTCCATTGACAACCTTTTCTTGCAGATATTCTTGTTCTTTCTGCATTGCTAATTCTATGTTCTTCATTTTAACTTCTTAAATATATGTCTCCATCGTTACCGAGATTTGCATTAGGTTCTGTAGTTCCGTAGTAAAAATTGTTTATCTTAACGTTTCCTAAAACCTCGTTTCCATTTGCCCAAGCCGAATATCCTTCAATTATTTCGTTTGGAGATGCAATGTTGTATCCGGTTGTTTGTGTTCCATCTGATGTGAAATTTCCTTCAACACCCAATATTGTCACTCCGGATTTGATGTTCTCTTCGATGATGGTTGAACCATCACCTTCGACAAACATAACATTAACACTCTTTATTTTATCTTGACCCAAATATAAACTCATATTCTTATAATTTAAATTGTTTGAATATCATCGTTTGTCCAAGTTCTTATTGTTGTCAAATTCTGCTCAACGTAGTTCTTTACATTGTTTGCTGTTGCAATACCATCGTTTGAACTGCTTGAACTTGATATGTCTTTTGTTTTAAGACTTGAAGTCAATGTCGATGTTAAAACTCCATCTGTTGTAGAGTTTGACACACTTACACTTATATAATCATTGCTTCCATTTGTTATTGGTGTTTCTCCAATTATTGAATTTATAACAACTGGAAGTGATATGTCTCCACTTGTTGAAGGTGTGTATGTTTTTCCGTTTATAGTTACGGATTTTACATAACCACTCAAATCTATTGTTGTTGTACTAATGTCGACCCACTTGTAACTAGTACCACTCTGCACCGTCATAATTTGGTGGTAGTCACCAGTATATGATGTTGTTTTACAGAGATATATTCTGTTCATTGTGTTTTCACTTGCAGTGAGATTACCAGTACGTATCTGATTCGTGTCATAATAATGTGAATACCCAACAGGACAAGTTTCATTGCTGCTTGGTTCAATGTATTGAATCTGTCTTGACGAAAGTGTTACAAGTCTTGAATCAATGTCTGATATTGATGTCTGCACATCCGATGTTTCAGAATTATATATTATGGACACATCTGTAGCATTACCGGTTGTTGCAACCTTCGACAGTGTAATGGTATTTGAGGTATTGTTCGATATGATACCGTTACTTTCGTTTATTGAAGATTTTATTGAAACAACACCATTGTTGTCTGATGCTATTGTTATATCATTATCAAGACTATATATTGCATCGTCGACAGCTTTTGTTATCGAGCCATTTCCTGTACCCGTTATTGTTGCAATAGAAACACCGTTTTGATTTATGTCGTCTCTCAATTTACTCAAAAGACTCGATGGTTCGTTTGCACTTGTGTCATCTGTCAAGTTCAATGAAATCACAGAACCGTTTATGTCTGTAATTTGTAATGTTTTATTTGAATTGTTATATGTTGCAGATTTTACATTTGAACCAAATCTTTCACCACTTACCAATATGGTCTTTGTTATTGTATCAAATACAACAACACCTTCGATATTGTCTGTTGAACTGTTATATTCTTTTTTTCTTAATCTTACACTAACGTTATCGGCCATTATTGATTGTTATTTTTTATATAAAAAAGAATCATACCCAACAATTATTGTCAGATATGATTCTTTTTTATCCAACTTTGCTATAATATATTTATGCAATGTTGTAGAATTTTGTTAGCGATTTTTGGCACAGTAACCAGTTTCCATCACACGTTCCAAAGCTTCTCCTTCAGCAAGTACAACTTGAATGAAATGGTCTGCCGACATCTCAAAGACGGTGGAAATTGCACAGAACACACCATGAATTTCTGTCATGATTTTCCAAGCGGTACTCTGTGATTTATACTTCGCCTTGGTCATGGCGACATTGTAACCATATTCCTCACTATACGGGTCTCCACTATCACTTCTGTGAATTGTCTCACCCTTGAATCTTCTTGTCCAACCACCGAGTTTGTAATCATACTTGAAACCATACTTTTCAAGAATGTTTCTAATAAACTCTGGGACTTCTTTAAAACCGAGTTCGGCAAGTTCCTTATTCAACTTGGTTTCTTTGAAAATGCATGGGATACTTACAATCGTTTTTGTATAAGTGATTCCATCGATTTCTTGTTTTACTACTTTTACGCTTTTTTTCTTCTCGTCGTAAGTAAGTTTGATTCTGTTCATTTTTCTAAATATTTAATTAAACTTTTAATAAAAAATTTCTTGAAGATTATCAACACACACGTCCGTACATATATCATCCACATAAAATGTGACATCTACTCCAATTGTATGGGGATATTCACCATCTGCTTCATACTCTCTATATTGAACAATAAAACCACCACATTTTATTGTACATTTTCTATCAATCGCTTCATCGATAAGTTTGAACATACATTTTTTAATCTCATCTACCGTTGGAATACCGGATTCTGCATCTGCCCAATTCCATCCAACATTTTCCATGTGATTGTGTATCTTTACGAGGTCTATTTCTCTAAGACAGTTCTCTTTTATTTTTCTTTTAATATCCTCTATGTTTTCAACTTGTGTATTAATCTTTGTTTTACAATAAGGACATTCAACAAGACCGAAATCAATGTCTGACTTTTCATATGTGAATACACATCCACATTTTTTACAAGTCATTTCAATGGGATTACTTCCTTTTTTTATTATGTTTATCGCCATATCTAAGCTCCATTTATTCTAAATATAACAAATTATTTTCCTATTTTCATCAAAATACTAATAATTTCTTCATTTATTTCTTCCAATAATTCATTGGATAATATTTTAGTCAAATCTTCCATCTTTTCCATAAAAATAGATAACCGTTGGGAACCTAAGTGATATACCTCCTTGCATATTATTTGTTTCCTCAAAATATTGAACCTTAACAATAGAACCTTTGATTTCTTCGGGATGGTCGTGTAGATATTCTCGTTCCTCTTTCGAAAATCCAGAACCAACTTTGACATCAAATCCTTTGTGTTTGATTACAATAGCCGAGAGAACCTCTTTTTCTACTTGACGACCTTCTTCTACAAATCTCATATTTCCCATCTCATAGTCAACAACCTCATATTCATTGTCAAAGAAACCTTTTACCTTTAACAAATTATTTGTTCTACCACACTCATAAGGAACATCCTTTCTAATCATAAGACCTTCCCAACCTCTTTCACGTGACTTTGCAAATTGTTTCATCAAATCCTCCTTTGATTCAACCTTTGTCTGCTCTACAAGATTGAAATTTTCACCAATAACACCACCATTCTCTAAGAAAAATCTTTTCAACTTTTCATATCTTTCTGTGAATTTGGGACTTATTGTACGACCAAAGAACTCATCTTCTGTCAAAATGTCAAACACTTTCATAACCGGATGCTCTATGGTATAGTTTTTCTTCGTGATTACTTTCATAATCTCTTGAAAATTCTCGTTACCGTCTTTATCCACGATGCAGACTTCACCATCCAATACAAAATCACCGGAAACGTTTTGAATAATATTTCTAATAACATCGAGAGTTTTTATTTCCTTGCCTTGTCTAGAGAAACATACGACACCCCTTTTATTTTTAATGAGAATCAAACGATTACCGTCAAGTTTTCTGGACCATAACCACACCTCACGTAAAAAGTCTACCTTATCCTCACGGTCAAAGTACTTGTTAGCAAGGGCGACATACTCAGTGAACGGAAGTTTTACGGGAAACACTTTCGCCATAGTTTTTACATTCACACCACATTTGAAGTCTTTGTCGAGAATCATCTTGAACATTTTAACAGATTTTTCACCATAATCTCTATCCAACATATCGACAAACTTCTTTGTTGTTGCCAATGCAGTGTCACCGGTTAGTCTTCTTTTTGACAAATCGTCAAGAAGTGTCATAAATTCACTATATATGTTTCCGACCGTATCTTTTGAGAAATCGTCAACTTTTTCAGATGTTATTCCAAACGTGATGTCACCATCATATATATAATTTAAAATCTTATTATAATATAACATTCTGTCAATATAGACATCACTGTTTTTAAAACGTGTCAAAATATCAATTTTCAACTTGGTGGATGAAATTGATGCAAGACTCTCATGTAAATTATAAAGTGTTTCAAGAAATAAATTTACATCAACAATTTTATTCTGTGTTGCATTGATTGAAATTATACTATCTATTACCGTGAGTTCCTCACCGGTTTCTTCATTTATTTCTTTATGACAGTAACCTGTTGGAAAAAATCTGAAATAATTTGGAGATTTTTCAATCGTCTGTTTAAATGCAGTACCTTCAGCAGTGCATTCAATTGGAGTTATGTCACCAACAATTGTGTTGTCTTCATTCTTATAGATTTCGTTAACCATATATCCTGAATGTTTCAATCGTATTGTTGGTTCTGGATGGTCTATCGTACCAACACAATCTCCCCTTTTAACCCTTTCAACAAATTCTGACATAACTTTATCAGGAATTTTAAAGTTTTTTCCAAGTTCTATGTTTATTTTCATTTTTCGTAATTAAAATCTGTTATGATGAATGGTGAACCATCCGTCTTATATTTTTTATAATCATCATCAGTAAAACAATTACTTACTGCACAGTCAAGACAGACATACATATCACTATCCAAACCATTCAATATGTTTTTGTCATTTATATCCATAACTTTATGGAAGTTGTAATACACTTTTACAGAATCTGGATACCAAAACAAATCACATCTATTTTCTTTTTTGAGTTTTTGATACCATTGATATGTTAAATTAGTTGTACCGAAGTTACCATACCCTTTTCCAAAAACATTATCACCATCTCGTCCATAGAATACACCGGGATGGATACGATTTAATCCAAGAAACTTCTTATAGTTTGGTTTATTTTTACAGAAGTATCCTTCTCCACTCCATCCTTCAACAATATCAATTTCGGGTGGCCAATTGTCCCATCCACTTAACCAAATTGCCGGCCACAGATGTACACCGATGGGTAGTATGTATTTAAACTCAAAGTGTCCGAATCTGAATCTTTCCAAAGTTGATATATATCCACATCCATATGGTTTTGTGTGATTGATATCTCCATCGAAATATTTTGCATCATCCACAACACTTAAAATTAAGTTATCGTTATGGTCTTTTTTTACACAATCTTCATTAGAGTACCATAACTGGTTTTTATCTGAATGGGCGACACCCCAAGGTTGTCCGTTCATCCATCCATAACCTTTCCAATCAAATAATTTTTCAAACATATTAAAACAATGATATTTTATATTTTTTATCTATAAACATTCTCTTAAAAATGAAATAAAGTACTGATACGACTATACTGTTACCGGCAAGTTTTAGACATTGTGACCTAGGTGTGACTTCCATGATTTTGTCTATGTCTGATTCATCAACATCCATCAACCTGAAATTTTCTCTAGGTGTAAAATATCTGACTTTTAAACAATGGTCTATATTGTCAAATGTCACCTTATCATATTCATTTTCGATTGGTTCTATAAGAATGTTATCCTTTAGTACGGTAGTTACTGTATTTGCACAACAATTTTCACCAATGTCATAATACTTGGAACCACTTCTGAACTTTGCACCATTGTCTCCGAAATTATGTCGTCTCAACTTCTCCTCATCCGTCCTTCTCATCTTCAATACTTGTGGATATTTTATTTCCATATTGTTAAGACGACAACCGACAGGTCTGTTTTCTATGGCATATTTGAACATCTCAACCAATGTTTCTTTTTTAAAATAATCGTCTGTTGGAACGTTTTCCTCAATGATGTCAAAAACGTGTTTTTTTAGTTCAACACCAGATGGGAACTCAAACCATTCATCACCGAGAATAGATACCATAAAGACACGTTTTCTTGATTGTGGAACACCATAGTCCATAGAGTTCAACATTTTGAAAAAGTTTTGATACCCATAAGACTCAAGTATGTCACACCATTTGTTAAAATTTTTTTTGTGTTTCTTCGACAGAATGTTGTCAACATTCTCCATTAATAGATACTTCGGTCTTTTTATCTCAACCGTTTTTCTACATTCCCACAACAATGACGAGCGTGTACCGGCACCCTCTACGAAACCCTTTCCGAACCCACCGATTGAAATATCTTGACATGGAAAACTATATGTGAATAAATCAAAGTCCGGAACATCGTTCCAATCTATTTTCGAAATATCCCCATAGTTTTTATCGACAGAATCTGGAAACAGGGCGTTATGGGCATTTATTGCATATCTATCTATCTCACTCCATCCAACCAAATCATAATCGAATAAATCGGGGAAGTCTCGCTTCAGTCTATCCAAAGCGAGACATTGACTGTCATATCCACTAAATGCAGTAAATACCCTTATTTTATTCATTTTCTTTTATTCAATTTTTCCAATACAATATCGAGGATTGATTTGTATCCGTCAACATTTCCATTTATAATCATGTATGGAATTTCACTTTCATCAAGTGTGTTCTTAATCTTATCGTCAATATTCTTTGCCTCATCCTCGTTCTGAAATCTTCCATTTTGGTCATAAGGAACAGTTCTTTTCAACAACACGTTGATATTGTTTTCCTCATACTTGTTAAACTCTTCGAGAACTGCTGCTTTAAGTACTTTGGATTCGTCATACACCATACTTATAGCAATTGGTGAATCGGTGATAATAACATCAACTTTTCCAAAGCATCTTGAAATTTTGAAAGCCTGTTTACCGGCGATATAAAACTCACACTTGAAAACTTCTCCATTATTTTCCCACACTTTGTCTTTTGCAAACTCAGAGACATACTCACAGTCTATTCCGTTTAATTTAAGTTGTGAAAACAACCAAGATGCACCGGTGGTCTTGCCACAACCAGGACCGGCGAAAAAATTTACAACGATTGTATCTTTCATAAATTACAGATTTAATTTTTTATATGCTATTTTTAATTCATTTTCAATATCATTCACCAAATCGGAATACTTTCTTATTTCTTCCAAGTTTTTTCTATCCGGAAGCAATCCAAGTTTAGATAACTGCCTAATCGTCTTGTTACTTTCATCAAATGAACGTAGTGTGGAGATTATTCTTTCAATCTCATCCTTTGCATCCAATTTGGCAGCGTGTTTTGTGTAATGAGAACACTCCCAGTCAATGACCATTGCATCCCAGTCTGCATGTTTGGTTCCATGTAGAAATACATATAGAAGATGATGACGACTGTGTTTGTTATGGAACATTTGTACTTTGTCATAACTCATAAACAGTCTCATCCAAGGCTTGTACCAATCGTGAAATAAATATTTGAATTTCCATTGGTGACAATTGAGGGCGACCATCTGAAAAGAACACCAATGGGCGAACCAGTATGGGAACGAACTCCTATCTTCTTTTGTAAAACCGTACTTTTTCATAACATATTAAATATAACAAAAATGGAGAAAGAAGTAAATTCTTTCTCCATTTTTGTTTTAGTTATTTTTGAGTTCCGTGAGGGATTCGAACCCCCGTGCCAGGTTTTGCAGACCCGTGCCTGAACCGACTCGGCCAACGGAACATTTTAGTTCACCCATCAGGATTCGAACCCGAATCAACTGGTCCGTAGCCAGTCGTTCTATCCATTGAACTATGGGTGAATTTTGTACCCCCGCTGGGACTCGAACCCAAGTTTCCACCTTGAGAGGGTGGCGTCCTAACCGATTAGACGACGGGGGCAAGTTTCCCACACGAATGTGGGATTGTTTGTATTAGTCTTCCGGTGCAATATAACCGAAAACGGGAACTGTGTCTGTCGTAATAACAGTGTCGGCCATAATGGTGTCGTTCACATCAGGTTCATCGAATCCCTCAAACACGGGGTTTGTGGCGCTCACACTACCTGTCATCACATCAACATAGACTTGACACTGCTGGTTTCCAAAAATGTATTGTGGGTTACAATCTTTGGGTCCGACCTCTTTACGGATGACACAATGTCTGCTGTGTGGTTTTGGGCAATTTGCCTTATACATCTGTGACAATGCCTTTTCAAGATTAACCTTGAATGGGGCAAATGTGTCCATTCTGTTATCACCTACCCAGATACCATACTTTTCCTCAACTACCATGGTGTCTTTGGTGTGTGCAATCATCACAACCTTTTCGGTGAAAGTGGAACTGTCGATAACAGTCACAATCTTGTAGATGTTGGCCACGCCGGCGACCTCGTGTCCGTTGTCTTCATCGAGGAAATCGACGAAATCGATGCAGCACTCGAGCCACTGATAGTCATCATTTGCATAGTTTTCAGCCATGTACTTGGCATCTTCTTGGTTGATTTTTTCAACCCATCCGTCCTTGTTACACGATGTGACAAACATTGCAGCAAGGAACATGATTACACTTAAAAAAATGTTTTTCTTCATAGATTTTTTGTTATTTTGTTTATATTATTTATTATATTACTTTGTACCCTAGATTTTCTAGAAGACGTATAGCTTCTTTCTTTTTCTTTTCAATCATTTGTCTCTTTTGTTTTTCACTTTCATATACATGCTTATCGATTAACTTTTTTTGGAGTTCAATTCTTTTTTCACGCTCTTCTGGTGATTCTTTTATTTCTTCTTCGGTTTCAATGCATATTGATGGTACCGTATCTTCATCATCACATAAATCACAATTATAATATCCCTCAAATACATTTATGATGAATCTTATATTATTTCTTTCTTTGAATTTATCTCTAGCCTTGACTAGTTTATCGACAAATGCAGAAAAATCTTTATTTGTCATACGTATTTCGTTGGTTGCATCAAAATCACCGAAAACTTGACAAACTTTTTCTCTTTTATATGTCGATACGTTATCTTCTATTTTAATACCTTTATATTTCATGTTTAAAAGATACTATTATTTATTCATATTCTTAAAAAATCACCATCCTTTTTTTAAATCGGAAAATGTTATCTTGTTATCCTTTTTAGAATTTATTATCCTCCAAAACTGATTGAATGATATAGAAAAGTCTTCATAAAAGATAACAAGGTCATCCGATGTAAATCTTGTTCCTATTTTTTCTTTTGAATTTTCACCGTCCGGAAATGTTCCAAAATCAAAATGGTCAAAAATATGTCCTATTTCTTTTATCATCTTTTTTTTTATTATTTTTCACGTAGATATAATTCCACTTTTCTCTTTGCTTTCAGAGCTTCAAGTATTTCTTCTGGTACTTCCTCTATATATGCAAAGTAAAAATATTCACTACTATTGGCAGGGTCGTTAGCATCTCTGTAAGAATACCAACATTTGTATAGTTTGTCATTCTGTATCCTATTTTTTACGGATGGGTCGAAATATCCTACATGTCTGTAGTCACCAAGAAAATCTGGTTCACTTTCGAAAAGTTGACTACCTTTAAACAAATCGACACTGAAATCCGACAATTTACTATAACCCCAAGGTCCATTATTTTTTATTTTTTCATCTGTTGGTTTTTTCTGAATTTGTGACATTCATCAATATCCTTTCCTTATTTTTTTAATCATAATTCTTCTGTTGTTGTTTTATAAAAGTCAGAAATCTCGACTGTCAAATTTCTATATCTCTCGTCTTGCAATTCATACTCCTCTATATATTTAGTGACAACTTTCTTTATGTCTTTTTTATTGCAGTCGAACCTTCTTGCTGAAAAATAATCATCCTCCAACCATTCATTCTCATCCTCATCAAAATACTCATACTTCCAAGAAAAGGATACAAACCACGAATAGTCTCTTCCAACTTTCATAATTTTTTATCTTCGTTTAAATATTCCCAACTAATCACTTTGGTATCTATTTGATAACCCGGTGGAATTATAAACATATCTGTGTATGTGTCAAAGTCTATGAGTGCTTCGACTTCTGTCCATGTTTTTAGTTTTGCACGGACGGTTACATATCTTTCACCAAACGGAGCTTCCGGTATTCCTATCATAATTGTGTTGATTTATCCTAATGGAATAGATGCTTCGGAATATATTTTCATGGGATTCCCGAAAATGGAAATAAACTTATTCCATTGAATGTTATTACGATTCTGTAAAATTTCTATAATACTGTCTACAATACACATCCCTTTTTAAATTTCATCTCTTTCATATTGATAAGTCATTTTTAGAATCTTCCATGTGTTTCTTAAAACTTTCTATGAATTCCTTAACCAAATCTCTATCCTCACAATCCATACAAAGTTCACTCATGGTATTTTCATCCAACCAAGACACGGCCTTTTCAACTAGCATATCTTTTATTCTTCTGATTAAATGTCTATTAGTATAGTTATCTGTTTCTATACCATCTGGTTTTACGGCATTATAAATCTTAGGCGGAAGTGTATTTTCATTTCCCTCAAGATACCTTTTAAAAGAGTCCTTAAAAAAACAATTGCAACCATCTTTACAATTGTTGTTACACTCACAATCAAGACAATACCATTTTAATGCCTTTTTGATAATGTTTTCCATTATATTATCCCTTTCTTAATTAGATATTGTGTAATCGTAAGCATATTAAACATCCCAAGAGATTCGTCGGAACAATCATAGGCATACCCTGCAATCTTATAATCGTCAGTGTCTCCGACCAACCAGTCGTTGACATCATTACATAACTCATTGTTATAGTCTTTATATTCTTCTTGGTATTCAAAATCTTCTCTTTTTAAAATATCGATTCCAAGAAGGGAACTCAAAATATATCTACATTCACGAAGAGTCAGTTTTCTTTTCAGAATAAATCCCTTTGGAAAACCATTGTTATGCATTTCGAGTTTTACCTTACCTATATTAAGAAATTTTCTCATCTTATTTTTTATTTATTACCATAAATCATTACTATCGAGTTTGTCTTCCCAATAATTTAGTTTTTTCACTTGTCCTGAGTTCAATGCAATTTTGGCCGCCTCTTTCCTGTCAACCCATCGTCCAAATGATGTGTAAAACCCATCGGTAGATTGGTCAATCTCTTGTCCGAAACAATGAAGTATTTCGGCATGGTGTCTTCCGATTCTACATTGGTAGATATCATCTCTCTCTTTTGTACCTGTTTTCCAAACTTCACCTTGGTGGCACACATATTCCGGTTTAACCTTGTATGCAGCCGCCATAATCGTCTCAACTTTATCATCGGTATATTTGGATTCAATAAAGTCAGATACTTCCTCAAATCCCATGAATCTACCAAGATTTCGTATATCAATATTTGTGCATTTTTCATTTAAGACAGAATCAGAATCCGGAATAATTTCCCATAGTTCATCTGTTCGTTTGTCGACAAATTCTTTTATACCATCAACGGTTATAGGGTCGTCGGGAAGAGAATCGAAAAAATTCTTGAAATATTCCATACACTGCAAATATCCATTCCAATATGATATTTCACCATGTGAGTTCGGATATTCTTTTTCGAGTTTTCCAACATGTTGTTTATATAATTCCAAGAGTCTTTCTATCTCTTTTTTTACTTTGTCTATTTTCATAATCCTTCAATATATTCTTTTATAGAATAAAATCCTTTCTCACCATATCCACATTTTACATAACTTTCATCAATTTTATCAATATATCTCAATAGTTCGTTCTTACTTACCATCTTATCAGAAGTGTCTGGAATAGAACTCTTTTTCAAATGCCTTTTAATATTTTTTCCCATATTTAAGTGTTTATAATTAATGAAACTGAAACAAGTACCGTCATCATCATCAAAATTGACCAGACTATAAATGTTAGAACCCAAGTAGCATTATGCAATTTCGACCATCTCTTTTTAGAAATTTTGCATATAATTAGGTGAATTATTGAAAACAATATGAACAGAAACAACTCAAATACTATTATTTTCAATATATTGTCTAACATTTCCATTAGAAAAACAAATCGTCAAAAAGGTCTTCAAAAAAATCAAAAACCGGTGTTAGTATGATGGCGATTACACTTCCAAGAATACCCGTGACGATTGCCTCAAATATTTGTTCACTACTCATAGATATTACTCATTGGTGGATACTCGTAGTTTCCCTGTTCCGAAATGGGTATTTTTTCATTTTGGCAATAATAGAAACCATCACGAATTTCATTAATGTATGGTAAACCATCCCTAATATTACGTTTTGCTTCGGTAAGTGTTCTCATGCTGTCACCAACTTTAAATTTTGGAATTTCTTTGTCGATGAATAAAATCAATCTAGACAAAATTTCTTCTGAGTCCGAGTAAGTCTTACGTGATTCGTTGTACAACTCAACCACTTTATTTCGTATAGTTTCTCTAATGTCCATAATATAATGTTTTTACTTCAAATCGAATCCAAAATTTGCTCCAGCAATATAGGCTTGTTCTATTTCCTTTCTCCACATACTTCTCAATTCCATTGTGTCCAACCGATGGTATAATTCACTTTCTATATTGAAAGAATAAACACCGGCTTGCATTTTCAATCCTTCGTCAAAACCTTTATGTATACCACCATTTTCGTCGGTTATAACAATATCATTCTTCGTCATTGTTGATTGGTTCTAATATATACCATTTGTCTGAAAGATTTCCATTTATTTTAACAGATTGCTTTTTATGGTTTTTTCCATATTCTATTACAGCACTTGAAGTTTGTGCATTTATAATAAAATCAGTAATAGAAGAATATGTCAAATCAAACGGAAGTTCCATAAACCTCTCACCAATTTTTATGGCTTTATAGTTACCATCAACCGGTTCCAATGGAAATTGAAAACGAAGATTCCCAATTATTATCTGGACTTTTTTTACCTCCACCGGCGGTTCTTTGGTGTTTTTTCTTTTTAACGACCACATAGAACTTTTATTTTCTTATTTTAGAAATTATCTTTAAAATAAATTTGTAAACCGGATATAGAATTATTATTATTATCGAACCAAACCAAACAATAGCAAAGAATAATGATACAGCTATAATTAAATCCCCATTAAAATCCGTACATTTGGCCATAAGAATTATAGATGTAACAAAAATGAAGAAAAACCCAGTAAGATAAATTATCCAATACACACTCATATTTATATAATTTTATTAACAAGCTACCTCATATAAACCTATTTTATTTTGAAGCTTACTGAAATCTCTTTCTAGTTCTTTACTTTTATCTTTTATATTATTTACAATCTGGTTTACTTCATCGAATTTCTCAGACGTTGATTCTTTCATCAAGAAACAAAGACCTTTTTCAATAAGTTCAATATACGGACCACAGAAAGTGTCTTGGACAAGGAATTTTCCATAAATGTCGTGATATGAGTGAGTATACCCCCAATGATAGTTGCATCCGATACACAATGTGTCGATACCGGTGGATGTCTTCGTAAACTTGACCATTTCTATACGGTCATTCATATCAAGGTCAAAGAAGACACGACCATCGTATTTTTCGGCAAGTTCGGGTGTAATGTCGATTTCAGTTTTCAATATCTCATCTGTTTCTTCCATAATGGTTTCTTTTATATTATAAAGATAACAAAAAATCACTCGTTTTTCATTTTTTCATCTTTAAAAATAACAAATATAATAGTGAAAAAATACAATTACAAAAAATATAAGAAAAAAATATAAAATAGTTTATATTATTTTATTCAAAATACGACCTTATTGAATAAGTATTACTATTGTTCATACCTAATCAATTCTTTTTTATTACTATCCCATTTATATCCCGCTTCATGTATTTTTCGAAATAAGAGGTCATATTGTTCCTTTGTTGCAGGAAAAACACTACTAAGTTCACCAAAATGGGATAACATGTGGTAAGTACTTTTTAGTGTAAGTTCTTCATTTGCATCAATACCAGCATAATAGTAAGCAAGTCCATTATTATATCGGTTTTTATCATATATAAACGGATTGCCTTTTTTAGTTGCAAGCACATCACCATTTTTGGCATCTTTAATTGACCAAAGGTGACAGTCATTTTCCTTATCAAAACCAATGGAATACCGTATTCCGTTATTATACGAAATTACTTCATACCAAGACTCACACACCTCTATGATTTTGTAGATGCCCACACCATTCTGTACAACCCAGTCACCTACCTTGAATTTACAAATAGGTTTCTGTTCGTCTTGCTTTTCAAGATGTTTGAAAAGTTGTTTATCCAACAAAATATCAACCCCATTATCTCTTGCACACATTCCCCAAATATGACCATTATATTCAAATGATATTCCACTATATGGATTTGTTTTTTCATCTTGTTTTTCAAGCCAATATATTAGGTGACTCTTTGGAATAGTATTAACGTAGTTATGGTCTGGGGAGCAATGCAAAAGTACTGCAACCTTTAAGGCATCAATAATCTTACTCTCTTCAATCTCTTCGAGTTCTGGAAAGAGTCTAAATATCTGTCTTGCAGCATCACAATCTTGTGAACCACAATCTTCTAGTTCTTGTTTGGCATATTTAAGAACTTTTTTATATTTTTCTTCATAGTTTTCCATAGTTGAATTTTATTATTTTTAAGTGTCATAATCACTAGTACCCTATAACCTTTTATATTATAGTCTATACATTATCTTTAACTTATAATATCACCAGATTTTAATGTATCGTTTGTGTTTATTGGATTGTTAGCGGCATCACAAACCGGCACAATAGTTACCATACCTATGCCGAGATACTTATTATCAATGCAGTCATATTCCAAATTATTAGGGAGATTGTTGATACATCTTTCAATCTTACCATGCTTTATCTCACTAATTTCCTCTCCCCACGGAGTCTTATAGTTATGGAGATAGAGACGAGTATAACCAGCTATAGGTTTCAATGAAAGGGAATTTTTAATTTTAGTCATTATTGTTTTACATTATCTCTGTTTATTCAAAATATGCCATTGCTTCATAGTTAAATCTCACAAATGGAATGTTGGAATCACACTGTGACTGAAGAATATCAGGCCATTGTTCCATTGGAGTGCCATCAAGAATCAACTTGTTGAGAGCATCTCCGAAAATGATGTTCTGTCTGATAACCTCATCTTCTGTTGTATCAAATCCATATTCACAAGCCTCTCTACTGTTGGATATGAACATAGATATGAAGAAACCGTGTAGTCCGTATCTGTCGGCAAAGTTACCGGCATAACACCAGACTCCAATAATTCTTCTCTTTCTCAACATTTCAAGATGTGACCTGTCGATGCAGTATCCGTTCCAATGTTGGTTGAATAGACCAAGTTCACTTCCGTGCCCGAATAATAACAAATCATTGGAACTCCCTCTGAGAAGTTCTTTGATTTGATGTCCACTCGGATTTACAAGAAGATTTGTCTCCACACCAGATATTATATTGGTGTAAAAACTTGTATCAGGACGACTGTCAATTACTATTGCATCTAACATATCATTGTATATTTTCTCGTTGCAAAGATACGAACTTTTTTTGAATTACCAAACTTTTTTTCAAAAAAAAATTATTTTTTATATAAAATCAAATCAATAAATACTTTATGGGATATGTATATTTGATTTGTGACAGTAAGAATGAGTATTATAAAATAGGTGTCACTACAGGAAAAATTGAAAATCGTATTAAACAATTACAGACGGGCAATGGTACTGAGTTATTCATTCGTGATTATTTCGAAACTGAATATCCGTTTAAACTCGAAAAACTCCTGCATAACAAATTCATTACAAAAAAAGTATTGAATGAATGGTTTATGCTTTCCGTTGAGGATGTATGTGGATTCAAGAACACATGCAAAGAACTTCAGCACACAATTGAAGTTCTACTAAATAATCCATTTTTTTAAACGTTTCATACTATTTTATATCTAAAAATTCAACTTCAATCGTATCATTGATATTGACTTTGTTACCATTTAGTTGGGTTTCATCAAAATAAACTTCCACCTTATATTCATGGTCGAGCATTATAATCACACCATCACAGATGTATTGTCTTCGATTGTGAAAATGTACGGGCTCTACTTTTGTATAGTTTGAATTTATAATTGTACCATAGTCTTCTATCACAAATTTTGGGTTGCATTTGTTTCTATAAAAAACCCTCATCCCATTTTTAAGTGGAAGTGGTTTCCAAATAGTTATGTTTGTCCCATCCTCGAAATTTATTTGAGTTGGTTCATCAAATACCGTACCCTCCGGAAGAGTACGGTATTCTTCGATTGTCATAGTGACCTCCTTAATTTTTCTTTTCATCGATACACATCAATGTATATTTTATAGCTTCGTTTATAGCATCAATTTTTGAATACTTATATCTACACTCTTTGCTTATAATATCATCAAACATATCGTCGACTTTTTTTCCGAATCTATCATAGACAGACCATACATATTTCATAGTATCGTCATATTCATATGATATACCGATTTCGTATCCAAACTCCTTTTTCAACCATTGGAGTGCTGCAAAGAGTGTTGGTGCATACACAATATTCCCATTTTTCTTTTTATCTCCATACACAAGTTTTTCAATATTTTTCCTTGATGAAGGCCATGCACTATGTTCATAATACATTAAAGTTTCTTTGTCGAAACCCTTTTCCTTCATAAGTTCAGCGACAGAAAAGTCAACAACTATTACCTCATCTTTTAACATTTTAGATATAACCTTCATATTGTCATTGATACTCGACCATCCACTCTCATCCAAGTAATTAATAAAATGGAATGGTAAATATACGAAATAGAGCACTAGAAGGAGTGGCCAAAATAATGTGGTTAAAAAACTTAACATCCCGAAATCTGGGACATAATCACCATAAGATATACCTGTGTTGTTGAAGAGTTTATTGAAGTACTTTGATTTCTTGTTCAAATACACTATCCCAGCAAGTATTAATATGCCGATTACAAAATATAATACTATAAAAAATACTACCATAATATTTTACTTTTTTTTAATTTAAAATATGAATTTTTATATCAGAATTTTAAAAACAGATACAATATCAGAAATAGAACGAACATACCCACTCCAAGATAAAATCGAAAGTCATATATCCCAAAGTGAAACAAATTTATAAGGGCAATAAAAAAACCCCCAATCGAAAAAAATATAGACACTACTCTTATGAGTATTACATATTCAAAATCATCGTCATCTTCATAACCACCGTCATATTTGTAACTCGAATCCATATCTTTATCAAAATCTTCGTCTTCACAATATGGGTCGTTTTCTGGGTCAAGGTTTCCAGCACAATGGTGAATCCACCACGGGTTTATTATAAAAGGTATCATAATTTTTTTTATAAAGATACTATTTTTTTTTAATAAAATCAATCCAATTTGCAAAATGGTTCCTTTGTCCATAATTCACAAATGTTGTTACAATCTTTTATAATTTCATTTTTAGGTTCCTTGCAGTCGTGATTATGACAGACCCAACAACAACATTTTGACATCAAGTCACAAAACCTGAATATCTCCCCTTTTGTACCGTTTACGTTTGTCGTGTATTCGATACCATATCTGCATTTTATTCTTTTTTTCATCTTCTACCATAACCACAATATCCACACTCACCACCACTAAGTGACATCCCACAGAACGGACATTCGTTATCCTCACTGCCTTCATTCTCCATCTCTATACTTTCTATAACCGAAAGTACGTTATTAAACACCTCTTCTTTACCATGACAATGGATGTACATCCAGTCACTTTGATTGCCTTGTTCTTTTGCTGTGGATTTTAATTCATTGATTCTTTTCTTTAATAATTTTGTGTCTATCAGTCCCATTTTTTCTTTCTTTTAATTCATCGGAATCGATTCCGAAAGCGGCTATACAAAACTCATCGTAAGACATTTCCTTTACTGGTTGATGTTTCGTAAAATCAATTTCTATAAACGTACTCATACTTTCTTTTTTTCGTCATGTATATTACCTATTACTTCGGCAAACAACAAATCATTCTCGTTTTCAATAAATGGAAACTCATCTTTATTCAAGATATTGAAATACATATCAATGATTTTAGATGGGGTTGTGACTCTAAATTCACTCGATAATAAACTCAAAGGAATGTCACTATCAACGGTGATAAATTCTCCATTTTCGAATTTTACCTCATCTTCAACTTTTACAATATCTTCTTCTTGTTGTGGATAATTAAATATATCTATTGTTAATCCTCTAACTTGATAAAAAACGATAATATCATGTTCATATATCATATTGCCGTTTTTATCGGTTAAACCGGAACATTCACCTACTGTGTTAGGGTCAACCTCATACTCTTCACCATCTTTTGTTAGAATAATATAATGGTTTATCTGACCACGATGGTGTGTACCTTGTTCGACTCTTTCGAAATACCAACCATATACCCATTTTGAATCACGGATACATTTTCCTCTAAATATTATTTCTCTTTTCATTTGGTAAAAATATTTCTTTAACAGGGTCTCTAGCATCTTCCCAATCCGGACTATAATTAAATGTGTCTTGAAAAACTTCTTTCATTTTTTCCAATTTCAAAGTTTCCCTCTCCATTTTATCAATAAACTCATCTTTTTTGTCTAAATCGAATGTACCATCATCTTTCGTACAAGATGTTCCAATCCCCGCTATTCTAGCGTTAATTTCATTATAAATTGTCTTATATACGTAATGTACAGCATCTCTCTTAAAATCATCAGATACTATATAACTATTTATAATTGATGTTACTATATTTTCACCAACAACTTTTCTATCCATAATTTTTATATTTTATAAAACGAAATCAAATTCAATCCCAATATCATTCATAACATGTTGTAAATGATGTAAACCTTCAACTTTTTTTACAGTATAACCATCTATACAACAGAACATACCAGCATTGTCAACCACGATTTTTATAGTTTTATCACCGATTGTCTTCGACCATTCGTGATACTCATAGTAGTCACTATCACCGTATCTAAGTTTAAATTCATTCTTTTCGAAAAACTCATCCGACAGAGGAATTGGACGGATACAATCCAAACTATAAATCTCACCATCGACACCAATAGCACCATCTGCTTCTGATATGTAGTCTATTCTATGCCCCTTACATTCTGGTTCGTGTATAAACACGAAATCACCTATCATAAATTCATTTATCTTCATATAATTCCTCTTTTAATTCTTTCCATGTAAGATTTCTATAACACATTGGATGAATATTGCTTTGAAGATTGAGATATGGATAAATCCAACCTGATTTATATAGTCCATCAAAAGAAAAATTTTCATTCACTTTGAAAAAAGGACTTTTTTCATCTCCATGTTTTTCAACCATTTCATCCAAAAGAATCTTTAAAAGTTTATGTTTGTCAATCATTTTATTCTGTTTTAGTATATATTTTTATCATGCTCTTTGTGCCACTCTTTAACAGACTTATGCATCAGACTCGGTAACAATTGTCCATTACAATCCCAATGTCTGTTTGGATGGTGAACACATTACTCGACACTAACCTTTTTCTTCATTTATTACCCTTTATACAATATTCAAGTTCTTTGAGTGAGGTTCCGTTTCCACAATCTTCTGTTATTTTACCACAATATGTTGGAACAAATTCTTCTGGTGATGAATATGGATAGAAATGGTGTACTGCATTTCTCTCATATATACACTTGTCACAATTCTTGCAATATTTTTCTATAAACTTTTCTGTCATATATTTTTATCATGTTCTTGGTGCCACTCTTTAACAGACTTGTTCATCAGACTCGGTTGAAGACCACCGTTTATACTCCAGTATTCATTCGGATAGTGTATACAACTACTAGTTATACTATTGCCTTTATATTCAGCAATTGTTATTGCAAACGGGTTTTTATTATTTACAATATATTCTAGCACTTCGTCACACTCTTTGTCTGACATAAAATGTTTTGCTTCACATATGTTTCGTGTATTGGTAAGTTCTCCGTCTTTGAAATCTTTTACAAAAACTGAATTTACATCACCATATAACATCGAAGTACAAGAACGCCAAGGATGACCATTAACATATTCTGGTGTTATTTTAACGACGATTATACATGTTCTTAGTTCTTCAAAATCACTCTCAGATACGAGACCTAAACCAGGTACATTATACTTATACACAAACGGGGTTCTCATAAACCCACAATGTTCTTTCAATCTGCATTTAGTCATACAGAAATCATACATATCCTCAACAGATGTGTAAGAATATCTGCACCGACATATATCTTTTAAATGATTTACTTTTTCACACCATTCGTCACCAATTAACATACATCCTATACTTTTTTAATTGCTATTAATCTTAACCACGGGTTGTCTCTATCATAGTCTTCAAATTCCTCGTATTCCCTACCACCAATGTATTCTTCTACTGCATTATCCATCTTTATAAAATTATCGTTATCAAAAATAGCAAATATGGAAAACTCACTATATGGTATGGAATCCTCGTTTATAGACCATTTGAAACTTTTTACATCCGTATCTCCGGACAAAAGTTTGTCTATTTTGAAAATCAATATACGTACACTGTTGTCGTCTCTTTCCAACTTAGAAAACTCAATGAAATTTTCGTCACCTCTGTTTTTATATACGACAGCCCTTCCCATCTCATTACATTGGGTAAAACGATTACCAATGAAGATTTGATATTTACATTGGATACATCCTGTACTTGGAAAATTGTCTTCAAATATAAAGATGTCAAGATACTTGTCGGTGTTTTTAATACCATACGTTAATTCAAATCTCTCTTTCATCTGATTATATAAAGATAAAACAGATGTTAAATCGTTTAAATCAGATTTTTTTTGAAGTTCTCTGATTTCGGAAAAATCTTTCGCCACACCGAGTGGAACCATGTCGTTGTTGTTACTATAAAGTATGACATTCCCATCTTCAATTCTGCAAAAGAAACTACCCTTGAAGAAAAGTGTTCCAATTTTACATAGTCTTGGACTCCATCCATCATCAACTAACTCTTTTTCTGTCATATTATTCTTTTAAAAACTCCACAAATCTTTTTCTTTCAGTTCTATGACTCTTCCATCAGTATGTTCATCAAATGTCCCGTTTTTAATTTTTTCTTCTTGTTCGTCGGTGACGGCGGCATACATTCCAGAATAGATGGAACTTATACATGCTTCGTATTTACAGTCTTTATTTGAACATTTGTGTTCATATTTAAGTGGAGAGGTAAGGTATGCACCACCATGGGTTTCCAATGGACTACCACAATCAGGACACCGTAAAACTATGTGTACCGGATGACGTGGTTCTACTTTTTCCACATCTCTAATTGGTCTAGACCATGGTTTATATTCAAACCGTGAATCCATTTCCTCCTTTGTTATCTCAATCTTGTAACCGTCATTCATACGATACATCTCATGATACTCAGTATTTCCGATAACATACATTGCACCACTAAACCAAAACTCACCGGTTGTTTTTTCAATAAATCTCGCTCTTGCCATATTTTTATTGTTTTTTTCATATTTTTATCAGACATAGGTTCTGTGAATCCCATTTATACCCACATTCCTTCATCCTTTTGAACAATCGGTCTTTCTGTTCTTCTGTTGCCTTTTGTACTTCATTAACATATAACCAACTACCGGTCCGTCTGTTTGTTATATGAAATTTCCCTTCAACAGCATCAAGACAGCAATAAGAATTTAATGTGACTTTATCTTCATTTTCAAATCCACCATTGATGAATACACACCCATGTCTATTTGCAAGGACATCACCAATTTTGAAAATTTCGTCATCTACTTCTACAACTTGAATAAAATTTTGGAAAAGTTGTTTCGGTGTTATATGGAACTTTTTATTCAAGATATTGTCACTTCTACCGACATATATGTCGTCATTGGTATATTCTAACCAATAAGTTTCTCCTTTTGAAAATCCATTGAATGAATTCACACATCTAATGAATTTCCCAGAAACATATTCATACTTTTCGTTTTCTGCCTCTCGTATGTTATCCGATATTTCTACCATTTTATCTTTTATTTTATCTTTTATTTTATCTTTTGAGTATATACAAATCTCCACTAATTATATACTGTTCGAACACTTCTGTTCCATTATCAAAAACATACAACCAATCTTCAGCATAATCATCAAACTTAATTTCAACAATTTCACCATAAGTGGTCTCACCCTCATAGTCTGTTGTACATTTATATTCTGCAAAAACATCACCAACATTGTAACGAGGTTCTGTACCACATATATACACAAACTGACTGTTTTTTTCACGTTTTATTGTAATTGTGTCTTTTAATGTGGAACTTTCATCTGAAACCGTCGAATTGACATCAGACTGTGTAGAATCGCATTCATAAAATCTTTTACCGGTTATCAACTGGTAAATAGTATCGTATGTAGAATTTGAGTCGTTTACAACGGTTATACCTTTTTCTTTACAGAAATCGTACTCATCTTGATATATCTCAATACTGGAAGCGACTCTTAGAACCAACTTCGTTTCTTTGATTTTATCAACAATATCGTGAAAAAGAATAAATCCGGTTTTCATCCCATCTTTACATCTTTTCACATCAAATATGTGTCCGACTGCTAAAAACATCGTACACACGATATGACTAAACTGCTCAAGTTCTTCGATATGTGACAATACATAATCGGGGTTGTCATCAGTGACAACCTCGATTCCACGTTCATGTAAAATATCTAATGAACATCCGTCGTAGTATCTGTGGTCAGATAACCATAAAACCTTTTTATCCATATTTAAAAGATACTATTTTTTTTCCATATTTTATATCAGATTTTCAAGACAATACTTTATTGATTCCTCACATGCCTCTTCATATGAATTGAACAACTCAATTATATAAGATTCTGTTTTAGATGTATCCCAGATTACACAATAATATTTTGGATTAATTTGTGTCGGGTCTGAAATCCAAGGTAAAATATGTATATGATGGTTTTTCCTAAACCAACTCATAACAGATTGATGAGTAGGACAACGAAGCATCTTTTTTTCATCAAATTTATCTTCTGGAAGAAGTTTTTCGAAACACCAACCACCATCTTCTTCATAATAAAAGAAAATATAATCAGTTTTTTCTTTAAATCCCTTCTCATTCAATAGTTTTGCTATTTCAAGACTGACAAAACATTCTGTACTCATATCAATCAACATTTATTAAAAAACCATACTTATCACAATATGCTTTCACAATATCGTCAAGTTCTGGTTTAAACTCGTGATAATGTCTTTTTTGACTCAAATCCAAACTACACATGTTATTACTATGCCTCTCCCAAAGCCATCCACGTATCTCTTCTATGACTTCTGAATCGTTAATAAATTCATCGAGATTAAAATTCTTGTCATTCAACTTATCTTTTAAAAAATGTGAAACCCCCCTCACACATTCACAACAACAAATATCAGAACACCAACTATCTGCTTTGGTTTCATCTTCTGTTTGATAGAAGTCTATATCAAACATTTTATATTTCCTATAATAAATTTTTATAACCATATAACTTTATTTTTTACAATAACAACTTTCTGAATGAATTATAGACACACCACCATTTGAATGTGCTGCAACAACATATTTGTGACCGTCTTCTATAACAGTTCTCACATCAACGGTATGTGAAGATATACGATAAGAGTACGATGAAGAAAATAAAATTATTAGAAGACATAAAACAAATCCTATTATAAAACTTTTCTTTTTCATATCTTTCTCCAATCCCATTTTCCGTTAAGACACCCCCATTCTTTAACCTCTCCATCAATATTTGTCCTTATATTTTCACTGAAATAACCGGTGTGGTTTTCACAAGCAAATCCCATTTTCAATGGACAACTATCATCCCCACGTTTTGGACAATTTGTAAAACAAGAATTTCCATATTTTTCATTCATTGTTTCATCTATTGTCTTTTCCGTTTTTATTCTGTCCACAGGAAACCAGTCCCAATAACCATTAAGACACCCCCATTCGTTTAAGATGCCATTAATCATTGTTTTTTTACCTGTTAGAAAAATACCTTCATGATTTTTACACGTAGAACAATCATCCCTCATCAAGGGACAATACGTACAATCTTTTGAATGTTTGCAAAAATTATTCATAGTGATAAAATATTAAACTTCATACTAAATATAACAAAAAAAGGGTACAGAATGTACCCTTTTTATATTTTTTTTTCCAACAAGGGTGTGACACCCATTGAGATATTGAAGACAGGATATATTTTGTGTCCCGGCGGGGACTCGAACCCCGGACCCGCTGATTAAGAGTCAGCTGCTCTACCAACTGAGCTACCGAGACATATTATTTTTATTTTGTGACACCGGTGGGACTCGAACCCACGACCCCAGCATTAAAAGTGCCGTGCTCTACCTACTGAGCTACGGTGTCAAATTGACAGAATTTCTTCAAGTTTTTCATTTTTTGTTCTGACTTGTGTCGACAAACTTGTGTATCGGTAAATACTTTCATTTGGCTCTGTCAAACCGTCCAAAAAAACTACCACAACTCCGGCCTCTCTTCAGCATCCTTTTGAAGTCTTATGAGTCTTCGATTCTCGACAGGACACCACTCCCAAAGAAAGTGTTTTAGAGCTCATTATACACAATCTATCGAGGAAGAATCTGCTTCGGATGCATCGTGGGTTAGCCCCTACCACGGGTAGAATGTTTTTCGTCACACATACCATTGACGTTAGCGAAACTGTTTGCATGACTCGGGGACTCGAACCTCCATTTCCACAGTTGGACCCGTGGTGTTCTACCAAATTGAACTATCGCCACTAGACGAGGTTTTGGACACCTCGTTTGTGATAATGGGTGGATTCGAACCACCATAGTCAAGAGTCTTTTCATCTCAGTCAAGTATAAACCATGCTATCGTGGATAGTCTATATGACTTTCAAACGATTACTCATTAATCTTGTAGTACATCCCATCTACTTCACACTATCATATTTTGCAGAAGTGGGAGGATTCGAACCACCATCTACGGTTTTGTGGTTAAATATCAATCTCTTGATAGATAACCTCGAATTAAAGGCTCTCACAGGACCTCACCCTGTATGGAGACCGTTATTCTACCATTGAACTACACTCCTATGGGGTGCTATGCCTTTTTAACACCTTGTTTCATTTTACCAAATAGAAACTTTGATTCAATGTGAATCAGGAAATGCTTACATCTTGTTACGACACTGAGATTCGAACTCTAAACCACTTTACCCATTTAAGGGAGTTATCTGACCGTCGCCAGCCCCAGCATTGGGAGTGTGCTACCATTACACCATATCGTAATTTTGGGTGGTAAGTGGGGCTCGAACCCACACTTCCGGTTCCACAGACCGACGTGCTAGCCATTAACACTATAACCACCATATATTATTTTGTAATCTTCTTTCTAAAAAATCTCTTCGATTCTTTATTTAGAGAACCAAAATTTTCTGTTAAACTATGACAATTTGGACATAATAATTCCAAGTTTTCTATCAAATTGTTTGTACAATCACCATCTTTATGATGAATCTCAAGAGGAACTGTGTTTGAATATTCATTCATCTCACCCCAACCACATTTTTCACAATGATTGTTGTGTAATTCCATCATATATCTTTTAATAAATTTTGGAATTTGACCAACACCAGATTGAAAGTTTTCACCATTCAACCACCTTTTAACTCTCTCTTTATATTGATATTCACTTTGACAAACATTTGAACAAAATTTTTCACCTCTATTCAACTCTTTACCACAATTCAAACAATATCTTTTTTTACAATTGCCTTTATTGAAGGTTTCCTTTTCATTTATCTTTCGTCTTGTTTCAAGTTCAATACCAAGTTTCTTTGCAATCTTTTTGATATTGTTACCAGAACAACCATATATTCTTCCAATTTCGGAATAAGATTTCTTTTGAAATTGTATCAAATCTACGAGAGTATCTTTTTCATCGTCCCATTTACTCATAAACGAACCTTTTCATTGTATAAAGTATTTATGAAAGTTCGTTTCATTTAATGTCATCATATCTGTAAATTTTGTTGCCACAGTTGGACTCGAACCAACGACCACCTGTATATCCGACAGGTGCTCTATCCTGCTGAGCTATGTGACAGACGACAGTTGGCCAAATTGTCGTCAAAACATAAAATTAAGTCCTAATGAACCGTCACGTGTTTCGGTTTTTCGAAAATAACCCTATGAATCGTACCGGTGGGTGGATTTGAACCACCGAATGCAGCCTTATGAGAGCTGTGTCTTAGACCACTTGACGACACCGGCATTATTGAGCAGACGACAGGAGTCGAACCTGTAAAAGACTGTTTTTGAAAATTGCTGTTTTATTCTTTATCAGTCTTTACCAAGAATACTTCTACTGACAGTTGTGTTTACCAATTCCACCACGTCTGCATTGTTTGTGCCGAAGGTGGGACTCGAACCCACACCCCCTCACGGGGACTTGCTCCTAAGACAAGCGTGTCTGCATTCCACCACTTCGGCAAATTAGTGGAGTTATGTGGATTCGAACTTCATCTTCCAAACATCCATCAATGTTCCTTTGACAAATGTAAGGTCTGACGAAGGGGGAAAAGTTTTATAAAACCCCCACACCCTCTCCTGTAACAATTTTGTACACAACCATTACAGACAGCTTCCAGCCCGTTTAAGAGACCTTAACCCCGTTTTTTTTTGAGCAGGTGATGGTAATCGAAACCACATATCCAGCTTGGAAGGCTGGCATACTAACCATTGTACTACACCTGCTTGTTAAATATACAAGAACCAACCGGACTCGAACCGGCACTGACTGTCGTATTAAAACCTTTCGGTCTACCGTCCTACATTTACAAGGGACTCACCCCTTTCCAGTACTCATACAATTCGTGGCGAGAGTATACCGATTCCCCCTCACAGTCCTTGTCTATTTGTGTTGCTGGTTGGATTCGAACCAACGACCTTCTGTGTATCAGACAGATGCTCTAAAAACCAACTGAGCTACAGCAACATTACATTACTCACCCAACCTGACATACATTGGATTTGGATTATCAGCCGTTCCGTGAATGAAATCAAAATCTTCCATCAATTCTGCCATAATTGTTTTTGTTTAAAGGTTTAACATTAAAAATTTGTGCCTTCGTGGGTGCTGCCCCTAACTTTTCAGCCACATACCCTCTAACCGGTTCGGATTTATCACAACTTATTTCCGGATTTCCATTGTTATTCACCAAACCGTCGGGACCCCAAGCACTACTGCAGATGTCTTGAGGCTCTCGTCACTAACTTACGAGAATAAACCGGCATGTTAATACAGAGCCAAGTTGCTATCTTGGAACGAATTTGTATGTTCTCACCTGGCGACCACAGCGACTCGCCTTCCAAAACAGTATCGTTATTGCATTTAACAACTTCTGTATAGTGGGCAGGGAGGGACTTGAACCCCCAGAGTCCTTTCGGACAACAGATTTCAATGATATTGGTATCACTCGACTATGTAATTACCTTGCATTTCTGTTTAGGTACTCCGTATATAGTCTGTACACATTTATGAAGTTTCCTTCAATTTAGCTCGGCGTTGATTTGCTTTATTTTACGTGGTGCAAACTTTCACCGAATTAGCGGAGTTTTTCAATTTGCATTTCTACAAAAAGCTGCATTACCACGTGTAAACCAATTTTTAGTCAACAGTCTGTCCCGCTACCAATTACGGTTTACCTACCCATTTAATTTATTTTATTTTTTTTTACCTTGTCCGTTTTTTCTTGGTTTATATATAGTTCTTCCGATTATTTTTGTGGGACCGAGCCGATTTGAACGGCTACCTCCAGATTTTCAGTCTGGCGTGACACACCAGTTACACCACAGTCCCAATTTGAGGTTTTTGATGAACCTCTTAACATTTTGTCGGGAGGGCAGGACTCGAACCTACGACCACGGCTACCCAAAAGCTATTAGAAAACGTTGCTGTTTGATTCTTTATCAAGAATCTATCATTTACGTGCTCTAACCAACTGAGCTACCTCCCGTACTTAAAAAAAGCAGACCTGCTTACCAACTACTTGACCGAGGGCTGTCTCCCCTTTCGAGGGGCCTTCGTTGGTGGACTTGAACCACTCCAATATCTGCCATTGTGAAATGTGATGGGACTTGAACCCATGACCTCCCCTCGGCGCTCTAACCACTGAGCTACACAATCACTTCCGAATCACACGGAATATGGTTCTTTTCAGTACCAATAACCTTGTTTCCACCACTTGGGTCAGGAACATACCCACGTCTATTACTACCAAGACGCCTAATCCCATCTTTTTTCTATCGCCCTTCAGGGAAAGGGCTTTCACATGTGAGAGTGGACCACGATGGGATTCGAACCCACGACTTTCTGACTGCCAGTCAGACGCTCTACCAACTGAGCTACGAGCCCATGAAAATTGAGTTGTTTAAGGTCTAACTCAAGACTAACGACCGGGGCGATTGTCATCGATTCCACCATCCGATTTTATATGACATCGGAAAACGTTAGCGGAGAGAGTGGGACTCGAACCCACGACTACGGTCGTGACAGGACATTGAAAACATTGCTGTATGATTCTTTTTCAAGAATACTCTATTTACGTGTTCTACCAACTGAACTATCTCTCCGTTTTGAGTTGTTTAAAGTCCAACCCAAACGACTAGGGCTTGCCGGTTTGAATCCGACGAGCAGTTCCACCATCCGATTTTATCCGACATCGGAAAACGTTAACAAGAATCCATAGAATACAAAATTAAAAGTTTTGTCCTGATAATATTGCTGTACGATTCTTTAGTGGGGAATGAGGGACTCGAACCCCCGACTTTCTGAATGTAAGTCAGATACTCTGAACCGACTGAGTTAATTCCCCGACATCTTAGTGGACACAGGTGGGAATCGAACCCACGACTACCTGTTTGCAAAACAGGAGTTCTACCAACTGAACTACTGGCCCAAATTAATATCAGTGCCCAAGACAGGACTTGAACCTGCACTCCCTAAACGGGAACCAGCCCCTCAAGCTGGTGTGTCTACCAATTCCACCACCTGGGCATATTGCTTTCATTTGTTGTCCTATCAGGTTTCGAACCTAAAACTTCAGAGCCAGAATCTGACGTGTTACCTATTATACCATAGGACAATTTTACAAAACCTAACCAAACCTTGATTAATGTCGTGAGCTTTGATTATACACACACGTCCGATTTCCACGGATATTTACACTCTTAACCAGTTTGGTACCGGTTTTGTATGTTGTCCTACTTGGACTCGAACCCAGAATTCTTCATCCAAAATGAAGCGTGTTACCGTTACACCATAGGACAATGTTATCTCAAATAAAAAATCTCACACTTTCGAAAGAATGTGTGAGATGTTGGATATATGTTGAGATTAAAATGTGTTTCTAAAAAATCTTACAAATGATACAAACAAATCACACAACTATGGACACAAATAGGATAATCGCCATCTGATAAAACCAGTAGACGAGTCCTGTTTTAAATCCCTTATGTTGTTTATTTGTATTCATATCTTCGTTATTTATGTAAGTTTCTTTTCTATTATTTATGTAAATTAATTTCGTATGGTTTTATTGAGCGTTTAACTCTTGCACCGCTTCCATACATAAGACTATCTGCAAGTGTATTTCCGACTTCTGGAAAACCATAACGTCTTTTGTTGTTTAACTGGTCAATATCTGGTTTAAGTTCCTTTATTTGTATAACTACGGAATACACAACCACTTTACTATTTGGATAACTCAACTCTCCGAAAGTTTTTGCAGAATCTGGATACACAGAAAGATATACATATCCACATTCAGACTGAAAACTTTTTTTCCTTTTTAGACTTGTTGTCAAAATACCCTTATCCATTATAGGATTATTTTCACTTGTACCATGATAAAGTCTTATATAGTCTTCCTTGTGTCTTCTCAACCATCTGTTAAATTCATCAACAAGTTTTTCGTTATATTCACCATTGAATGAAGTGAAGAACTTAGAAGTTTCCTCATCATCTAAGACATCGTATGTCTTTGGTTCTCTATAACTACCATAGTATAATTCATTAATAAACTCATCAAACTTTTTAATCATATTTCTGTTTGCTTTATTTATTTATGAATTTTTGTACTCCGGACGGGACTCGAACCCGTAATCTCCACCGTGAAAGGGTGGTGTCCTAACCAATTAGACGACCGGAGCATAGTTGTACCGATATCGCTCGATACGGGCGGGTGAAAAATCACCATCTTGCCAGGTCGGGTTTTTGTCGGGTAAAGAGGACTCGAACCTCCGACCCCTTGGTCCCAAACCAAGTGCTCTACCAACTGAGCTACTACCCGATTATTACTAAAGTGTGTTGTGAATGCACTTATAGTCTAACACATAACCTATTTCAGTGTATTCCAAAGCGAATATCTTTTTCAAATGCCGATAACCTCTCCCCACTATACTGCACATAAACGTATCAAGGGTTATTTAACACTGTGCTGTGTTGAGGTATCAAACACTATCAAGGACTAACCATTTGTGTGTTTTTCTTCACACCAACATCACTTTAGGGAAACATTCCTCTAACTATTCTTTCCCGTTCTCGGTCGCTTCCAATTCCGATATTAGGTAGTTGTCTTACATCACCTGAACATCCGGTCGACAACGGGGCGAGCATAAATTTTCCGGATATCTTTTCCAAACTTTCATTGTTTATAGGAACAACATTTGGGTTTCGGGTTTCACTTATTCAGGCTCCGATTGAGTAATAATAGAGCGTGAACGTGAACATTTCATGTATATAATACTATAATTTCTCTGCCTATAACACCTCGGATGAAAATTCCGAGCCCTATTCCTTATAGTATTTTGTGGACCCACTGGGAATCGAACCCAGACTTAAGGCTTGCAAAGCCCTCGTGCTTGCCGTTATCACTATAGGCCCATATAGAAAGACTTTTTGACACAAATTTCTCAAATCTGACTAAGAGAAGTAACAATGTTTGCATACCAAGATTCTTTAACCCCCAAAGTGGGATTTTTCAAAATTTGTGCCGGACGGTCTTATCTTCGTCCAAGGGGTACAAACCGGAGAAAATTACCGGAGAAATACCGAGGTTAATTGAAACGTTTACTTTATGTATTTGTAAATCGTTGCTGTTTGAATCTTTAACAAACAATATTGAGCCGATGGAGGGATTTGAACCCCCGACCTGATGCTTACAAGGCAACTGCTCTACCCCTGAGCTACATCGGCATTTACAAGGTTCACTTTTATGAGTCGAACATAATATAACCAAAAATAGTTGCTGTATGAACCTTTAATTTAGTGAGCAATGAGCAGTCTCCCACTCAAAACCCAATTTCCTCTTTTGGAAAGCCTGAGAACTTAGGCAAAGTTGTCACCATTACACGATAGTTGGACATCGTTGTTCACAGTATGTATTTCTACATCCTAGGTGACATGTGCTTCAGTTTTGTGAAAACTGACAAACTCTTACTGCTTGATATCGTAGATTTCCGTTCTCCACCGACCGTCCTGCATAAGACTTCTGAAGATGCCTCCTCATTGTTCGATGATTACTTGTACTTTCTTGTCTTCAACCTTGCAAGTCTCCGACACCCCCGTGTTACAGAGGGACAAGCACATTTTCTACCAAACAGTGTCGTGCTCTTTTGCTTTTTTTCAAAAATAAAAAATAATTGAATCTTAGCCTTTTTGATAACTGTTTTTAGAAAGATGTGGCACGACTTTGGTCATTCCTACCTTTTGAGTAAGACCCAACCAACACCTTTCTATGTTTCATCGTTCCCCAACGACTCCACATTCTCCGTTTCGTTCCATACAATTTCTCATACAGAACTAATCCTTTGTAATACTTGCAATTGATAGGGAAATCTTTCACAAGTACCTGCTAAAGACATCTATTGTACTTTCATACTCAAACCAGGTTTTACCCGATTGTCATCTGCTTCATCCTCATCATTTGACATTGGATTTCCCACAGACAACGTGCCCTAGCACTTTTCAACAGATTGCATCTTTCGATACAACGCCACATCCCGTTTATCTCGGATATGACTTTATCCCATTGCTGGATTATCCTTTGGTCAAGTCCGAAGACTTAACACTGGTTCTGAAAGCGAACCTTTTTTGTAGCGGGGGGTGGATTCGAACCACCGACCTTCGGGTTATGGGCCCGACGAGCTGGCCTCTGCTCCACCCCGCTATGTTTCATTTTAGCGGGAACAGTAGGGTTCGAACCTACGACCATCACCTTAACAGGGTGCCGCTCTACCAGCTGAGCTATGTTCCCAATTACCAATACTTGTTACCAAACTAGCGGTACAAGAGGACTCGAACCTCTGGTCTCCAACGTCCGTAAGGTCGTTGACGTTCTTCCCCATTAAACTATGCACCTGGACTTCCTATCATCATTGTGACTTGACCGGTATTCACAACTACTTTCAAAAATCTTAGCGGTCCATACGGGACTCGAACCCGTGTCGCCGCCGTGACAGGGCGGTATGCTAAACCACTACACCAATGGACCATTTCTATTTATGAAAAAGTTTTTTTAGGAAATTTTACAAGGTTCACTTTTTTATCTTGGCATCTGAAATATGGTTCGGATTAGATTTTTTATTGCTGTATGAACCTTTAAATGTGTACAAGAATCTTTTCCTGAGTCATTCAAAAACACTGAATTTCATAGAAATTGTTGCTGTATGATTCTTTATCTACACGATTTCCTTATTTATTATTTTTCCCTAACAATATAAATATAACAAAAAATTCAAGAAATTTTAATTTTTTTGAATTTTTTTTTTGAGCAGATGAGCAGAATCGAACCGCCATCTCCAGCTTGGCAAGCTGATGCACTAACCATTGTGCTACATCTGCATAAAAAGCGGAGAGGGAGGGATTCGAACCCCCGGAGGCTGTTACACCCCAACGGTTTTCAAGACCGCCACCATAAGCCACTCGGCCACCTCTCCAATTGTCGTTTCTGTCTTTGTTGCAGAAGACTAACGACTGTGTGGAAACTGTCTCCTGACATACGATGCAACTCTACGTATATCTACTGAACGTGATGACAACCACAATCCTTCACGTGAATTTGTCGGGTGGAGGGGAATCGAACCCACTGTCACGGCTACCAAAAAGCAAAGAACGTATTGCTGCAAGATTCTTTCACAAGAATCAAATAAATACGTGTCCTAACCACTAGACGACCACCCAAGCGGAGAGGGAGGGATTCGAACCCCCGAGCCCCTTACGGGACTACCGGTTTAGCAAACCGGGGCATTCGGCCACTCTGCCACCTCTCCAAATTTGTGTGTCTTAACACGGATTACCACACATTTAATGAAATTTCGGAGTCTCCTTCGGCCGTATCTTCCAGTGCATGTCCTATCTGATTGGGTTTGAATATGCTCTCAAATACCCACAGAGTCAAAAGACCAACGTATCGCTATCTGACATCGAATAAGACTGTATTCTTATAACCAGCTTGTACTTTATGTTCCATCCACGTTGGTATCGTAACACAAAGGGAGTTTGTAGTCATTAGCATCGGACAAACCAAACCTTTCCGAAAATTAATCCGATGACTGGGAGCGGCCCAGCGATTTTTGTGCCATCGAAAGGAGTCGAACCTATATACATTGGGTTTTTAACCCAATCACTCTACCATTGAGTTACGACGACATTTACCATCGTTTTGGTACGATGGTGAGAACCTGCCCTTAAAGACATTGGTCTAAACTACCACCGATTAGGCGGCAGCGAGCATCACCATGTTATTGGTGTTGTTATTGTAGTTGCCATTTACTGACAAGATGAGTCTCTACACCTTTCATACTTATACAGTATCAAATCCAAGTCATCCCCGTGTTACCTTGGCGGTTCGGTCTCGTATAGACCGCCCAAGGTTGAGTGTTCTGCTATTTGTATCGGACTTACAATTGATACCGAAGTCAGGGCGAACACTGAATAAACTGGTGGAGATGTTGGGGTTCGAACCCAAGTCTACCATACTTTCCTAAAAGTTTCAAACGAAACCCATTTGTGATGTCACGGGAATCGAACCCGTCGTTATTCCAAAAACATCTGATTCTATTTATGTTTTTTTATTTTCGAAATTTTTTTTAGTACTGACGGATGGGCTTGAACCATCGACCCCCATCTTATAAGGATGGTGCTCTAACCGACTGAGCTACGTCAGTATTTTGTTGAACATCACACCGGAACTCCCTTTGGTAATTGCTTAATGGATATTCCACTTTATCCATCCAACACTTACTGTGTTGTTGTTGGTTATCTGTTCCGATTACAAGCAGCACACTTGATGATGTGGAAGAAAAGTCTTACTTTGTTCACGGTTATTTGCCATTCACCATTACTCCAACCGTACCGACTACCTATCAGCAATCGAGGTTTTACGTCAGTCGTATTGACCCATTTGATAAGACATCCTGTGATTTCCAACATTGTGGTCCTGGAGGGACTTGAACCCCCGACCCGCTGATTATGAGTCAGCCGCTCTAACCAACTGAGCTACAGGACCGATTATGTTTTGTACTCCGAGTGGGACTTGAACCCACACGCCCTTTCGGGCAACAAATTTTCATACCACACTTACTTTTACATAAGCCATCTACTTGAGATGTTGTAGTCTGGACTATTTCTTAACCATGCCTTTCGGTTTAGGTCTCCACCTATATAGTCTCTACGCCATTTACACATTTCTGTGCTTTAGAGAGTCATCGCCAAAGATTATGTCACCACAATCGAGGTTTCTGTTTGTTAGGGCAGATTCTACATCCCAACAATTAATCTTGTTGTTTTCTCTTTTCAGAAATGGATGCACTCTTTTTTATCAAAGTCTGTCGTGTCTACCATTCCACCACCGGAGCAGATTTACTTAGTACTCAAGTGGGAGTCGAACCCATGGAAATACATCCCCCCAATGACTTTGTTCCCAAGCCACCAAAGCACACGAGTCTGTGTACGGGCAGCACGTCGTCCCATTGTCATCACTTGAGTATCTCATCCGTTGTATATTCCGAAGGAATGTCGATGTTTATCCCTTATTATTTTTCCATCGACTCACATTCGGGTCGTGATGTTTCCATTCAGAAAACACAACAGACGATTTTGAGAATTTTTCTTCACTCAATCGGATTGGCCTAACCCGAAAAGCAAAGGCGACCTTTATAGACATTTAGAGGAATCTTTCATATGGGTTGTACACCCCACCACCTTCTTTCATTTTATTGGTGGTCTCTCCCTCATTTAGTTCGGTCATAACATTCTTCATGGTGAGGTTGATTCTTGGTTTAACGTCTTCCACAAGTCACGGACGTATGGCTTAGGAATGGAATCTCCACTCTACCTCAACATACGGATTGGATTTCTATGCCCTATAGGGCAAAACCTTAATCCCCTGTGTTTAAACACATATTTTCTCTCTCCTGGGGATACTCGATTTTACGAGTGTACCATTTGAAGAAGATGACACGATTTGGGTCACATTTCTCATTTACCATCTATAACACCCACATGGGTAGGAAGAGGGTTTGAACCGTCGTCAGATGGTGTAACGGCAATTCCGGAATGAAGTTTCTTCGTTAAAACCGTGCTTTCTTATTTTCAGGAGATTCTCACTCCATTCTTTTGATTTACGGCCTTGTATAATTTCGTGAAGAAGACCCTCTTCTTTTTCGAGTTTCTCCCTTTTTTTCTCTCTCACGGACTTCTTGTAGGCGGAATCACGCTCATATCTTGCCCGTGAGTATTCGGGAGTTTTCTTTCCGAACTCTATAACTTCACCATCAATGACGGGATGAGCCTTTCGACATAGTTCGACAGGTAAAGGATAGAAAGACACCATTTTCGAAATTTTTTCGTACTCTTGTGGCGTTATCGTCTCGGTGAAAAGACGATGTAGTCTGTCCTTTCCAATCTTTTTTTCTAGACTCAAGATTTCAGTCTTGGTGAAGTTCTCCACATTAAAGGTATATCCTGTCACAACTCTATTGTCAATGAAAGCTTTTTGCACTTTTTTGTGAAACATTGAGACTCTCTCATTTTTGGTGATATTTCCGACTTCATCAACAACATATTCGTTGTATTTTGAATGTGGATGTGTAATAGGATAAAGTTCTGAGTGTATCAAGAAATAACCGTCATAACCATATCCGAATTTTTCACGGATGTTATGGTTGAGGGTTCGTCGACACTCACCGTAGTTTTCTCCGACATGTTTTTCCCAAAATCTGTTGATATAGGAGAAAACATTACTTCTACGACACCACTTCTTCTCATAAAAGTCATAGAAATCACCATTTTTTTTACCGCTGTAACAGAATGTGTCCTTTGTGCAGGATGCATGTTGTACGGATTCTTCGTTTTTTTTAATTTTTTTCATAGTATTTATCCTTAGTGTTATATACTTCGGATAAAACTAGAATTATAAATTTCGTGATTCATTTTTTTTACTTTTTAAACGTTAATATTTGTGCCCAAGGTGGGACTCGAACCCACACCCCCTCAACGAGGACAACATTTTGAGTGTTGAGTGTCTACCAATTCCACCACTTGGACATTTGAGCCCCATACCGGATTCGAACCGGCGACCTACTGCTTACGAGGCAGCCGCTCTACCGGCTGAGCTAACGGGGCAAAAACTAGGGAAGTGAATGGGATTGAACCCGTATCATCCGACATGCACACGCTCTGAAAGAAGTGCAAGTCTCAGATTTCACCCCCTGACGACCATTATTCCCCAAAGGTGATTTGTCGTCAATATATCCTTATCTCCAATATGTCAAAGAACTTTTGGAACTTTCGTTCCTCAATTTCAAAGATACTATTCTTTTTTGATTTTTTCAAAAAGATTGCATCTTTTTTGAAATCTTTTTTTTTTGTACCCCGTACAGGATTCGAACCTGTGACCTATGACTTAGAAGGACATCGCTCTAATCCTACTGAGCTAACGGGGCATATTTTTATCTCATCAGATTAAATATAACAAAAAATCTGAAAAAATTATTTTTTCAATGTACTCTCGTGATTTTCTTTCATGGTTTAAAAGATACTATTTATTTTTCAAACTATTAAAAAAATTTTCAACTTTTTTATTTATGTCGGGGTTTTCTTGAAGAAGTTTTTTTGAAACAAGCACGTATTCATCACAGTCATATATCTTTGACTGAGCCTCCCTCCACAACCGTTCCACTTCTTCTTCCGTCTCTCTCACATAGTATCCTTCAACGGGACAATCATCCCAACCTGTATAATATCTCACATATACTTTCCCATCCTTTTGGGTTTTTACTCCGGCGAAATTTTCGGTGTCCTGCCATTCTTCTTCGCCGGTTTTTAAATCATGGACACAAAATGATGTTGTGTGTACCATATCTACTTCGACTCTTACCTTTTCATCTTTATATATTTCCATATCTTATATTATTTAGTAGTGCCAGTATACGGACTCGAACCGTAATCTGAGCTTTAGGAGAGCCCAGTTCTATCCTGTTGAACTATACCGGCATATAAATTAACAAGGAACAATCTTACCAAAATTACCGTCTTGTGCAATAAGAGGTATCACAACTTCCATGTGTGAGAACTCACTTTCATCGTTTATATTGTCCCATAACGGGTTTTTCGAAAAAACGAGACAATCACTGCCAGAAGACATATTTCCAAAAATGATGAGTCTTTCAATTGGAAGTTCACCGTCAATACATGTTTTACATGCTTCAATTTCAGAAAGAACTTTATCAAATTCTCTGATAAATCCCCATTCCTGAGACTTGGAATTTTCACTCACGTTATATGTGACGTAAAACCCATAAACATCACGATTTCCCAATTTCTCAAAATCTTTAATTTCTTTTTCTAAATAATCTCTTTTCATATTTATTAAATTGAAATATTGATATTTTCTGGAAGTTCAAGAACACAATAACCTAATATTTCAGTATTGTCCCATTCATTTTCTAAAAAATAGTTATGTGCAAATATTGTAATAGATGGATATATAGAAACATATATAATACGTTCTTTTTCCTCCAAAATCTTATTCCCATAATAGTCAAATTTTTTTTCCTTAATGTGACAAAGGAAATATTTTCCTTTGTCACGTAGGAAATTTATAGTCTCATTATTTACTCGTTTAGGTTCTTCAAAATATTCAAATTCAACTTTCATTTTTCTTAGGTTTTAATACGTTCTTATATGCCTGCTTCATCAACTTCAAACAAGACTCACGAGAGATGACAGGGTTACTGTATACACTGCTCATAACCTGCTTCAGAATTTCCTTGATTATCGGACCTGGTTCGACACCGAGTTCATTGATGACATCATCTCCATTGATGGGGAGTTTGTATCCGAACATCTTCGAGTTCTCTGCACACTCGACGAACTTTGCATACTGACCCTTGACACAATGACTCTTCTCGTGAGCGAGGTTGTCCGCCTCGATGACTTGACAAGTTCTCAAGAAACGTTCCTCCGTACCACAGATATACATAAACCTGTTGATGGATTTCTCCTTCATCTTACAACAGTCGTTCCCGAATCCCTTTGCTCTCATATGGTTTCTGATGATGAAACACACTTCGTCAATCGTATGGTTGTCGAACTTCAAACGTTGGAGTATTCTCTTGGCGACATCACTACCGACGAACTCGTGGTCGTAGAAATGAACTCTACCGTGTTCATCAACAGTTCTACACTCTATCTTGCCGATGTCATGCAAAAGTGCCGCAAGACGACAAACCAAATCCGGTTCAAACATGTTGCAATGGTTTTCAAGAACGGCAAGAGTATGTACCCACACATCACCGAAATGATAGGCATTTTGACCAAGACCTATGGTCTTTTCAAGTTCTGGGATGACATACTTCATTGCACCGATATCGTTGATGAGCATTATTCCATGATGAGCATTTTTAGTCATCATGATTTTGCAGAGTTCGTCATTGATTCTCTCAACAGTGATGATGGAGAGTCTGTCGGCGTTTCTCTTCATGGACTCGTAGGTCTTCTCGGAAATCTCGAAACCAAGTCTGGTACGGAAACGGATAACCCTCAAAATTCTCAAAGGGTCGTCGATAAAAGTCTGGTCAACCTTATCGTCGGAGACCATCTCCATCGGAACTCTCAAAACTTTGTCGTGAATGTCTTGGATACCACAACCTGTTAAGTCCTCCACCTCACCTTTCGAAATGTTGTAGTAGAGGGCGTTGATGGTCAAATCACGTCTCGTTGCATCCTCCATAATGGGTGCAAACACGGTCTGTGGGTTACGGCTGCCAGCATCGGTGTATTTCTCACCACGAGTCATAACACATTCAATTTCGTCATTTGGAAACTTCTTGAAATGGAACATTGCAGTACCGTAGGTTTCATATATGACAACCTTTCCGGTCAACCCGTTCTGCTCACAGAAGTTTGCAAAACGAACACCACCTTGTGGGAGGTCAATAACGAGGTCAATGTCCTTAATTTCCCTACCCATCACCAAATCACGGACGGAGCCACCGACGGCATATACGTGCCCCTCGAACTCACTCCCCTTCGTGATTTCACCAATATATGATGTTATTTCTAAAAATTTTTCTTTTGTCATTCTTCCTCCTTTTTAATCCTCACAAAAATAATGGAAAATAAGTTGTAACTCATTAATGTCATAAATCTTGAATTTTCTACACAAGTAGGCTTTTTCTTGTGTGCATCCTTCTTTCCAAATGATGAATCCGAGTTCGTCTTCTTCTGGTATATAATAAACCACATCTAATGTACTGTGGTCGTCATACTCGATATCATAATTGGTTACATTTAAATGTAGTGTTTTAAGGAATGGAGAAACTTTTTCACCATTTTCTTTCACTACATTCTTCACCGCTTCGACACATGTATCGAACAACTCCTTTTTCAAACCATCAATTTTTTCTTTTACTTTTTTATAGTCCATATTTGTTTTATTTTTTTTTCGATGCAAAGATACGAACTTTTTTTGAATTACCAAACTTTTTTTTTCAAAAAAATTGAATTTTTTTTATAACTAATTAGTTCAGTGGTAGAAAAAAATTCATAATCAATCTTAAAACCTATTGTTATTTCTTGATAAGTTCAGTTTTTTTCCAGTTTTTTTTTATCCAATGTTCATCCGTTTGTACGTGGTTTGCTCTTACGTATTTACAGACGTACTTTAGAAAATCCATAATTGGAAACCATTCAACTGTTCTCACAACAACACCTTCTTTTCCACACCATCCACAGTTCCATTATTTCATCAATACTATATCAAACGTTTTCATCATTTAGTCGTTCTTTAATAGTTCAACAATTTCTTCATCTGTATGCCACACACCGTTGAACGGTTTGAGTTCGGATTCAGTTCCGTTCTCAATGGCATCCATAAGTTTCAACACCTCGTTGTAGCAACGTGAACAAACCGAACATGTTCCGGATGAACCACGATGGTTGAGACACTCTTTGTTTTGTTCTTGGATTTTACTCCTTAATGTTTCCCATTTTCCGTCCATAATTGTGCTTTCTTCCAGTTCCTTGTCCAGTGCTCATCAGTCTGAACGTGATTTGCTCTTACGTATTTACAAACATAATTTGGAAATTCCATAATCGGAAACGAGTCTGTAATCCTCATCACAACACCCTCACGACCGCTTTTACAAGCATAGTATGATGTGTGTTCCATCAATTCGTCGATGATTTCCTTCACTTCACCCTCTTCTCTCAACACACACCTCTCCAATTCCGGAACGTGTGGGACACAGAGTATCTTTGCAAACTCCTTAACCTCATCCCAACTGTACCACAGATTACCGTCATTGACAGCGAACATATGCCAATAGTCTGACAGACAATCGTAATGGATAGAGTGCTCACCGTAAAGGTTTTCACCATAGACTGTTTCATTTGGACCGATATACTGATTGATTTTCCAATACAGTCCGTCCGACGGGTCCCAAAGATTTCTCGACCAAGGTGAACGAGTCGGGGCACCATGTGAACGTGCATAGACATCATAGTGTGTCATTGCTGTATTCTCCCCATCGAGTTTCTCCGTGAAGACTACTTCTTTTCCTTTATAGAAATCGAACCACCCATCTTGAAGTCTCTTGTCGTCCGATGTTGCACCTGGTGACCAAGGGAGATGATATGTTCTTGGATATTTCATAATGACATTATATACTTTTTTAGTTTTTCTTTCGAAATTCCAGTTATTTTTGACAATTCTTTCAAATCAACATCTAAGAAAAATTCCGATATTCCACGATAAATGTTAACCGAATTTACGGAATAAGACGACCAAAATCGTGCATGTTCAACCCAGATGTGTCCCGATGTTGTCTTCTTTATTAACTTTTTTGTTTTCTTTATTGATGACATATTGTTTTGTTTCTAAGTTAAAAATTTTATTGTCTGTACCGGAAACTTGCTTTTCTGCCGATTCGATAGTTTTTACACCACCAATAAGACGATTATTACTGTCAAATATGACATATTTAGGTGTGATATTCATTTGTTTTTGTATATTAGTTTAACTACTCCAGTCAATGGGATACGTGGCATTCTGTGCCAATCGGTTATTTTGTTGGAATCAACCGGTTTTCCCCCGTTGTCGGTATTTACCATGATTGTGATGTGTTTCGTTTCATTTGCACACGGAATGTTCGTTTCAAGTTTTACGGCAAACGCTTTATCTGAACTTCCGTATTCGTATGCAAACACACGAAACATCTTTCCCTCATTCTCCATACACCATTCGAGTATTTCGTCAGTCATATTTGTGTGGAATGCAATCGTATGATGTTCGGCGATGATTCTCCCGTTTTCCCACTTGGGTGCAAACTTCATTACCTCATTCAACAAGAATCTCTTGGATTCATCAGTGAGAACGAGGGATGTATATAACAAATTACTCGTGTTCATATTCTTTAAAATCTAAAACTTCGATTTCACTACCGAGCGAGAAACTTCTGAACTCGTTTTTCTCCATATCGAAGAAGACTTGGACTTTTGGTGATGAAGGACGGTTTGGTTTCCAATCCCCAAGTTTCTCCGTGAGGATGTTGGTTTGAAGAGTTCCGACGGCAGTTCTTGTGGAACCATCTTTCTTTTTAAACGTGAAAGTTACAACTCCTTTGTGGAGGCCTTCCTTTATTTGTTCTGCTACCGTTCTCATTTTTTTTTCTTTTTTATAAGTTAAACTTCCTTTTTATTTCTCGATGCAAAGATACGAACTTTTTTTGAATTACCAAACTTTTTTTTCAAAAAAATTTAATTTTTTTCGTAACTTATTGATATAAAGTGATAAAAAAATTATTTTTTTTTGTATTTTGTAGCACAATTAGAGATAATTTTCTTATAATTGGGGTTCTCTATATTGTATTTTGTATGCATTTTTCTATAATACTCATCACGAGTTGGGATATGGTTAAAAATCTCATAGTCCCATAACACCCTGTCGAGAACAGAGCATTTCCAGTTCTTAAAAGTGGCGAATCTTCCTGACCGATATAGAGATAATGTTTTTCTCTGTGTTGGGTGGTCCATTCCGAACAAATTGTTATAATTTCTACCGACATTGGAATTGCCAAAACCAGACTCAATCTGGGCACACGATTTAATCATTTCCGGATACCAGACGACACCTTGTTCTGTAAGATAGTCTATATACTCACAAACGCTTTCCTTGGTGCATTTTCCACAATTTTTTTCTAACATTGCCACACCGATTTCGTAGTATAGAGTAAATTCACTTTCTTTATATTTTTTGTCGTTAATTTCCGATTTAAGCGTCTCTATGGTTTCCAAATGTGTTTCGACCTTATCTTTGTGGTTTTGCAAGTCTGTATGTATAAAAAAGATGACACACAAAAGAAATGCAATAAATGATAACAATAATATATTTTCTTTTGATATATAACTTCTTTTATTGAATAAAAGTGTGTTCATATCAAGCATATATCTCCTATGTGACTCTATTGTAGATTTTACTTTTTTAAAAGAATTTACAATAAAGTTTTTCAGTTTTTTTATCTGTTTCATACTTATATATTTTTATTATATTTACAAAGATACTATTTTTTTAATTAAAAAAATGGGGTACAACCATATTAGTCATACCCCATACTTTCATTTCTCGTCTTTGTTAAGAATCTTCATCATCAACCCCGTTGGCGGCATAGTATTCATCCATTTCGGCATAGGTGAGTTGAGTTTCCATATCGACCTCACCAGCATCATACTGCTTTCTTTCTCTTATTCTGAATGCTTCTGTCTTCAGTTTAAAAGCTTCTGCCTTTTCGTCATTTTCTATACGGATGACGACACCTTCACGTGGAACATATTTATTACACATTGGTTCAAGTGATTCCATACCGAATCTTTGTTTGTCGTTTTCAAGTCGTTCAAGCAACGATTCCTGCCAGTGATGTTTTGTGTCGAGGTCTGGATAAAGGTCTCCGAGACGACCATGATAAAGGATTGTAATTGGCTTTATCTTACCTTTCAACTCGGGATGTTCATTCAAAGTATTTATTGTCCATTGATAAACATCCTGTACATTCCAATCAACATGGTTTCCTTCGGCATCCGTTTCGGTTATTCTGTAAGGCATCAAGATGTTCTCACCGACCTTACAACCATAGTCGTAACCCTTTTGAATCATACTTGTGGAACCAGTAACATAACCGACAATCTCACCATACAATGTCATACCTTCCTTCAAAAGTGGATAGATAATCTTTCCGTACTCAGACCAGATATCAACCTTATAGAAACCTTGACCTACGGCCTTATTAATGTACTTGTTCTTAATGACGCCTCTCGAAGACGTTATTTCACCATACTCAAGTTCATAATGAGGGAGAAGCATTTCACGTCTCTTATGGTCAATAAAACTGAAAAATCTTCTAATGAAGTTCTTTACAATTCTGACTCTCTTTTCGAAAAAATCTTCTGGAAGATACTTCTTGGTAAGTAGATTACCGGAGATAAAAGACGTTCCGTGTTCCTTGACTGAGATGTCCACAACAGTATCCGGTGTGAATCTCCACAAGTTGTCCTTCAATTGGCTGGTGTCATAATGGAAAGCAAACTGACCATCTACCATACGGTCGAGTTTCATCATAGTCTTTCCTCTCTTTCGGTCTTTCTTAGAAACTCCTGTCAGATTGTTTTGACGGTGTTGAACAGGTGGAATGTATGTCTTTATGAAAAGAACACCATCAACAGTGTCAAAATCAAATGGAACAACAATTCCATCTTCATTTGGTTCGAAACACTTCTCAAAATCATATTCCAACACCTTTGGATTCCACTTGGCAAGAGAATCGATTGAAAAAAGACATCCTTCAGATGTACAACCACGAAGTTTGACCATCTTCACACGTCCATGACGGTTGAAATACCCAACCATCTTCTTCGCTTCGGATTCCTTACCCTCATCAATGAGTTTCTGAACATCCTTGTAATTCTTGTTGAGATGTCTTTCACTCATTTCAAACTGATTGTTAACCGACAAGAAATCCTTGTTGATGACAGTCTCCATCTTGCAATAGACCATGATGTCACCTTCCTTTACACTGTCCTTTCCGACAACGACTTGGTATGCACCTCCAATTTTTGTTTTGACGAGAAAATCAGAACCCTCAATTGGAAGCAACTCACCAATCTTTACAATTTGAGCACAATACTCAAGCTTAATGTTTTCACTTTTTGTAAACATGGTTTTAAAATTTTAATTGTTGATTGTTTCTTTTGGGGTTCAAGTCCTTCCTTCTACCACCCAGTTTTTACAGAACGAGGAAACTGTTACTTTAAATATAACAAAAAATCAACATTCTATTACAAAATTACTGCATTTTTTTTCATTTTCAACATCTATTTCTTGGATTATACTATTTAAACACTTATTTCTTTTTTCCAAATTCAAGATTTTTTTCTTCAATGTCATCACCCTCATACTACCTAATCTTGCAAGGTATAGCATTTGTTCGATGTCTAGTTTTTGACAATATAAATTATCCTTTGGACACTTTTCCACACTTATGAAATCAGAATCCTCACGATATACAATAATGCCAGCAGTCACTCTCCAATCATTACGATTTTCGAAATTATCAAGAAACTCAATAACCTTGTCCTTTATTTTTTGTGGAACACAGTAGTAAAAGTTCTTAATATATTCAGACGTGTGGTCATGTTCTTTCTTAAAGTCGTTTAAGAAATCTGCATAAGAACGCTTTATCTCTATTTCGGTAAGATAACCAGCCTTGGTGCAGACCAAAACGTCACATTCATGCCAAATCGGAAGAATACCACTCGTACCGAAGACATTGAATACCACTAGTTTTTTTGTGTAATCGAAATCCTTTGACCTTGCTATACTTAATTCTATCTCATATAATTCTTTATTTGTGTCCATTACATTTACTTTATTTTATCACAAGCCTTGTTCCGGAAGATGTCACAAAGTTCCCAATACGAGATTGGTCTATATCCATTTTGGTCAACTCCGACATCATACTGGTTCTTTCTTAGACGTGACGGAACATCACCGTCTATTCCGTAACAAGTGCCGTCACTCAAAGTATGTATGTGACCGAACACTTGGTAATCACCATTGAAAGCACAGCACGGATAGTGTTCGGCGTAAATTTTTACACCATCTACCATAATGAACGCCTTGTCAACAACGGCAATGAGATTCTCCTGTGGTTCCGTGCATAATGATATATAGTCATGGTTGCCACGAAGAAGTAAAATCTTTCCGTTCAACTTACTCATATATTTCAAGTACGGTGCTGTATCGACTTTGTGATTCAACATAAAATCTCCACAGTGTACCACAATTCCATCCTTCGGTACGACACTGTTCCAATTCTCAATCAGAGTATGGTCCATCTCCGAGCGAGATGCAAACGGACGATGACAATACTTACAGATATTAAAATGTGAAAAGTGAGTTAAGTGTCCGAGGTAAAGTACAACTTACTTGGATTATCTATACCCAATGTGTACATACCTCGGAACTGATTTCCTTTAATTGTTTCCATTTTCATTTAATTTACGAATAATTTTATATACTTTACCTTATTATATTTCTATTTATACTTCATTTAATTGTGTAAAAATATGATTCATCAATATTCCAACAAGATTAACATCCCAACCATTACCTGCTCTTTTCGAAAGTTGTGAATATGATTGATTGGCAAAATTCATTTCACCATCTCTTAATCCCATCAGTCTGAATTGCTCTTGCACAGACATTTTTCGTACAATCTCAACACTATCATCGTGTGGTACTTCAACCACACGTAAGACGTTATGTTCTGGTTGTGTGATTGTGATACATGTACCATCATATTTGATTTTCTTATTATAGACATCAAAACACAGAGGTTCTTCAACGACAAATGATTTGATACCATGTTTTTCCTTTAGATGCTCAATTTGTGTATGTGAAAGATACAATTCTTTCGGTGGATTGGAGTCAAGAAAATCACAAAGTCTAAGACCGTTGTGTATTTCGGGAGGAACCATGTTGAATCCTTCCGGTAATCCACCCAATTTGGCGAACATCCATAGTCTTTCTCTGTTCTGTGGAATACCATAGTTTTTGGTGTTGAGAACGGTATACGCCAAAGGATTGTCTCCGTATCCTATTTCACTCAACATACTTTTCATTTTGTTGAACGTTGGTTCAAACTTTTTGGCAGTAAGACCTTTTACATTCTCCATCAAGATATAACGAGGTTGCTTTTCTTTGCAAATCCTTATTATATGATAGAAAAGAGTGCCACGTCCATACAAATCGTTCTCACCCATCTGCATTCCCGCTGAAGAAAATGGTTGACATGGAAAACCACCTGTAAATAAGTCGAAATCCGGTAGTTCTTTGGGGTCTATTTTAGTAATATCACCATAATTATGAATAGGTGTCCCATCTATATTATGATGATTTGCATCAAATAGTTCTGATGCCCATTTATCTAACTCAGAATAACCGACAACTCGATAGTTAAAATTTGGATGCTGTTCTTTTACTCTTTTTAATCCATATGATGCACCACCATATCCAGCGAATGCTTCAAACACTCTCAGTTGCATGACTCTCGATATAAGATTTATATTTATTGTATGTATCTCTTATCACATTCTCACCTACTGGATGCTCTCTTTTGGAATCACGCTCAATACACACCTCGAGTGGTGTGTAGATAAACCGATACTCAACGACATATCCATACTTACGTGCCATCTTCTCAAGACCCTTACGTATTTTAGAGTTTAGGTTCATGTTATCCGACACCACATCTTTTCCACTTTTGAATGCAGCGGTTAAAGCGGCATTCTCAATCTTTGTGACGATGTTTTCGAGATTTGGGTTAAACGGTTTTCCCATCATCAATCGAATTTCATCACGATTGACACGGATACGGTTGTCGGGGTCTTCAAGGACAAACTTACGGGCGGCAGTAGACTTACCACTTCCCTGCAATCCTTGATATATATAGAATGTCTTTTTCTTATCCGTTGAAGTCTTCTTATTCTTTAATTTGAATATCAAATCCAACAAATAAATTACCAAAAATAAAATGCATAATATTATTGCAATAACAAAATAAAATACCATATTAATCCTCGTTTTTTAATTCTTCACGTAAAGTGTCTTTATTATTTTTTTGTTTATATTCAAAATCAACCGCCAATTTAAGTAAATACCCTATAAGGACTCCCACACCTACAAGAAGTATATGTACTATTAATCCAAAGATAAATATATAATTATTCATAGTTTTTTATCTCTCAACTCTTCACGTACTTGCATTAAAATCTTTCCAAGGTTATTCTGTCCCTTTCCGTTACAGACACCCCATATTGTGTCACCCCAGTCATTTCCTTCTTCAAGATAAGCGTCTCCGGTTGCAAGAAGTTTTTCTTTCAAATCTTCGTTTTGCTGGAACTTGTTTCTAACAATCCCCAACATTTCTTTGATTTTTATCTTATCCCAATCGTGTCTAAGGACAACATTTCTACCTTTTCTTTTTGCACGAGACGGGTCGAGTTCTTGAAACTGCTTTCTTTGTTCATAAGAACTGCACTTCTGTGCTTGAAAAGCGGCCTCACTATTCTTGAACTTCAAACCGTCATATTCAACCGGTGCTTCAAAAAAATTGCTCAAAAAGAAATATTTTCCTCTAAAGAAATCAATCTTATTTTTCATACCCAAAAGATACTATTATTATTTCAAATTGTTAAAAATATAAATACTTTATACAAAAAAAAAAATTATTATGGACAAATTTAAAAAAGTAATCGAATTTATAGTCAAGTACAAAACATTGTTTCTAATCGGTATCATCTTGTGTATGTCGGTAATCGTAGTGAACCAATGTTCATCTAACAAAAACCTTAAGAATGAGATTAAAAGACAACATAACAATGAACTCGCCTTACAAGACTCAATCACACAATACACCGATGAAATTGGAAGAATAAATGCAGAAAAACATGCATATCAACTTTCCCAAAAAGAACTCTCAGATTCTATCGGTAAAATCAATAAGAAGCATTATGAATATGTTTCATATCTGAACACTCAACTCGGAATCAAAGACACGGTTAAACTATTTTTCTACATCGACAGACCATACAGAGATACGAGTAAATTGGATAACGGAGTCATCAAAATAGACACAACAAATACATTTGGAAAATCCAGTCGTAAACTTCTTGTCTCAATCCCTTATGACATAGATACAGTCTTGAATCTACAAAAAAGCACAATCTCTCTAGAACAGAACATTTACCTCGAAGGTTGGCTTGAACGAAACAACAAGACTAACGAAACATTCGTACATCTACGTTCCGACTATCCGGGTATCATGTTTAATAATGAAAATGGTTTTGTTGCAGAACCGTCCGCCAAATACGATAGGAGTATGAGAAAGAATATGGGTATTGGACTTTTTATTGGACCATCCGTAGGTTTCGGATATACACCAGAGAAATGGCAGCCTTACATCGGACTTTCTGTTGGTTTGGGATTTACTTTCACTCCGAAGTTCCTTCAGTGGTAGATTCCACTTTGTACATGATTCCGTTCTCTGAAATGGTCTGAGTACCCTTTGGGAAGATACAACTAGGTTCATTATACGAAACCCTGTATTGTACATAGATATTATCCTTTCTGACAAATATCTCTATTTCATCGATTGTCCACACAACGGGACGTTTTTCAGTCTTGTTGAAACCTTCCGAATCCAACTCGTTCAAATAGAAGAACGATTTGTATTCCTTACCTATATTCTCGATGACAACATGGTCGCCGATGTTATATTTGGTTTCAACCACTTGATTGTTTGTCATTATTTCCATAGTTATCCTTTTTTTTCAAAGATACTATTTTTTTAAACAAATAATCAAATTTTATTACTCATATTCTTACCGATATGGTATCCGTCACAAAATAAACACTTATATGCACTGAAATGAACACCACGTTTTTTTGACATTGCTTCTGCACTTTTCAAAGCGGTTTCTTTTGTGTTATATGTGACTTTTGGTTGTCCTGTAGTTTGGTTTATATGTGAATTGATGGAGAATGCTCCCCATGCATTACCGGTTATGAAAAAGTTATAAAAGAACCTCTTTCTTTTAACTTGGTCTAAAAACCACAACCTGAAATTCTTAAACTTTATTGATTTCATCGTCCCAATGTTTTACGACTTCATCTGCATAATACTCATACACATTCATATAACAACTATGTGTTTCGTCCATCTTTCGTTTTGCTTTGAAAAGGATAGAAAATATCTTGTATAAAGTATCATTTGATGGAAGTTCGCTATTTGTGTTTTTTTCTTGTATCTTTAAAAGGGATTCTCTCATTCCATCAGAGAATCCCTTTTTATATCCTTTTATATAAGATTCTGCATCCATTTTAATAAAGTTGTTTTGCATCATCTATGGACAGTATAGTCTTATTTTCCAAATCAGACTTGAATCTTTCTGTTGGATTTTCGACACTGTATGCATATTTTCCGTTGAAGAATATATGATAAGTACCATCATTCGTCAATACAACATGTGTCCATGCAGATGTCATTGCATCCCCACCGACACCACCGAAACCCAGTGATGTACTTCCCCACATCTGTGTAAATACCCAGACATTCTCAACTTCCAAATCGGGAAACGTGGACATTCTATCGTCAACTTTTATTGTCGATAAAGATAAACTTTTTAACATTTTTTCCATAATAAACTATTTTTGTTTGATTTTATTTTCGTCAATTATCACTGAATTATTTTTACCTTTTTCCATTGCCTCTTTCATGGCTTTTTGTTTAGCTTCTTCTAAAAGAGCGTACATTGTATTATCACTATTCATGTTATTCTAATTTTTTACATTCTTCTTCACTATATTTTTCGTGGAGTCTGTTAATCCACCATTTTGTTTTGAATTTCACTTTCGGCATTCTCTGCCCTTTCAATAAAGAACACCTTCGACAAACAACACCTTCTTTAACCATTTGGTATTTACAATCCGGTTTTGTCCAGTCATTTTCGAAAATTTCATTGATGAAAGTCTTCGTCAAAATTCCTTGATATATGAGTTCGGGGGTCTCAATGTCTGGATTGTCACAAAATAGTTCAATAAATGGTTTCGGTTCAATGTATCCCTTTTTTTTAAGGAATACATCAATGAGTGGAAGTTTCATCTCATCATCAATCTGGTGTACACCGGCGAAACTATTCTCACCATACCATTCAAAAAAGAACGTCACTTCATCGACACCTGAGAACAGACCACCTTTACCCTTGTTCTTTTTTACAATATCAATAAGGACTTGTGGGATATTCGAGTTCTTGAAAAACCTGACCGTATCACCGAATTGTTCAGATGATTCATCCACCATCTGTGTCCTGCTTCCAAATGAATCGAACACCATCTTTTTTGTGTTTAATTTCACACAGAAATTCTGACCGTCCAACTTGTTGAAAGCATACACATATTCACCAATAAGTGTCCCATCATCCGAAATCTTATTTATACTATCATAATGTTTCATATTTCACACACATTTCATAAAGAATTTTCAAACCACTTTTCGTTACTTTCTCAGACTGGGTAACCCTTTCTTCCTTTGTTTTTAAATCAAAATACATATTATTTCGGTCTTTTCATAACTTTTCTCATAGATTTGATATTAAGTTCATAATATTCACACGAACCATCTGATGACATATTCACGGGGTCTGCATCACCACCGGCATCAAATCTAATATCACAAATTTCACCAATTTTCTTTCCAGTCAAATAACTTGTGACTTTACAACGATTTTTACAAGTTTTACACAAAATTTCCATAATTATTCTTTTTTTGTATATATTTTGTCGATAAGACCATATTCTAGTGCTTCACTTGCAGTGAGCCAATGGTTACGGTCACAATCTGCAATGACCTTTTCAAAACTTTGACCAGAATTTTCGGACAACATCTTGCAAAGTTCATCCTTTACAAGTTTAATCTGTTCTGCCTCTATGAGAATATCAGATGCTTGTCCACTTGCCCCACCGAGAGGCTGGTGTATCATCACCCTTGAATGTTTCAGAGCGCCCCTCTTACCTTTCGTACCGGATGAAAGGATAACGGCACCCATACTTGCCGCCATACCCATACAAACGGTCTGAATATCGTTGTTGATAAAGTTCATAGTGTCTATGATTGCCAAACCGGAATAAACCTCACCACCGGGTGAGTTGATGTTCAAAGTGATGTCTTCATCACCACTCAACGAACTAAGATACAGCATCTGTGCATTGACAATGTTTGCAACGTCAGCGTCAATTCCAGTGCCGAGAAATATAATTCTCTCCATCATAAGACGACTGAACACATCCATTTGGGTGACATTCAATTGTCTCTCTTCAAGAATAGTAGGGTTGATATAACCCATTCGTGCAATATATTTGTCGAGTCCATTTTCATTGACTCCATTTCCTTTTGCAAATTTCTTAAAATCTTCCATATTTAAATAGTTATAATAAAGTATTTGGAATCTCCGGCGTTGTCAACAAACCATAAATCCTTTCCATTCGACATTGTTGTCTTGTAGAAACAATTATCCAACACACAATCAAATTCCGTATTTTTGAAACAAAATTTTCTATTATCTTCTAAACACATCATAGTGTGTCCAACAACTTGTCTGAAATCACCATATGGATACTTGGCGAGCATAGCTGGACGTATCCACGTTGGACCTTGATTTGGATGGTTTCCCCAACCGCTGAAATCATAATCATAGTAGGATACTATTGAACACAGTTCATCAACACTCCACCCTTTTTTACAAAGTTTTTTGAAATCATATCCCTTTGATGCAACCATATTTACCCAATCATAACTTACACCGGCGTGACTGAAGATACAATTTCCAACGACAAACATAAGTCTTGAATCTTTAAGATTTTCGGAAATAAGATTTCTGATAGTTTCTATCTCATAGTCATCTATGGAACTTCTGTTTGTCTTATCAGATTCAATGATATATTTTGAAAGGTCGTGGTTTCCAAGAATAGACACAATTCTGTTATCCATTTTCATGCAAGAAATAAATGTATTGTATCTTTCAACCATAGTTTCGAAATCGACACTTCCATAAGGGTCAAAATGGTCACCGAGAACGACTATTTTACTCACATCGTCGTTATGTTTCAAAATATGTTCATATCCTTCGATAAACTTTAGAGTGCCATGAATGTCACCGATAACGGCAATCTTTTCACATTCTGTCAAATCAACCAAAACACGTTCAGAAGTTTGTTTGCTCACTTCTGGTTTCGTAGTGAATGTTATTATATTTTTCATTTTTTGTTCTGATTAATGAATCTACGAGTCGTGTAATATAGCACAACATATCTCTTTCCGTTTAATTCCTTGTACCCACACTTATTTTTCCATATGAATACAAAATTATTAACCAACATTCTTTTGAAAAAATCTTGAAGATTGTTGATAAACTCGTCGTCTGACATGTCATATGTATGATACAATATTTGTTTTTCTATGTCGATATAGAATCGAACATCATTTTCTATAGGCAGTTTTCTACCGATACCGAAAACAACTCCGTTGGGATGGATGGCGACTCTTGGGGTACCGACAACATATACTTTGCTGTTTTTGGAAAATTCGTCAATTAGTTTTTCGACTCTTTCCGATATACTCTCTTCTGTCTTTTCAACCGGTTCGGTATTTTTGGATTCTCCATCTTGATTTTGTGCTTCTATTTCCAATCTTTTCAGAAATTCATCATCATTGGAAGCATTCGTATGTTCGTTTTCGTAAAAAAATGTAACAATACCATCTTTGATATGAAGATATTTCATTTTAAAGACAATATTGTCCGATGAAAACATACGTGTTACAGATAATTCATGCATAAAGTCAATATATGCCCCATTCAAATCCTCTTCTGATACACTATCTCCGGCCTTCAATATCTGTTTTGCGATGGAAGGTGTCAATTCAATTGAAAATGTATTCAACCTTATCACATCCTCCCACTTCTCTTTACTTACCTTTATTTTTAAAACATTCATTTTATTCTTTTTATTATATATCAATATCACTTCCGACCATCATCTCAAACGTTTCAAGTAAAATCTCAAAACGTTTTTTTAAATCAGACAGTTCATCGTTTCTTTTATATAGGTTTTCCCTAAGTTCTTTATTCTTTTTCCTTAACTCATAGTTTTCTTTGTAATATCGTGAAATTACTTCACTACTTTTCATTTTTATTAAGTTCGGTTGTATCTTCGGAAATAGTGTCTTCAAACCATTGTCCGAAATCGTCTGTATCGGGTGCAAACTCCGGTTCGTTTTCTTTCAACCATTCACACTGTTGTACAAACTCTTCTTTGATTTGACTCAAGTCAAAATTACTGTATTTTCGAATATATCTGAGACATTTGAAGATGTCGTTTCCAAATACCATTGATTCGACATTCGTATAATCATCGAATACACTTTTTACTTTCTTTCCATCAAGTATCAGTTCTTTGTTAAAGATTTCTATCTTTCCTGAATATGAAATTCTTAACACAGAATCTTTCATAAAATGGTTTTCTTTCACCCATTTATAGTTCAAGTCAACAACCCCCTTGGTGTTAATCATATTATGAACCCACCAATAACGATGAACATCACAATACCATTCGGGTAAATCTGATGGTTTTTTCTTTGTTTTGTATGAACGACAATTACGATTAGCGGTAAGAAAACCATCTTCTTTTGGGTCTCTCGAATAAAAGTATTCGTTTGCTAATTTTCTCATATCTTAAAACTCTGTTTTTATTATCATGTCGTAATCAACAAACCCCTTAAAATCTTCCTCGTCTATAAAAAGTCTTTTCTCGATATTCTCGTGTTCTTGTGCAGTCTTACTTCTTAATTTAAGACGGTCTCTTCTCGTGCAATATGGTGTGTCGATATAAATGACAAAGCAGTTCTCACGGATACCCAAGTCCCTCAAATTTTGGATTCCTTGTGGTGCCATAATTGCTACTTCGGACAAATCCCATTCTTTGGTGGATGTTCCATAATAAAACCCACCGAATTTTTGATATTCGACAAACTTTCCTTCCTTAATCATTTTTTCAAATTCTTCATTTGAAACGAAATGATATTCTTTTCCATCAACCTCACCATCTCTCATAGGTCTAGTGGTATGTGACACAAGATGACGGAAACCACGTTTCTCAAAACGTTCCATCAATACATTTTTTCCGGATGCCCCTTTACCTACAATAATTATTTTATTAGTCATTTTTCTTTAAAATTTGTTGGATTTTTATTATTCTCTTTGATGCAAAACCCACATTCATCTTTTCCTTTGTGAATGCAGTCTTTACAAAATTGAGATAATGTCGCCCTTACATGTGTGACCGTTCCTATAGTCTCATAAACTTGAAAAACAATTGTATCCCAAGTTTTTTTATTTATTTTCTTGAAACTATCGGTATTGGATATTTTTGTCTCAGATACACCTGCTTTTACAACATTCTTTTTACTAGTTTTTTTCTCAGTCTCAAACGAAAGAGAAACCTTAGTGCATAATGCTTCACCACTTTTTTTATCGATTGAATCAATACGATACACAAATGTCGTTTCCAAAAATGATGTCTCTCCGTCGAGAACATATTCGTCTAAAAAATAATCTCCTTTTTTCATACTTTATTTATCGGATTTTTACTGTTATAATACAACATCAACGATGACAATAATAAAGTGATGGTACGAAACTCAAGAAAATAACTGAAACCTTTCGAGAATATAAACTCGACAAATTTGTTCTCTTTTTTGAACGACTCGATTTCAAAATTGATATATTGTGCCAAATTCTTGATTAAATTACGGCACTTGTCAAGTTGTTCCAAATTTTCACAACTGTCGATTATTTTTTTTATATGCTGGATTTTCTTATCGACAGCACCCTCGATGACAACGATGTCATGCATTACTTTTATAACTTTATCTCCAAACATTTTTATATTTTTTTGTACATTTTCGTAGAACGTTCTGATTCTTCGTATCCAAGATATTCCCAGAATTTCCTAGAACTTTCATCAAACGGGGAAACTTCAACACAATTGAAACCACTTCTGTTTGCAAATTTCTCAATACTTTTAACAAGAGTCTTTCCGAAACCGTAGTTCCTGTAGAAACGACTTACTTCAATAGCGAGTATCGACAAATTGTCCATAACTGTGTCAACACATACAAATGATATAATATCACCAAGATAAACCTTCACCCAAGTTTTATCATATGATTCGTCATTCAAAAAACGAGACTCGTTGATTTCGACAGAAAACATAGTGTCGTCTGTTTTTTCGTTTGTTAGCATATCAAACGACCCATTTGATAAAAGTTCTTCTTTCACTTCTTTTTGAGACAAGATTTGAACAAAGAATGCACACCCTCTGTTCTGAAACCCAGACTCAATTTCATTTACTAGGTCAATTAAATCTATTTTCATATACTTTTTTTTAAAGATACTATTTTTCATATTAAAAATAACAAAAAAATGGGTGATTTTTTAATCACCCATTAATTTTCTTCAATAATATCAATCGAAGTCGCCATAAGCATACCATTTTTTATGAGCATACACCTATACGTTTCATTGTCATCCAAGAAATCTTGAACATCGTTTTTATCGTATATATCTCCGTTATACCCAATTTCTTCAAATCGTTCAGACACCTCTTCATCACCAATGTATGTATCCAATTTCATATTCTCTTCATCAAGACAATAAAGATACAGATTTTCATCCTTTTTCCTATTTTCGATTATAACCAAATCACCAACAGGTTTCGTATCGCTTCCATAGACTATATCATCTTCCTCGTTATAGTAATAATACGGTCTTGTAAGGTAACATTCTGTGTCAGATACACGATTGATATTTAATTCTTCGTTTATAAATTCATCAAAAGTTATAATTTTATTCATGTTATTTAAGTATTTCGTTAAACTCATCTTCATTAATCTTACCATCAAGAAGCAAATCAAGATTTGTAATACCCTCATTCACTCTATCGATGTCTTCAATAAGGTTACGAAGTGTGTCTTTTGTATTTTCCGAAAGATTATATACAGGACGGAAATAATCACAAGCGTACTCTGGAGTTGTAATTTTTATATTGTTGAAATGATATTTGTGTCCGTTTCTTTCATTGACACATCCGAGTGAGCATCCACCATCGACATATTTCTCACAATTTTTACATGCCGGTTTATCATTATTTGATTTTTCAATAATCTTTGAAATTCTTTCTTTTAATTCAGTGTATTCTTTCATAACTTTACATGTTTATATTAGTATTTATGTCGAATCCAAGTTTCATAAATATATTATAATTATAATATTATTATGAGAGATTTTTTACCAGATTTTAAATCATTCTTAGAAATAAACGAAGGAGTTCTTGCTAATTATAGAAAAGAAAGAGACGGACAAAAGATTCATGGAGAACAAATGGTTGGAACATTTGATGAAGTAATACATATGCTCATTAAAGAAAGAATCCCTTTCTATTTTGATTGTGAATATGAAGAATACAATAAAATAGGTTTCTTAATGCATGAGTCTTTGAACGGACAATCTTTTAATGGATACATTCTAGATTCTAATAAAACAGAAGATGCCTTATGTAAAGAATTTACAGATAAAATATGTAAATCAGTAGTCGTAGACAAACCTGGAAAACTTTGTATTGGAAGAAGTGACTTTGCAGACCTTCAGAAAGCAAATGACCTTGATACGATAATTGTTGTTGTTAAGGCATTCAAGAAATTTTCAAAAGACAAAGGGTTAACTTCAAGAGAAATAACAGGAAACAAATATGAAGTAAGAGTAAATATAGACTTTCTTTGTGATACTAACAATAGAAATAACATCATCGAATATGTCTTTTAATTTGATAAACTTTTATATTATGATATTACAAATGAGCCAGAATTAGGTATAAAAAGTCCATCAAACAAATGATGGATTTTTTTTTATATCTCATTTTTTACTTTTTTCAATAATTCCATTTGTTTGCTATTTAATCGTTTAGGCATCTTGATAATGAAGTTGATTTTGATATTTCCGTATTCACTATCGCTTTTGAATTTAGGGAATCCTTGTTTAGGAACAATAATAAAACCTCCATTTTGGGAGTATTTTGGTATTTTGAATGATATTTTTCTGTCGAAGAACTTTGTCTCGACAGTTGCACCGAGTATGGCGTCCAGCCAATCGACGGCGAACATCATTTCTATTGTTCCGTCTTTGTCAATATAGTATTTGTCTGAATTTTGTACATCAACGAAAATCAAAAGGTCTCCGTTGATGTAGTTTCCATTCATATCAAAACCGGCACCTCCAAGTCCGGATAGTTTCAATACCTTGCCCGGTGTCGTACCCTTTGGAATATCGACGTTATATGTCTTTATACCGACGTTTATCACTTTTTTGCATCCGTAGTACGCTTCTTCGATACTTATGGATATTTTTATACTGATGTTTGTCGGTGGTTTTGCTGTTCTGAATCCGTTGAATATATTTGAGTTTTTTTTGAAATCATATTCACGTCTTTTAGTTTCGTCACCTATTGTGGAATATGCTTCATTGATTTCTTTGAACATCGTATCATCACCGTTATTTTTGTCGGGATGATATTTCATACTCAGTTTTCTAAATGCTTTTTTAATCTCATCTTGTGTTGCATGTCTGTCAACACCAAGTATTGAATAGTAGTCTTTCATTATGTATTTATACGTTTTATACCAAAATAAAAATAACAAAAAAAACATAAATACATTATGGAAAATAACAAAGAAAATCCAATCCTTAAAAAGATAAGGTATTATCAAGGTTCAGTCAAAGATTTTGCATCTTATTGGGAAACGAGATGTTCAGAGGGAATATCCGAAGAAAGTGATGAAACGAAGTCTTTGAGGAAAAGGAACGATGATTTGAATAAGGCATATACAATAATCCCCGTAGAAGACGAGGATTAAAAGAAGATGAAATATGGCAAAGAACAAGATTAAGTTTAACAAGTATGATTCAAGGTATAATTATAAGCAAGCAGTAATCAATGAAGAAGTCGATAATGCAACATTTTCCGTGGTGAGAACAGAGACTAGTAATGAAAATGAAAATAACGATGGTCATGGAAACATTAAAGACTTGTATATTAGTGATACAAAACTTACCGATGTTTATAATTCGAGAAAACCAAATGGGATGAAGACTTCTGTGAGTGTTGGTGGTCTTCCCGCCGGTACCGAAGTATCGACTTTGACAAATAAGTCTCTTGGTGAGGTGATTGATATGATTTTGTTCAGACAGACAACACCTACTATAAAGACACAACCGAGTTTCAGTGTCTCTTATTCGCCTGTTGATTATCTCGTCGGTTCAACTTTTCCAACCGTATCCAACAGCAATATTACTGTAAATAAGGGTGCATATCAGATAGAGATAGATGGAAAACTCATTGATAGAGGTGTTGTGTCAAACGGATTTGACAGAATTGAGGAAGTTACTTATACTCCATCTGATAGGGTTACGGTTTCCGGTACAAACAAGATTGTCGTTAAAGTGAGATTGAAAAGTGGTCCCACACCGAAAGACAGTGATGGAAACCCATATACATCCACAAGTCCACAGATACCGTACGGTGGTGGAGTTTTATCAAAGACTATAACTTTGTATCCGTATTATGACTGGTTCGCCACCGGCAAGAAGATAACTTCTGAAAATGACCAACAGATAGATATAACGAGAAGATTTCCATTGACCAAACTTGAATTTGTAAGAAGTCTTGGAATAGAAGATAAGGAAGTTATGGTTGACATGGGCGGTGGTGATATAAACAATAGACAGACAATCAAAGTTCCGGGTCGTATTACAAATTGTAAGACATACGTAAGTGGGACATGGAAAGACTATGCTTTCAACGAATTGTATGAACAAACATCCGAAAGCATAAATGGTAAGAACTATTATGTATATACAATGAGAAAGGAAGCATATAACGATGGTCCTGTTGGTGGTTCTAGATTGAAATTTAAAGTAAATGCATAAAATATATATATAAAAGATGAGTAAGCTAAAAGGTTCGTACAAAAGTGCAGACAATATTGAAGTCGTCACGTCTCATCCGTTAGACCCAAGAGTGAAGTGGGATAGTTGGGATTCACTCACCGATAATTCCGACTGGCCTATTAATGAAGATGGAAAACCATACTTATATAGTGGTTTGATAGTTTCTGTCAATGAATCCGAAGTTTCTGGAAAACAAGACTGGCAAGCTTACATTCTTAACGATATAAATGGTTGGAATATAAGATATGGGAATGAGGGAAGTGGTTGGAAAAAAATACCAACAGAATTTGAATTGGTTTGGGAAGATGACTCAAGAAATTAAAAAGAAGGTTGAATCTTTCAACCTTCTTTTTTATTATACAATTCTATCATTTTTTTATACCATTCTGGCGGATAGTATCTCATTGGAGAATCTCTAAAAATAAATTCCATTTTTGATACAGGACAAGAATCTACTTGCCATCTGTCAAGAGATTGACAGAATGACTCCGCCATATTAAACATACCATTCATATTGGCGACACTTGATACGTCCCAATCACCTATTGGTTGGTTGAATGATGTAGCATCATAAAACATACATGCCATATTTGTAACGTGGCTTACATCCCAATTACCTATTGGTTGATTGAATGATTTTGCACCTTGAAACATACAGTTCATATTTGTAACGTGACTCACGTCCCAATTACCTATCGGTTGGTTGAATGAGTAAGTGTTCTCAAACATACAATTCATATCAGTAACACTTGATACGTCCCAATTACCTATCGGTTGGTTGAATGATTTTGCATAGTAGAACATACCATTCATATTGGTAACACTTGATACGTCCCAGTCACCTATTGGTTTATTAAAGGATTCTACTCTAAAAAACATAGTACTCATATCTTCTACATTTGACACATTCCAATATGATATATCACAATTAAAGTCTGGTATATATCTGAATAAATTACTCATATCCTTTACATTAGATACGTCAATACAATTTAAGTCACAATCACTACCACATTCTTCTATAATTTTGGTTATTAATTTTTCTAATGTGTTTTTATTTCCAGAAGAAATATAAAATCCATTTTTATGTCGTTTTCCTGAAATGTCTTTAAAATCTTTTCTCACTACACCTCTAATATTGACATTAATAGAATCTTCATCTCTTTCAATTTCACCGAAATATTCATCTGTTATAGTTTTAAGTATTCCCATATTATTCTATATTAGGTTTCATCTTTGGTTTGTATTCGTCTTTTATTGGACAACCATCAAACATACAAACCCTATATTTAACACTACTTATGTCCCAATCACCTATCGGTTGGTTGAATGATGTTGCATCATAAAACATATAACTAATATTTTCAACCTTTGAAACATCCCATTTTCCAATATCTTGGTTGAATGATGTTGCCTTAAAAAACATATAATTCATATATCTAACATTAGATACATTCCAATCACCAATAGGTTGATTGAATGATGTTGCACTTTCAAACATATCGTACATATTGTTAACACCACTAACATCCCAATTACCTATCGGTTGATTGAATGATGTTGCACTTTGAAACATACTACTCATACCGGTAACACTACTAACATTCCAATCACCAATAGGTTGATTGAATGATGCTGCCTTAAAAAACATATGATTCATATCTGTAACCTTTGATACATTCCAATCACCAATAGGTTGATTGAATGATGCTGCCTTAAAAAACATATGATTCATATCTGTAACCTTTGATACATTCCAATCACCAATAGGTTGATTGAATGATGTTGCACTTTGAAACATACTACTCATACCGGTAACACTACTAACATTCCAATTACCAATAGGTTGATTGAATGATGTTGCACTTTGAAACATACTATCCATACTGGTAACACTACTAACATTCCATTTTTCTATTGGTTGATTGAATGATGTTGCCTTATAAAACATACAACACATATTTTTAACTTTTGACACATCCCAACCAGTTATATCCCCGTTGAATCTTTCTTTTCTATTAAATAAAAAAGATATATCTTTAATATCAGAAGTATCTATATCATTGAAATCACCCTCATCACCCCTCGCTTCAATCATCCTTTCCAATAATTCTTTCAAGTTATCTTTATCTTTAGGTTTATATCCTTTTTTATGAAATTTTTTATTATTGTCTGTGAAGGAAATAATTTCAACATCGAGACCATCTATGTTTATTATATCTTCTTCTCTTACTGTCTCACCGAAATATTCTTCGGTTATAGTTTTAAGTATTCCCATATTAATGCATCTTAGGTTTGTATTTATTTTTTATCGGACAATTATCAAACATATCTGTTGTAATCTTTTTATTTAAATCCCATTCTGATAAATCTTGATTGAAAGATGTTGCATTTTTAAATATATACTCCATAAATTCAACATTACTAACGTCCCAATTACCAATAGGTTGATTGAATGATTCAGCTTCATAAAACATACGTTCCATATTTGTAACTTTTGAAACATCCCATTTTCCAAGTGGTTGATTAAATAATTTTGCACCATCAAACATACTACCCATACCGGTAACACTACTAACATTCCAATTACCAATAGGTTTGTTAAATGATTCTGCACAATAAAACATATATTTCATATTTTCAACTTTTGACACATCCCAACCAGTTATATCCCCGTTGAATCTTTTTTTTCTATAAAATAAAAAAGATATATCTTTAATATCAGAAGTATCTATATCATTGAAATCACCCTCATCACCCCTCGCTTCAATCATCCTTTCCAATAATTCTTTCAAGTTATCTTTATCTTTAAGTTTATATCCTTTTTTATGAAATTTTTTATTATTGTCGGTAAAGGAAACTATTTCAACATCGAGACCATATATGTCTATCTTATCTTCTTCTCTTAATCTTTCACCGAAATATTCTTCAGTTATAGTTTTTAGAATACCCATTTTTGTTACTTATTTTAATTTTCAATTTCTGTTTGTGAAATCTGTTGTATGGAAACACCAATGTTTGTAACCTCTACGAGAGATGATATGTTATATTGATGGTTTTCAATTGAAGCAGAATTTGTCCCACCACTTTTCGAAATTCTAACGTAATCCAAATCTTCGTCGAATCTTTTGTTGAAGATATTTACTTTTAATGGTGGGTCTTCGTTGAAAATTTTCTGAATTTTTTTACCATATTTGTTTGGATTTGAGAAACTTTTTTCACTTCTTTTTACAATAGTGGAATTATCTACGGTGTTGATGATTCTGAGAGTGTCTTCTATTATGAAATTAACATCTCTGTTTCCGTATATACATACGGGTCTGTAGTTGATTATATCGTCGATTTCATTGTCATCCTCGTTTGCAGAAAGATTTACAATATAATATTCAGTATGTGTTTTGATACTTTTTTTAGTATTATATGAATCCACAAAATTTTCCCATAACGATATTTCGTGCATAATTATAAATTCTGACGGAACGGCATCCATGCTGTATATATAGTCTGAAAATGACATTACACGGTTTGTACCGTTATTCACCTGTGCATAAATTTTGAAGTAATCACCATCGGTTGCTTCTTCAATTACAACGTTTACCTTCTTGTATGAGTCAAAGAATGGTACTTGTATTGAATTGAGTACGTCGGTGTTCATAAAGTCGAACCCGCCGGTTGAATATGTTGCCTTTACACCTAGAACATTAAATTCTATCGGTGTATTTTTTTGCAGTTTGGTGAATTTTGGTTCTCCTGTTGTTTCGTTTGTAGGCATTATTTTTTCTACAAACTTTGAACCGGCACGGCTGCACATGAAGTTTGTACTTGGAATTTTGAATGATATATGGGTTGTATATAATTTTTGATTGATAAGTAGAGGTTTCGTGTTATATTCAACATCGTCTGTTCTCTTCATTCCTATGGTTGCAAGACTTATTTTAGACCCGTCGAAAGCATTTACTTGTACTTGGAATATAATCGAATCGTAGTCACCGAAATAGTTTGAACCTGTAAAATGAACTATACAAGTATCGAAAAACACATCACAAGAATCCACGTCATCGAATGTGACATCATTTGTTCTTAGTTGTGATGGGTTTTTTTCATCATACTTATATTGTGTTATTTCATTCAGAACCTTTACTGTTTTAGAATCATTTTTGTTAACACCGACAACAAGATTGTTATAGTTGTTATTTATTCTGATGTCGTTATTATCGTCCCTGAAAAACAAATATACTTTATCATCATATTTGTTTTCCATTTTATACAACTTGTTTCTACTATTTAAATCTATAATTCTGTCTGTTGCATCACCGGTAATATTACTTTCTATGTCTGTATATACATATTCAAGTAAAATATTATTGGTAAGTTGGTAATATCTTGTATCTTTTCCCATATATTTTAAAGATTATATAGTTATTTATGAACATATAATCATAAATATCTTATAAACCAAACAATATAGATGTCTAATACTTTTTATTTCAATGCTTGTGAGATGGACACAAAGTTGTCTCCTTATGCAGATTTCGAGGATGTAAAGGATGTTACCATTGCAGAGGGTGAGAATGGAAATAATTTGTTGTTTCATACAACACGTAACAATAGGAAATTGTATGCCCCATCTTCTATAATGAATGAAAATGTCGCCATCAATTATAGAAATATCTATAATTTTTATCCTTCGTTTTCTGAAGGTTCGTCATTTACCGACTACGATGATTATTTGAGATGTGTTGAAAAAGACAAAGACCATCAACTTTGGTTAAAGGACAAACAAAATCCGACATATAAGAACATTATACTTTGGTATAGTAATGGGAATATAGACCCATATGGTCTTGCAAGATACAGGATGCAAGATTTCATTTATTTGAAATATTACAACCAGATACCGAACAACTATCTTGTTACTCTCCGTCGTTATACAAGACCTTGTGAAGATAAGATGTTCGGACTTGATTTTGACGCTTCTGTGACCAATGCTCTTGCTGGAAATCCGGAAGGATATATGGCTCTTGCAACGGCGTGTACATACTTGGGTGAGAAAGCCGGTAACAAACTTTCCGATATACTCAAGTTCGACTATGGTATGAATTGGGAGGAAAAGGAGGCAAAAATTGAAACATTGAAAAATTCTGATGGTGGTCTTGCTGCTCAGTTGCAACAACTTGGTGTCAGACAAAGACAGAAAGTGTCTGAAGAAAATATGTCTGCCGTAATGGGTAGAATGGGTATGAGAAGAAATGCAACAGACACTATCAGACAGGCTATGGTGTTTTCGGCATCTGTGCAAGGAAAGGGAAAGTCTGTTAATGATGCCCAAGCCATGATGCATTCATACGAAGGATTCGAGTTTGCAGCAAGATATGGAGAGGAGTTCTATGGTGATTTGAACGTTGTCAACAGGGTGAAGATGAGAAGTAGAGGAATAACTTTTACAAATAGTTTTTCATTAAATTTTGAATATTCACTTAAATCGTTGAAGTGTGTTAATCCACGAGTTGCTATGATAGATATTCTTGGTAACTTCTTGATTTTGACTGGTAACTATGGAAACTTCTGGGGTGGTGCAACCATTTTTTATGGACAACATAGTATTGCCCCACAATATGGAGACCCGAAACTTTTGAGAGACGGACAATATGGAAAATATTTATCATCCCTTTGGAATGATGTTAAGACCGGTTTCGAAAAACTGAAAGAGAAAAATGATGGAAGTGAGGGTAATATATTTACTGTTGCAAAAAACCTCATCAGTGGTGGATTTCAGGATTTGATTGGTAACTTGCTCGGTGGTAGTATTGGTGTAGCCGGTACTGCACAGGCACCGGCCGCCTTGTTGTCAGGAGCACCATCCGGATATTGGCATGTTACTATTGGAAATCCACTCGACCCGATTGCAATGATGGGAAATATGGCTGTTACCAAGACATCGGTTCAATTCAATGATATTCTCGGTTATGACGATTTTCCAACAGAAGTAAAGTTTACCGTTGAATTGGAACATGCAAGACCTAGGGACAATGCATTTATAGAGAATATGTTTAACGCCGGTAAGGGTAGAGTATATGCTTTCACAAATAAAGATTTGGAAGATGCAATGCACAATGTTGACTCTTTGGCCAACTTCAAGGTTACGGCAGACCAAAACCAACAAGAAATGAATATGAGGAATGGAAAGGATGGAATACCTGAGAGTGTTGGTGGAAGGATGGCAAATATTGAACAAATGAAAATTATCGGAGGTAATCTTTATAATTAATATGGAAAAAAATTTTGATAAAAAAAGAAGACTTTCTGTCGATGATGATGAGATGCTGGAACTTGGGATACCTTGTGTGGATATTAAAAAATTGACAGCAAATGGATTATTGAGAGTTTCACAAGACCAAAAAGGTCGAATTGACAAATTCACCTATGCAAATGTCAATAAAGATGAAAGTGCAATAGATATGGTTATGTATTATAACCACATATTCAATCCATTTTCTATCGACGAAGGTGATTTATTGTATACCCCTTTGTATAATGACGGTTATTTTGAATCTGTAGGTGAACCCGTGTTACCGGATGGGAAAAAACATTCGTCAAATATAACTGGTGAAAAGGAACTCACTTATGCAGAAAAGATTGAAAGGGCTGCAAGAATAGGTTTAGGAGTAAAATAAAAATTTATGGAAACTGGAATAGTTGTTGATAATTTCGACCCAACATATAAAGGTCGATGCAGAATCAGAGTTTATGGAAGACACACCGAGACCATCGGTGGCGAATATGCAATTCTTGATGACGACCTCCCTTGGGCAAAACCGGCGCCGGCTATAAGTTCCAGTGGGGGTAATTTCAATATTCCAAAAGTAGGGCAACGTGTGTCTGTTGAGGTTATAGACCCATATACAATTTTGTATCATGGTCCGATAGAAACCAATGGTGGTATCCAAGACCTTTTGTATGAGAATGCAGAAGACTGTGAGAATGCAAAAATCGTTCTGTTTGATGGTGAAAAAGAAAATGATTACGTGAGAATATACTATATTCCGGAAAACGGTTTGAATATCGAGTGTCATGGACACAAGATTTTACTCACTAAATATGACGGATTGCAGATAGAGGCGAAAAACGGTGTCAAAATATCGATAGACGAGAGCAGCAAGGATGTAAATATAGATACGAGTGGGACTGTTAATCTTAACTGCAAAAATGTGAATTTGACCGAAGACGCCACTGAAAAGTTGATACTTGGAAGTAAGTTGATGGATAAGTTCAATAACCATACACATTTTTGTCCGAATGGTGTTACGAATACACCTACTCAAAAAATAACACCTTTGGATTTTTCTAAGAAAATAAAAATTGGATAAAAAATAGATAATATGGGAATACTTAAAACTATAACAGAAGAGTATTTTGGTAAGAGTGTAAGAAAAGAAGATGAAATAAACATAGATGGTCTTGATGTAGAAATAGTTTCTTTCACAGACAATAACGGAAATTTACATAGAAGAGGATATAAACCGAAAGGTAAAGACAACTTGAAAAAATTATTGGAAAGAATGATTGAGAAAAGAGGATATGGGGGTGACTTCAACGATATAGACACCTCTGATATTAAAGACATGAGTTCGTTATTTGAAACCAATGAATATAGGAACACAAAATTTGACCAATACTGTAAAAAATTCAACGGAGATATAACTGGTTGGAATGTTTCAAGGGTTAAAAATATGAGAGCTATGTTTTATGGTGCAGAAACATTCAATCAACCTATTGGTAATTGGAATGTATCTAATGTTACAAATATGAGTGGTATGTTTAATTATGCAACATCATTCAACCAATCAATAGGTGATTGGAATGTTTCAAGTGTTGAAGATATGAGTTTTATGTTTTATAATGCCAAATCATTTAACCAAAATATAAGTAAGTGGAACACAATTTCTGTTACAGAAATAGGATATATGTTTTCTTTATGTCCTATAAAAGGCAATCATAAACCAAAAATGAAATAATATGGGAATACTCAATTTTTATTTTTCTAAGAAAATAAAAATTGGATAATAGTAGAATTATTCAATCTTAAAAAAGTTAAATAATAAAAAAAGGAGAGAATAAAACCTCTCCTTTTTTTTTATTATTCCCATTCTTTATAATAACAATTGTTTACCTCGTGCATGTATATGTTCAACATTTCTCCTAATATTCTAGTAAGATTGTCATATTGTGGGTATGGTGGTTGGTCTTCCAAGTAATTTTGTATTGTATAATATTTACTATAAAACCAATCGTTTTCTTCTGTGATATAATCACGTATTGTTTCTATTGCTTCTACGAAAATTTGTTGATATTCATCTTGTTCATAATCTTCGTATTTTGGTAATCCATATGGGAATATTTCTTTAAAAAATTTATCAAAACATGAATTTAAAAATGTGAATAATTCTTCAAGGATATTATTATTTTTACCGAACCAATTTTTAAATATAAAATATTTATTTAACATATTTTTATAATCCATTTCGGTAAAATCTTTATTTTCATTTACTTTGATAGATTTTATATAATCTTTAAATCTAAGTATTTTCATTTTTTACATTTGCTTATTTTATATTGTATTTATGTATATAATGTTGTCTTACTTCTAAAGAACTCATTAAAATCATTAGTTTGTTGTCTTACCTCTATGTTCATGTTCATAAAATCGTTGTTGTCATATACATTACTAAACTTTTCATCGAGTTTTGTTTCAAACAATTTAGCGATTTCCTCGTTTCCTTCCTCATACATAACTTCTTCCATCATAACATCGAAATACGGATGGTCAAATATGGCTGTCAAATCCACTACACTCATTGCAAGGTCATCGTGGTCACGACTTGCTTTCCATGTGTTTCCGACTTTGGAAAAAACTTCAAACTCACCAACCGTGTCATCGTCTGTCACAATTATTCCGTCTGAAGCAATTAATCCTTTTAGATTCATACACATAATTGGTTTGTTGTTTCCGTTGACTTTCAAACCATATTTTCTTTGTTTAGATTCTTCTGAATGTTTGAACTTCAATATTGTGGAAATATCAAAATTGTTCTTGTCACCAAAAACGTTCTGTAACTGAAATAAAAACTCACCACCGAAAGCATTGTATTCACACACGATTCTTATTTTATCTGAGTTCATTACTTTTGTGACAATTATGTATACAAGTTTGGCGAGAGTCTGGATATCTGTTGTGTTGGATTTGAATCTTCCAACTTGTATGAATTGGAAGAAATCCGACTTTTTGTACTCGTCTGATTTTACATCTATATTTTTTATCAGTTCTTTTGGTTTTGCCTGAAGTCTGAAGAAATTCAATATTGAGTTGTCACCACCACCTCCTTCTGAAAGGTCGATTGACAATCCCCACACATATTTCGGATTCTTTAAATCCTCTACATTGAAATCCGGTTTCCATTTTAGATTTCTAAATTCTTCATCCCAGTTTTTTTCAAGTTCCTGTATTTCTTTGAAGACGTATTTTACCCTACCTTTTTGTAGTTTTGCAAGTGAATCTGGAGACAACAATGTGTTACCGGTTGATAAGAATGAGTTTCCATATTGTCTCATAAACTCATCCTCACCACCACAGTCGAATATCATTTTTTCTTTCCACTTTTCATCTCGACCAGGAACCTGCCACCAATCAACTCTGATTGGATGGTATGAATTTTTACCATCGATTGCTCCCTGCCATATATCGAAGAATTTATTGTATCCGTTTGGTGTGGATGTAATTATAATCTTTGAATCCTCCATCGAAGAAACAGTAGGCATGATGTTTTCATAAAACTCATCAAGTATGTGTGGTTCCACATGGGCGAACTCATCGAGATACAACATGTGGATTGTATAACCGATAAATGAACGTTTCGTTGTGGCCTGTGCTTCTATACGACAACCATTTGCAAACGACATCTTACTGATGTTGTTTATTTTGACGCCTGGTTTCATAAAGAAAGGAAGATAATTCATCATTTCTTTTATTTTATCCATGATTTCCGTCGCCGTGGCGAATTTGTTACCGGCAATGGCCACATGTCTGTCGTAGTTGAAGATGATATAGTGCAGTATGAATACGGCAGCGATAACCGTGTTGTGGTTTAATATATTGTTACCATAGTATGAATGGTCATCTGAGTCGACCGTAACGTCGTACATGGAAACTTTGTGTTTTGACTTTGTGACAGACTTGACTTTTGATAATCCGTATTTTGTTATTACCAAGTCATCAGTTGTAAGGTCTTTTACAAATTTTTGTTCAAATCCTTTACAAAATACTATATGGTTGTCTGCACACTCCAATTTGTCACCGGATTCAAGAACCAGTGTGTATATATGATAAGGTTGTGTTTTATGTATGTGTGTTATTGGATGATAACCATCGTGTGACAAAACCATAAGACCTTCGTCGGATATATCTATGGTGTCTATAATTTTTTTACTTATGTCATCTTCATCCAATTCTAAATTCCTGTACTCGAATTTTTCTATCAATTCAATAAGGAAAAGTATAATTTGTTTTAAGAATTTTTTCATAATTGTCATTCTGTTAAGAAATCAATACATTTTTGTATCGTTCCTTCTTTGTCTTTTCGGTATTCTGATTCCCAAATAACCAAAACCTTGTATCCATGAGATTCGGCACATTTTATTTTAATGGAATCTATTTCCCATTTATCTTTTGCATATATCTTTGATATTTGATTGAAAAAATCAGATTTATATTCACTCGGATTCATATGCCAAAAATCACCATTGAATTCTATAATTTTGTTTCTATATGAGAAATCATACATAAAAATTCTGTTTGAACATCTATCTTCTGAAACATTTGTTAATTTCAATTGGGTTGTTAAATAAGACATTGTTTCAGATTCATCAATAATATCGTTGTTTTCTAACAATTTATTAACAAATTCGATTTCACATTTTGAGTATATATTACTGTTTTGAGATTTCGGAGCTTTACTAAATTCACCATTTCTATATTTTTCTTCAATCTTTTTCGACCATTTTTCTTGTCTTTCTTTCCATCTTTTCAACCCCTCTTCTTCACCATATTTTTCAATACATTTTTCAAGCGTGAATGTCTTTTGTCTTTCAGAAACTATCTTTTTTGCATCTTCTTCGGAATATCCTTTTTTTATCCAATATCCAATTTGTGATGTCACACGGTCCTTTCTGTCATACTGACGATATGAATTTATTTTACTATCTATCTCATATTCACTCATACCTTCATATCCTTTGAACGATTTTGAAAACGGTGAAATAGACTTTCTTTGTTCTTCAGTTGTGTTACATTTTGCATTGGGATTCTTTTCACCGGAAAATCTTTCGGAAAAAAGTTTTTTCATTTCTGGTCTATTCATGGACTTTGTGGTACTTTCAGAAATCATATTGTGTGTCTTTTCACACACAAGTTTAGCATCCGGAAATTCTTGTAAGTATTCCTCTATTGTCCTTCCTGGATGTCTTTCATTAAACCATCTTCCGGTAATTCTTGTAGTGGGAAGACCATTCCATCGGTCAATCACATAATCCACGTTCTCCACACCTTTCAGCAGTTTGTTTTGTTTTGCAATAAGTCTCGCTTCGTTGTTTCTTTTTCTTTTTTCTTCTTTTACAATAATTGAACATTCATCACAGAAATGAACATAACCAGATGATGCTTCAAATTCTTTTCCACATCTTTCACAAATTTTTTTACAGACTTTTTTACTCATAATTTTCTATAAATTTTAAACAATATTGATTTTAACTTTGATAAAAAACCTTTTTTTCTATCTAAATAAAGTTCTTCAATATATTTATGAAAATTATTTTTATTTTTTTGTAACTCTAACTTGTTGATAATAGAGCACTTACCAATTTGCCTGCAACTTAACGTAATATTGAAACGATTTTTATCGTATGCTTCCAGCATTTCTTCTTGGTAGTCTCTCAAAGTAAGTGGTTGATAACCCTTGCTGCCTTGCAGACACCAGCAATAATTATTTGCAAAATAGAAGATATCATTGGCACATTTTGTCAATTCTTGTATTTCTTCCGGTGTATACTCAAAGACTATATCAGGATTCCTTATACCTATCTGACCGTCCAGCCATGGGTTGTCCTTGTGGGCATAACCTTCTGAATATTCTTTCATCCATTCATCAACTTTCTTTGATGACCAGACTGTTTTTTTGTTTATGTTGTTTGTGGATTTTATATTTTTTTTACCGATAGAAATACTACCATCATCCTTAATTCTTCCCATAAATATCTTATATAATTTTAAATATTTATGTTATGAAATACGTAATAGACAATAGAACAGGGGGAATGGTACAAAAAAGAGATGAAAGTATATATTTTGCCGGTAGTCAAGGTGGTGGTTTGATTGTTGATGACAAGAAAAATAATGTGAAATATATCATAGAAAGAGATGAAACTATAACTTGGTTATTTTCAACAAGAAAAGATACACATCTTTATGATATGAGAGATGCAAAAATTATTGCAGACCGTGTATTAAGAAAATTTGGAGGTAAGAACAAATACAAAGATTTTAGATATTTTGCAAAAGGGATGAGAGCAGTTGATGAAAATAACGAGGTTGAAGAAAATAAAAATATTGATGAATAAAAATGGGAATACTTAAAACTATAACAGAAGAATATTTCGGTGATACAATAAGAAAAGAAGACGAGATAGACATAGAAGGTCTCGATGTTGAAATAGTTTCTTTCACCGACAATAATGGTAATATTCATAGAAGAGGTTATAAACCGAAAGATAAGAAAATTTTGAAAAAATTATTGAAAAGAATGATTAAAGTAAGGGGTGATGAGGGTGACTTCAACGATATAGACACTTCCGATATTACAGATATGTCTTTTTTATTTGATGAAAAAGAAAGATTCAATGGTGACATTTCGGGTTGGGATGTTTCAAATGTTGAAAATATGGAATTTATGTTTAATAAAGCTCGCTCTTTCAATCAACCTATTGGGAAATGGAGATTTCCGAAATGTAAAAATTTAACTCAAATGTTTTCTTGTGCATATTCTTTCAACCAACCAATTGGTGAATGGGAGTTTCCAAATGTTGTGACTTTGGAGTCTATGTTTGCTGCCGAAGATTATGATTTTGAACGAATGAATTTCAATCAACCTATTGGAAATTGGAAGTTTCCGAAGGTCGAAAATATGAGAGCCATGTTTGCTAATTGTTATGTTTTCAATCAACCTATTGAAAAATGGGAGTTCCCAAAATGTAGCAATATGTGTTTTATGTTTTTTAATGCAATACGTTTTAATCAGCCAATTGGTAATTGGGATGTTAGTAATGTTAAAGACATGAATGGTATGTTTGAAGAGGCAGATTCTTTTAATCAAGATTTATCAAAATGGAATTTAATTGGAAAGGAAACAATTAATATGTTTGATAATTGTCCTATCAAAAAAGAATACAAACCAAAGATGAAACCTAATATAGAATAATATGGGAATACTTAAAACTATAACCGATGAATATTTCGGTGAGACGGTAAGAGAAGAAGACGAGATAGATATAGAAGGTCTTGATGTAGAAATAGTTTCTTTTACAGATAATAACGGAAATTTACATAGAAGGGGATATAAACCTAAAGACACAGATAACTTAAGAAAATTATTGGAAAGAATGATTGGAGTGAGGGGTGATGAGGGCGATTTCAACGATATAGATACTTCAGATATTGAAGATATGAACTCGTTATTTGAAAAAAATAAAACTTTTAATGGGGATATAACTGGTTGGAACGTATCAAATGTTGAAAATATGAGTTATATGTTTCTTAGAGTAAAATTGTTTAACCAATCAATCGGTAATTGGGATGTATCAAGTGTTAAAGATATGTCATTTATGTTTTGTGGTGCAGCATCATTCAATCAACCTATCGGTGATTATAATGTATCTAATGTTAAATATATGAATTATATGTTTGATGGTGCAAAATCATTCAACCAACCTATTGGTAATTGGAACGTAAGTGGTGTTAAAGAGATGAATGGTATGTTTAGAAATGCCACATCATTCAATCAACCGATTGAAAATTGGAAGTTTCCGAAAGTTACACATATGAATTCAATGTTCTACAATGCAACATCATTTAACCAACCGATTGAAAATTGGAAGTTTCCGAAAGTTAAAGATATATCATGGATATTTGCTGGTGCAAAATTATTCAATCAAGATTTATCAAAATGGGATATTTCAAATATTAAGAAAAAGGAACTAATGTTTTTAAATTGTCCGATAAAAGATGAATATAAACCAAAGATGAAATAATATGGGAATACTTAAAACTATAACTGAAGAATATTTCGGTGATACAATAAGAAAAGAAGATGATATAAACACAGACGGTCTTGATATAGAAATAGTTTCTTTTACCGACAATAATAAAATATTTCATAAAAAAGGATATAAGCCTAAAGATAAAGATAACTTGAAAGAATTATTGAAAAGAATGATTGAGGTTAGAGGTAATGATGGTGACTTCAATGATATAGACACTTCCAATATTAAAAGTATGAACTCGTTATTTTATGAAATAGAAAGATTTAATGGTGATATTTCTGGTTGGGATGTATCTAATGTTATAATTATGAGTAATATGTTTTATGGTGCAACATCATTCAACCAACCAATAGGAAAATGGAATGTTTCAAATGTTGAATGGATGAATGGTATCTTTAAAGATGCAACATCATTCAACCAACTTATTGAAAATTGGGATGTTTCAAATGTTAGAATTATGAGTAATATGTTTAAAGGTGCAACATCATTCAACCAACCAATAGGAAAATGGAATGTTTCAAATGTTGAAGATATGTGTTATATGTTTTCTGGTGCAGAATCATTCAACCAACCAATAGGTGATTGGAATGTATCAAAAGTTATAGATATGTGTTGTATGTTTGATAGTGCAACATCATTCAATCAACAAATAGGAAATTGGAATGTTTCAAATGTTGAAAATATGAATTATATGTTTTTTGATGCAATATCTTTTAATCAAGATTTATCAAAATGGTATTTAAATGGAAAGAGAATATCAGATATGTTTTATAATTGTCCTATCAAAAAAGAATACAAACCAAAGATGAAATAATTTTTGTTATCTTTATTTGTATGAAGAAAGATGTTAATGAAATTTACAAAACACTGTCTGATATAGACCACACACTTTTAAGACCGGCGTCGTTTCTTGGAAGTGTTGTTTCAGAGAAGTCAAATCAATATATCCTCGAAGACGGAAAGTTTGTGTTGAAAGAGGTATTGTATAATCCAGGTTTCCACAAATTATTCGATGAGATTATATCAAACTCTGTAGATGAGAGTAAACGTCCTAATACAAAACTTAATATAATAAAGGTTGAGATAGACAAGACAAATGGAACAATATCTGTATTTGACAACGGTGGTATTCCTGTTGAGATGCATAAGGACACAAAGATGTATGTTCCACAGATGATTTTTGGAAATTTGAGAAGTTCATCCAACTATAACGATGAGGAAGACAGAAGTTGGGTTGGTGTGAATGGTCTTGGAAGTAAGATTTCAAATATATTCTCCACATCGTTCAGAGTGGAGACTGCCGACAGTAAAAAGAAGTTTGAGATGGAGTGGACTAATAATATGAAGAAACATTCAAAGGAGAAAATCACATCCACTTCAAAACACTTCACAAGGATAACATATACACCGGAACTCTCACGTTTCGGCATGAAGGAAATATCAGATGATGATATAAGGATTATGGAAAAGAGGGTGTATGAGATTGCAGGATGCAACCCAAAACTCACCATATTCTTCCAAGGTAAGAAAATTATGATAAACTCGTTCAAGGACTACTGCAATATGTATCTTGATGAGAGCAATCCACTTATTTACATAGAAAACAAAGATTGGCAGGTCGGTGTTGCATTGAGCACAACCGGTAACTTCCAACACGTGAGTTATGTCAACTCGGTTTATACATATGATGGTGGAAACCACCTTGTTTATATACTTGACCAGATAACCCCATATTTGAGGGAGAAAATCTCAAAGAAATACAAGACCGATATTCTACCCGGTCAGATAAAGAACCATATTTTTCTTTTTGTAAATTCAACTATAATTAGACCGAGTTTCTCTTCACAGACGAAAGAGAAACTGATTTCCGATGTCAAGAATTTCGGAACGTCGATAGAGTTGAATGAGAAGTTCCTTGCACAGATTTACAAGAGTGAAATAACAAACTCAATCACTGATTGGTTGGATAAAAAGAAAATGGCTGACGACAGTAAGGCGGAGAGAGAGGCAAACAAGACTATTGCAAAGGTAAAGGTTGAAAAACTTGTTGATTGTAAATGGGCGGGTACCTTAAAAAAGAGTAAGACTTCGTTGTCAATCACTGAGGGCGACTCGGC